CCACCGTGCACATCGTGCTCGCGAACACCGACATGCCGTGGGAGTACACGGTCCTGTGCGGAGCGCCGCGTGGCGACCTTGGCTTCGTCGTGGTGAAGCATCGCGACCAGAAAGGATTTCCGACATGTCTGACGTGCATCTCGAAGGCCGAGGGGCGCTACGTACGGGTGTGATGCCCGTGCGGAGCTACGAGAACCAGCTCACGGGGCTCGTGCACCTCGCCCACCCGGGTTGGTCGAGCGCGTACTACTACATCGTCTGTGAAGGCGAGGACACTGTGCTTGCATGGGAACAGTGCTGGGAGGGCACCGTGCCGACGTGCCTGTGGTGCGTCGCGGGAGTGCTTCGTGAACCCTGAGAACATCGCGCGCAACTACCACAAGCTCGAGCCGCGGAACGGCTACGGCGACGCCGACTACGCCCTCCACGAGCTGGCGCACTTCGTCGTGTTGTTCCGTCGGGCTCCGCGAATGTCGAAGGACGAGATCCAAGACATGCAGATGGTGCTCGACGACATGCCCTGCGGCTTCGCTCAGCTCCACGAGCTGCGGGTCATCAAGCTGCAGAGCATCGTGCTCCGCTGTGCCGCGAAGCCCATCCTCAAGCAGGTCATGTGGGGCATCTACGACGCAGCAGCTGAGCGCAAGCGCGGCCAGAAGGACATCGTGACGTCGTTGTCCAAGGGCATGAAGCTCATGGGACGCATCAAGGTCTCGCCCCGTTTGGTCGCAGCGTACAAACACACCATCGAGCGCTTCTCGTGAGGCCCGGCGATGACGCGGGCAACTTCGACTGGAGCCCCGCCTGCGACGTGCTCGGCATCGTGCACTGGACCTGGCATCGCGAACGCTCGAACTACTGGCACCGCCTGTGCCTCGACGAAGGTGCACCCGAGGCTGCGGGCACCCGCGGTTCCCGCCCGCCGCTCGAGACGCCCGTGACGTGCTTCTGGTGCCTGAGTGTATGGAGTACACTATGACATGGGGAGCGTCGATCATCGGGTACTCCGAGCGCCGCATGGGCCCTGACGGCCTCGTTCACATCGCGTCGCGGAACACGTTCGATCATCCGTATGCCGGTTGGTGGGCCTCGAGATGTGGACAGTCTTACGTCAAGGCGGAGACGCAGATGAGCCGTGAGACCCGCCACATTCCCACATGCCTGCAGTGCATCGCAGCGATCGAGCCCACGAGGCAACCGTGATTCCTGCCCACGCGTACTACTGGACCGACAGGCACGGCCTCGTGCACATCCTGCTCGATGGGTCTTATGTGATGGCGTGCAACGGACTCTACCGTTCGCCACAGACACGGGAGACGAACAAGATTCCGACGTGTTTCGAGTGCATCGCAGCGGATGCACAGATGGTGTTCATGATCCCGGAGGGTTCGTGGCAGAATCCCTGAATAGTGCATGTACAACATGCGGTGCACAGCGAGGCCGTCCGTGCATCAGTCTGACGTGGCCCGGTTACCAACCGCTGACGTGGTTCCATCGGGACCGAGGTCAACATGCCGACAACGCTCTGGAGCGACAAGGCGGGCATCGTACATCTCGGCCCTGACGACGGCAGCTGGGACTCATACACCCTCTGCACCAGCCGAGGGTTCGTACATCAGGGCAAGAGCCTGTTCCGCGTGATGGGGGTGGACCGATTCGCGACGTGCATCATGTGCCTTGGGTACCGGAGGGACGATGATTGATGATCCGCGGAGCGGGACATCGGTCCATCGGCGGGTGTTGTGCTCGCGCTTCGAGTACTACGGCCTCATGCACGCTGTGCGTCCGCTGGGCAACTACGTCCGAACGTTCTGCGACATCTACGTGCCGTGGGAACTAGCCTACGACGAGTACCTGCTTATCACCTGCATCCCGTGTCTCGCAGCCATGAAGGAATACCGATGAGCCTCGTACCTGAAGACCTGACGAAGTGGGATCTCGAGAACCTCTTGCGTGAGTTCGAACGTTGCGTCAAACTTGAGAAGGCGTTCGATGGCGTCGGAGGACGCTACCAAAGCCTGATCCACGCCAAAGTCGAGGCCCTGGGCACCGAAGCCATCCGTCGGACCGGGTTGCACCCGAACTGGTGGCGTGTGAAGGGCGTCGTGCCGTCGTCGTGGACCGACGAGCACGGCATCACACACACTTGGCAGCACTGGATGATCCAACGCAAGCCGGATGATTCACCGCGGATGGTGACGTGCCTGCTGTGCATCGCAAAGGAGTTTGTGTGAGCTACGTCATCGATGACAAAGGCCTCGTTCACGAGGTCCTCGACAACCGCGGGACGATGTGCGGCAGCTACCACAGCGCGTGGGCAACCGCAGAGGCAGGATCTGTGGTGACGTGCTTCGCGTGCATGCATCCCGCTATCAGCAAAGACTGCGGGCACACGGACGCTCGGATCGGAAACTGTCCGTACGCGGCGGACATCCACAATGACAGCACGCAGCGGTGCAAGTGCTGCAGTGATTGCATGCACCAATGTGCGTTGGACATCTAGGCGAAGAACTCGAGCTTGTCCGGACCGAACTCACCCGGCTTTTCGACCCGCGCAACGTAGGTGAATCCGGGCAGCACCAGGATCGGGTTCACCCACTTGCCGGCCGCGTTCGTCGTCGTGATGCCCACCGGGCTCGCGAGGTTCCCGACGTCGTAGTCGCTCTTGTAGTAGACCCGCACCTGCGCGTTCTCGATCGGGCTGCCGCCGGGCGTCATGTACGCCATGTCGCCGGGCAGCGGGTAGTCCGCCGAGATCGCCACCGTGTTCGTGAACGGTGGGGGCGTCGGCACTGCGGCGCCGCCGAGGTTCAGGTCGAGCAGATCCCACTCGATGACGTCCACCGTGTCAGCGCCACGCGTGAGCTGCACCTGGTAGAAGTAGAGCTGCAGGGGCAGGGCGGCCGTGTCCGTGGGCAGGAACGTCAGGTCGAGCACCGGCAGGTTCTGCTCGAAGGCGAGGTTGTCGGGGTTGAGCGCCGTCGTGAACTTCAGGACGTTGCTGACATCCTCGGGCTGGTTCCTCATCAAGAACTGCGCCGTGGCGTCCACGAGCGCAGCCAGCGGGATGGGCTCGCCGTTCTCGTCCACGAGGTCGATGCTCAGTTTTTTGGTGGTGCCACGGGTCAACGAGATACGGTTCGACATCAGCAACGCTCCTTGATCGTTCCCACGATCCGTTGGCTTCGTATCACGCCGGCGAGCCGTGCTGCGCCGGGCTCTCGCACCACGCCGGTGAGCTTGCTTGAGCGCACGATGCCCGAGAGGCGTGTGGTCTGGGGCTCGCGTGCGACGCCCACGAGCGGCGTGGTGCTGCGAACGATGCCCGTGAGCTGCGCGACCGGCGAGACCGGCTGGACCATGCGGTCCCAAAAAAAGATCTGCACGACGTCGCCATCCACGGGCGCGTTGTCGACCTCGATCGTCCCCGATGCGGGATCCAGCTCGCTGTAGCCGTAGTCGTTGTCGGGGCCGCGTGCGATCGACGGGCTGTGGATGCGCCCGTTGAGGATGTACGCCGTCGAGCCCGCCACGTAGGGCACGCCCGTTCCGAAGACCCGGTTCGAGCCGTCGATCACGCCCTGCGCAAGGACGATGCGAGCGTTGGCCATGGCTCTATTGTAGGCGGACCCAGAACGCAACGACGTCGCCAAAGCCTGGCGGGTCGTCGATGCGCACGGAGGAGGCGCTGGTCTCGGTCCAGCCTACAGAACGAGTACGGCCGTTGATGGCAACAACGGCCGTACCTGGAATCCAGGGGATGGGGGAGGAAAAGTCGCGCCGGGCCCCGTCTGGAGCCTCGAACGCGACCTGGAACGTCACGAGCTACTAGCCCGAGACGCCGACTTCGCCTTCGCCGTCGATGGACAGCGCGGTGTTCGCGCTGGCGCCGCCGACGAGGAAGTCCGTCGCATCGAGGCGAAGCACGCCGTACCAGTCCACGTAGCTGTTCGCCGGGACCGAGACGGCCTGGAAGGCGAACTCGGTGCCGGCCGCGTTCGCGCCGGTCGCGCCGACCCACAGCGAGACGGTGACCGCGCCCGCGGTCTTGTTCACGACGCGGATGTGGCGCAGGACGACGTACTGCGCGGCCGCGCCTGCGTTCACGCCACCTGACGCCGCTGCCGGGTTCAGCAGGTTGGTCGTGGTGACGTTGGTGAGCGCGATCGGACCGAAGCGGAAAATCTTGTTGGACGCCATGGCTTTGCCTCCCGAGAATTATAGGGGATCGAAGTTCAGAAACTACACGAAGACGGAAACGGCCACGTCAGCAGCCTGGACCGTGAATGGAGCGGGCATCACGGCAGCGGCAGCCACGACCGCGCTCTGGATCGCCGCCTGCCATGCCGCGTTCGACAGGGCGGTGGGGTCGAGGAGCACTTCGACCGCGCTGACCACGCCCCCTTGTCCCGGGTAGATCTCTGGGTCGAAGACGATGAAGTGCGCGAACACGTGGAAGCCGTTGTCGGTCATACGTTCATCGCTAAGACGGGTCACCAAGGCACGTGCGGTCATGGGGTCCTCTACGGGTTCGCGGGATTGATGATTTCAGCGATGGTCTGCCGAATCGTGAGGGTCTTCGAAGCGCCAGTGGTGATGTTGACGCTGATGAACTGCTGCGCGGTGGTGCTGTTCCAGGTCGCCATCGTGCCGGTGAGCATGTTGACGATCTGTCCGATGAGGCCGCCGGCGGCACCTGCCGTTGTGGTGCTCAAGATCGAGCAATCGGCGATCGCGGTCGCTGCTGCGCCCAATGTGCGAATGGTGAACGTGATGACGATGCTGAATTCAGCGACGGTAGCCAGGCCTGCCGTGGTCGTAAACGTCGCAACCACGCCATCACCTGTCGTGCCCGCGGTGCCGATGCGGATGGTGATGGAGTTGGTGGCAGTGCCCACGGCGGCCGACGCCCCGCGGATCGTCCAACGTAAAACCGTGCCGACTTGAAAGCCTTGTGGAGGCACCGTGATCAATGACCCGGTAAACAAGGTGAGCGTCGCAGCTGAGATGGCCTGGTCAGCAACAGAGGTCGATGCGTGCATGACGAGGCCTCCGTTGGGAGTCCACTCGAAGTACACGCCACCCTCTGTCACCGGAATCGCTTCGCCGTTGCCCAACTGGTAATAGTCCCAGTAATGCGGCTGCGACATCGCGAGCAGTCGCGTGCCGCTGTTGAGCACGCCCATCACATCGACACCGCCAAGGCCCGCAGAACCCCCGTTGAACTGATTGTTACGGGCAGCAAGCGTTGCGCTCGAGTTCGAACCGTTGAGCCGCACGCCCGGCTTGCGCACCCGGTTGATCGCGCCATCGGCCGTGATGCTGCCGCCGTTGATCATCGCGTTGATGGTCAGGACGCTGTCGGAGTTGCGGAACTCCATCGCAGCGGGGCCCCACGTCGTGCCGTGCGAGAACTGGAACATCTCGATGTTCGCGCAACACGTGTTCGCCGTCGTGTCGCCGTCCATGCGGATACACGTGCCGTTGCCCGGCACGGCTTGCACGACGTTCGAGCCGTTGACGGTGGCCGGTACGTTGATGGCTTCGCCTGCCGAGATCGTGCAGCCCGTGAGAGTCACCGTGCCGCCGCCACCCGTGTAGTTCACGAGCACGGGGTAGCCCATGTTCGTCTCGACCCAGACGTAGCCCGCGGTCGGTAGCGTGTTGGCAGCGACGGTCAAGCTCTGTGGCGTCGCCGAGAGCGTCACGGCACTTGTCATCAAGATGGCCGTGGTCACCGGACTCGGCGGGTTGTCGAGCATGCGGACACAGAACCGCTCCATCTTGAAACGCGTGCAGTCGCGGGCTTCACCGAGCGTGGCCACGACGTTCATGTCGATGCCCACCGCGAGCGCATCGTTCACGAAGAAGTCATGCCAGTGCCCGCCGTGACAAGACAGCAGTTGAAGACCGATCAGCGCGTTGTTCTGATCACCGTTGCGGCAATCGAGGGTGAGGCCCTCGATGATCGAGCCCGTGTTGGCGGCGTTGCTCGCACCAGAGACCGCGGTGATTTGGAGCAAGGGTGATGTGAACGAACCGTTCGACGTGCCCCACCAACAGATGTGGGCGCCGCCCTGGCGCGTGTAGTCACCGATGTCCGTGGTGTACGAACCCGACGGTCCCATGAGGTGGACCGCGTTGGCCGTAACCGTGAGGCCTGCGGTGACGCCGTAGCGCCCCTTGTTGACCACGGGGAAGTAGACGATGCCGCCCTTGGCCGTCTGCGCGGCGTTGATCGCGTTCTGGATGGCGGTGGTGTTGTCCGTGCCGAACGAAGTGCCTGCGGCCGATGCAGTCGTGCCTGCGTTGGCCGCGAGCGTCACCGTGCTCGAGGACGTGAACGCCGAGATAGTCGTGGTGAGCTGCCCTGCGGACGCGCCTGCACGCGCCACCGTGATGCGCTTGCCGATGTCTTGTGCGGTGAATGGTGTGCTCGTGGCACACACGAGCGTCGCGGTGCCGGTGGTGATGGCACCATCGAACACGGTGACAAGGTCATCGCGGGCATCGAACTCGGCCACCACGTCGTAGACCAGGCGTGACGCGATGGCGTTCTGCGGCAGCGCGATCGGATCGAGCGTCGAGTTGTCCGCTTCATCGCCGATGAAGATGACCGCAGGTCCCGCAGGTCCCGCGGGCCCCGGTGAGCCGGTGGACCCTTGCTGACCTTGCGGACCGACCTCCCCATCGGCCCCATCCTCACCTACGAGGAACGTGGCGACACCCGGCGCTCCCTGCGCACCCGCATTGCCAGACGTTCCCGCGGCACCCGGAGGCCCCACACCGCCGTCATCGCCACGATCCGCATCGGTGAGGAAGATGAATCCTTGCGGGCCTTGCGCGCCTGTCGTGCCGGTGGCGCCGGGAGGTCCCGCAGCTCCGGGCGGTCCGGGATCACCGTCGGGGCCATCTTCGCCCACGAGAAATGTCGCGACACCCTGCGGTCCGATGCCACCCGTCGCGCCGGTCGCGCCCTGCGGTCCAGCATCACCGGGCTTGCCGGGCTCGCCGTCTTGTCCGTCCTCACCGACAAGGAACGTCGCAACGCCCTGGGGTCCGATGCTACCTGTCGCCCCTGCCACGCCCTGTGGTCCCACGTCGCCGGGCTTGCCGGGCTCGCCGTCCGCACCATCTTCGCCCACGAGAAACGTGGCGGCGCCTTGAGGCCCTTGTGCACCTGTGGACCCGGCAGCGCCCGCGGTGCCCGCAACGCCAGGCGGCCCTGGGTCACCGTCGTTGCCCGGCTCGGCCTCGAGAAAGACGGCCACACCCTGAGGGCCGATCGCGCCGGTCGTACCCTGTGGTCCTGGATCACCCGGCTTGCCGGGTTCACCATCCGCACCGTCTTCGCCGACGAGGAACGTGGCGACACCCTGCGGGCCTGTCCCGCCGGTGGCGCCTTGAACACCCTGCGGACCTTGCGGACCAAGGTCACCGTCTTGGCCGTCTTCGCCGACGAGGAACGTGGCGACGCCCTGAGGGCCTGACGCGCCTGTGGTGCCCTGGATACCTTGCGGCCCCATCGGACCGAGGTCACCGTCTTGACCATCCTCGCCGACGAGGAACGTGGCGGGACCCTGCGGTCCACTCGAGCCGGTGAGACCTTGGATGCCTTGCGGTCCGGGCTCGCCATCGGCCCCTGGTTCTGCGTCGAGGAAGATCGCGGCGCCTTGTGGCCCCTGCGCACCTGTGGTGCCCGGCGTGCCCGGCGTGCCCGCGGGTCCCTGTGGACCTTCGCCACCGTCTTGACCATCGTCACCGACGAGGAAGACGGGCGCGCCCTGCGGCCCCTGTGCGCCCGTGGTGCCCTGAAGACCTTGTGGACCCTGTGGGCCGTCACCACCGTCCTGTCCGTCTTCGCCAACGAGGAAGACGGCAGGACCAACCCCACCGGACGGCCCTGTTGGTCCGATGCTGCCGGTGGTCTTGAGACCGCCTGTGGAGTCGTAGACCTTCCATCCATCGGAATCGACGATTGCCCAACCGTTGCCCGGGATAGTGAAGTTACCCGTGATCTGGTTGATCGCAGCGGTTCCGTTGAGAAAGACCACCACGCCCGCAATGTCGATACCTGCCGTGTTGGCTAGATGAATCGACTTGACCAATGTCGCGTTTGGATATGCGGGTGCGGTGTAGACCGTCGCAGCAACATTGCTCAACTGACCTTGAGCGAGTGTCTTGTACGTCGGTTCGCCTTGCGTAACCTCGGCACCTGCCAAGGTATACGTGATGGTTGCACCAACGCCTGCAACGCCTGCGATCGTCTCTCCGCCGGCCAGTGTCAACATTTATCCCGCCATGAAGAAGAGGAAGCCGTAGTTCGGACGACGTGTCGGCGCCACGTACTCCGTGTCACCTGAGTCACCATCTTGTCCAGGTGGCCCAGGGGCGCCATCGACACCGCGCGCGCCGTCCACGCCCTGGCGTCCCGGCGGTCCGTCTTGGCCGTCTTCACCATCGCTGGTGAGGAAGATGGCAGGCCCGGGAGCGCCCGCCGCGCCCGAGACCGCGGTCAACACGTAGTTGGCGTAGTAGACGGTGATGGTGTGACCGGGCCCGGTCGCGTTCGAGACCCGGACATCGAAGGTGTCACCTGGTGCGACGCCTTGGACCACGCCCGACACCGTGACCGTCCCAACCTCGGGGGTTGTGGAGGTGTGCTGGGCCACGTGCGTGGCGATCGGGCTGCCGTTCTTGTAGAGCTGGAAGGTGAGGTCTTGGTTGTTCGCGTCGCACGACAACGACAACGTGCAGATCGTCAGGTACGTCCCGGCGATGCCTGCGACCAGCGTGTCCGTGCTGAACGTGAAGCCGTTGTTGTCACCCGCCGTCCACCCCGTCGAGATCTGGTAGAACGTGCTCGCGAGCGTCATCGTCGTGACGGCCGACGCAGCGTTGACCATCTCTCCGTAGGCGGCCACGCCGGTCTGCGCGGGCGCGCCTGCGGCGCCCTGCGGTCCGATCGGACCGGGAGGTCCTTGGATGCCTTCTTGACCGTCTTCACCGACGAGAAAGACCGCAGGGCCGATCCCGCCGGTGTCGCCGGTCGCGCCTTGTGGACCCGGAGGGCCTTGCGGACCGGAGTCGCCATCCGCACCGTCGTCGCCGACGAGGAACGTGGCGACGCCCTGGGGTCCCGACGCACCCGTGGTGCCTTGGATGCCCTGCGCACCTTGCGGACCGAGGTCGCCGTCTTGCCCATCCTCGCCGACGAGAAAGATCGGCAGGCCCTGGGGACCTGTTGCGCCAGTTGCGCCGGTGAGCCCGGTTGCACCCGGAGCGCCGGGCTCGCCGTCTTGACCGTCCTCGGCTGCGAGGAAGACCGCAGGCCCAACCGCGCCTGCGCTGCCGGTCGCACCCTGCAGGCCCTGCGCACCTTGCGGACCATCGCCGCCGTCTTGCCCGTCTTCGCCGACGAGGAAGATGGGCAGGCCCTGCGGACCCACGTTGCCGGTGACGCCCTGCGGCCCTGCGGCACCGGGTGCACCCGGCTCGCCGTCTTCACCACGCTCAGCATCGAGGAACGTGGCGACACCCTGGGGTCCCTGTGAGCCGGTGGGACCTTGCGGACCTTGTGGACCGATCTCACCGTCGGCGCCGTCTTCGCCCACGAGGAACGTGGCGACGCCTTGCGGTCCTGTCCCGCCGGTGGCGCCTGGAAGACCCTGCGGCCCCTGCGGACCATCGCCACCATCTTGGCCGTCTTCGCCGACGAGGAAGATGGGCAGGCCCTGCGGACCGCTCGAGCCCGTCGTGCCCTGCGGACCCGCGGGCCCCATCGGGCCTACGTCACCGTCGTCACCACGCTCCGCCTCGAGAAAGATCGCGGCGCCCTGCGGCCCTTGTGCGCCGGTGACGCCTTGCGGACCCGGAGGTCCGATCTCACCGTCATCACCACGCTCGGCTTCGAGGAACGTTGCGACGCCTTGTGGACCGACCGAACCTGTGGTGCCCTGCGGGCCTGCAGGACCTTGCGGTCCATCGCCACCGTCTTGACCGTCTTCGCCGACGAGGAAGATCGGAAGACCCTGCGGACCCACCGCGCCCGTCGTGCCTTGAACACCCTGCGCGCCCTGCGGTCCGATGTCACCGTCTTGCCCATCTTCGCCGACGAGGAACGTGGCGACGCCCTGTGGGCCACTCGAGCCCGGAAGGCCCTGCGGTCCCATCGGTCCGATCTCGCCGTCGTCACCACGCTCGGCGGCCAGGAAGATCGCGGCGCCTTGGGGCCCCTGCGATCCGGTGGTGCCTTGTGGCCCGGGAGCGCCGGGCGGACCGACGTCGCCATCTTCACCACGCTCGGCCTCGAGAAACGTGGCAACGCCTTGTGCGCCGGTGGGGCCGAGCGGGCCTTGGATACCCTGGACGCCCGGTGGACCCTGCGGACCAAGGTCGCCGTCTTGACCGTCTTCGCCGACGAGAAACACCGCCGGACCGACAGGCCCGACGTCACCCGTGGTGCCCTGCGCGCCTGGCGCGCCTGGCGGACCGACGTCTCCGGGTTCACCGTCTTCGGCGGTGAGAAAGACGGCAGGCCCGCGAGGACCTGCATCACCCGTGGTGCCTTGGAGACCGGGTGGACCTTGAGGCCCTTCGTCACCTTCGGGGCCTTCGATGCCCGCAGGACCTGGCAGACCGGGCGCGACGTTGACGGCGTCGAACTTTCCGGTGAGCGGGTTGAAGATGAACTTGATCGCCATGGCTAGGTCTTGACCACCGAGGTGAGGTTGCCGCCAGCGTACGTGAGCGTGAGCGTCGAGACGACGGCCAGACCCAGCTTGTACACCACTTGGGTGAGATCTCCGCCGGTATACGAGAGCGCGATGTTGTCGAACTTCGTAGGCACCAGCGAGTTGATGGCCTGCAGGTTCGCCAAGACGTCGAGCTGCGTGGGCTCGAGGGAGATCGGGCGCGCCGTTCCGTCGGCGTTGCGTACGATGACGTTCGGGTTGTCGTCGCTCATGTGATCACACGCGTGCGGGTGGATTCGAACACGGGCGGTGCGCCGGTGTTGACGATCGTGTCGGTCGACGTGATTCGCACGGTGACTCCGTCTTCTGCGTAGAGCCGCCAGATGATCTGCGTGGGCGCTTGCTCGACGTTGCGGGTGATGAGCTTCTCGACGATCTTCTTGGCCTTGGTCGCGTCGATGTACCAGGTGATGGCCGTGGGCCACGGCACGCCCGTGATCTCTTTGTAGCCGCTGGGGTAGCCCTCGACGGGACCTTGGTCGATGAAGTTGATGAGGCGACGCGTCGTGTCGGCCAGGCTCGAGATGCCGGCGCCGACGAAGTCGCCCTTCCAGATCCCGGCGTCGTTGCCGTAGATGATCCGCTTGATCTGCGAGAGGACGAACTCCTGCAGGTCTTCTTGGGTGACCGAGAGCGCGTCCGCGTTGAGAATCTGGGCAGCAGACTTCTGGTCGTCGCGTGCGTCAGCGCCACGGACTTCTTTGTAGCGAACGAGGTCCTTCTTCGGCGTCGTCACTTCGCAGAATTATAGCGTCAGGCCTGTCGTCGCGGCGGTCGCACGTGAAGAGGGCGCGGCCGCTCACCGAGCACACGGTCGAGCCACTCTTCGTGGTGGCGTGCGCCAATGAAGCCACCGGCGATGTACTTGCGATCGACGAACTCTTGGCGGAGGCGGTTGTTGAGGATGACGAGGCGTTGGCGCACCGAGGCTTGGGAGCGACGGCGGCTGAGCGCGTCGAGCACGACGTCCCACTCGGGCTTGGTCAGGTAGGTGTGGTGACCGGCGTGCGGGCCGATGGTGCGACGCCCGAACCACTTTCGCAGGGTCGCATCTTCTTCCACCGTCCAGGGCGGGCCGCGCCAAGCGTCGCCATCACGCTGCTTGCGCTCCCACGGCTCGAGGAGCGGCTTCTTGGGGGGCGCCGGCTTGATGAGACGCCGATCCTTCTCAGCAGCGTTCCAGAAGGCCAGGAAGGCGTGTGCCATGGCAGGGTGCTCGTGGTAGGCGCGGACCTGCTCAAACACCGGCTTGCGGTAGTACGTGACGCCGTCGCGTGTGCTGATGTCGACCTGACGGAAGCGCTTCGGACGCATCTGGTCGAAGAGGGCATCCCGTGCCTCCAAGTCCTGTGTAGGCGTGACAAGGCCTGGTCGGAAGTCGTTGGCGAAGAGCCCGAGCGGGACCTCAAGCTGCCACTGATGCCGTGCTTGCCAGGCATTCAACCCCGTGAACTCAAACGGGGATTTGTCCTCAAGCAAGCGCGCATTGAGCTGTGCGAAGTGTGTTGAGTCGACCCACTCCATCGGCTTGAAGGAAAACGTGAAATGAACTTGGTGTTTCGTCATGCGCTCTGCTCACGTGATCAACGGTTTTGGAAACGCCCAAAGGGCTCTCGTTAAGGAGTGAAAGGGTTTACCTTGCGGTTCTAGTAAACCGCAACCACAAACAACAACCTAAGTGCAACCTAACCGATCGCCGGTATGATTTCGGGTTAGCGCCTAAAAGACGTATTTTTTCGGTTTTTGCGCACGTTATCTTACGTGTCGTCGTCTCACGTACGTCGGCACACACCAACCTACACCACATGTACCTCGTGCGCTACGCCGAAATCATACCGGTAATCGGTTAGGTTGCTGTTGGTTCCGCGTTAAATGTTGCGATTTGGCCCCTCCCCCTCGACCCCCTAAACTAAAACCATTATGATCCTAGTATATAGAGTAGAGTAGAGGCGCCGCGGCGGCCGCAGCGTTTCCTGGGTCCATCCATATTAATGGAGTACGAGGTCTAAAACGACAATGTCGAGATCGCCCAACCTATTGATCCCTCATTCGGCCTCCCGACTGAAGGACCAGCGACCGACCCTCGAGTATCTGACGCGGTACGTCGAAAAGGGTGATGACGCTTCAGACCATTGGTTTTGGAGGCTTGATTCTGCAGCCAAACATCCACGACGCCTTAGTGCAGGCGGCCAAGCGATCATTTCATGGTCACCCAAGGCCAGTGTTAAGCGTGCAATTTTCTCGGTTGCACGGTTGCTTATCGAACACTACAAAGGCCCCTTCCCGGAGTACTCAGTTTTCGAGCCTTTGTGTTCGCTTCCGCACTGCGTGAACCCGAACCACTGGAAGTGGCGTTCGCTGCCCGTCCGCTACCGCTTCCACCCCCTGGCCGAAGGGTGGCGGGTTGCTGAGGTTCGTTCGGGGCGCGTTGTCCAGGCCCGCCTTCTCCTGGCCGTGCGCGACCAGCACGGCGTCTCCCACACGGTCTCGGCGCCTCCTCACCTCACGTCGCGCTTCGTTGCGATGTGCGATGCCCTCATCATCCCCGAGGTCTCGGTCGTGCTCGCCTCGAACGCTGTCATCACATGCAAAGGAGGTTGCTGATGGGTGCTCGCCTACAACCACACCACGGACGCTCTACGGTACTGCCTCCACGTGACCTTGTTGACCCGTTCGTCGAGGTCACCCCGAATCACTGGTACTGGCTCGCGGAGTTCCACGACGATGGCGAAGGTCCTACCGCCATCTTTCCATGGTCACCGCCGTATGAAGTCTCCACACAGTTCGTGGTGGCTCGGTTGCTGTGGTGCTGGGAGAACGACGGGGTCGGCATCAAGCGTCTGGTGCTCAACAATACGTGCGGCTTGGCCACATGTATCAACCCTCGGCATTGGCGCTACGCCAACATGCCCACCGACAAACACTACACGCTCGGCCCAGGCACGGACGCACGGTTGCTCGAGTATCCGTATCACCCGAACACCGTGCACATCGTTCGTGCGGAGTCCCCCTACGCGATGTGTGGCGTCTCCATCCGCAAGTTCCTGACCGCGCGCCACCGAGTCATCACGTGTGATGACTGCTTGAAGGAGTGGCGTGGCTACGGGCGTCCCCTCGAGGAGATCAAGCCGCCGTGAACTATCCCCACGTTGTGGATGCTCGAGGTCTTGTGCACTTTCACGTCATCGGCTCTTCGAATAACCACAAGTGCCGCATGAGCGTCTACGTTCCGGGTAGCCATCGGGGCCCGATCCGTACCGCTCGACCCGTGACGTGCTTCTGGTGCATCGCGGGCAGGAGGTTCCGGTGAGCTGGGACAACCGCACCCTGCCGGATGTCGTCTGGAAGGTTGATGGTGTTCGACATGTTGTCGTCGAGTGGTGGAACGACGGCACGTTCGCGTGGGCCACGTTGTGTGAGTCTCACGACACGCTTTGGACGACAAGCGGTGGCAAGAAGCCGCGCGTCTTCAAGGGCTTCATAACTTGCCTCCAATGTTTGGCAAAAGGCGACGAAGCCCCATGACCAAGTTCCGTCGTCCAACACCTCACACACCTCCGCCGATGAGCAAGCACGGCCCTTTGCTGCACGTCCCGCGCAGCGGGTTGCCGTGGGCGTTGTGTGATACCCGAGGCGTCGTCCATGTGCGATATGCGCCTGGTGATGTTGACCGGATTCGCATGCCTGCGTGCGACCCGTACGCGAACGAGACCCTCGAAGATACGCTCGCCGACGTCACGTGTCTCTGGTGCATCGCAGGAGCCCAACGCTGATGGCCTACGTCATGAAGTACACCGACTACGTCCGCATCAAAGGACCCGATCCTGTCGTCCACCTTCGTGATGTTCGAATGCTCAACCTCGCCATGTGCCGGGGTCGATTCGCTGCATCGTCGATGGACCAGCACTATGACGTGAACGCCGTACCCACGTGCTTCTGGTGCCTCAGTGGCGCGGATGGCAGTTCGTTGTGTTGGTTCGAGTGGGGTGTTGGTGGGCCGAACCTGGTGACGTCGACGTGACCGACTGTGTCTTCATCGATAACCTCGTGCATGAAGTCACGACCGTCCACTTCATTTCCGTACGAGATCATGCACCCGAAGCCAAGCTGAACGTGCGGTGTGGCGGCTATGTCACTGTGCCCCGTGCGTACGACTGGCGCTGGGGCGGCATCGTGACGTGTCTCTGGTGCATCGCCGACCGCTCACGTCAGCGCATGGACATCATCGAACTCAAGTGCACGATCTAGGAGAAACATGATCAAACTACTCACGCAACGCGAGGACGCTGTCGCTGCACTCATCACCGAAGGTCTCTCCAACAAGCTCATCGCAGACAAGCTCGACATCAGCGAGCACACGGCGAAGTTCCACGTCGCCAACGTGTGTCAGAAGTTCGGCACGACATCGCGCGTGGTCGTCGCCGTCGAATACACGCTAGCGAAGCTGCTGTGCTCGATGAACCCAAACACGTGTGCCTCGTGCGAAGCACGACGGCTTCGCGGTGGGATGGTGGACCGACATGTCTAAAGAACAGCTCGAAGCACTTCGAGACCGCATCCTCGCGTCGTTGCATACACAGTTTGCAACGAAGGTCGGGGCGCTCATCGACGCACACGGTCACAACGTCCCGTTCGCTCCGTTCCTACACGACCTCGCCAACAACTTGGCGCAAGGGTTCGTGGACGAACCCCCCGTGTCGACTATCACCATCACCCTCGAGGTCGAAGGGGACGCTGATGCGGCGTCTCAGGTCGTCGAGCACTTTCTCGACGAGGGCACGTTGCAGGACGCCATCAACGAGCACGAGGCTGGCTGCAAGATTCTTTCGGTGGTGTCGTCGTGAAGATTCATTGGAACGTCTTCGGCTGGAACATCTACAGCTGGGGGCTCGTGCACATCACCATCCGTAGTCGCGCCGAGGAGATTTTATGCGGTGCGACGTCGCAGTATGGTCCGCCGATGACTGTGCACGACGATGAGCCCATCACATGTTTCGCGTGTCTCGCACTCGAGGCGTCTCGTGGGGGATGACCTGCAGGACGTCTACGAGTTCACGTACCAGCGCCTCCTGCGTGCCATCAAGGATGAGATCGACGCGGTCTGTCACGAACGGGGTCTCGCTGGTGATTTCTACGACGTGTTGTCAGCTGCACACGCGACGCTTGCACAAGAGGTGGGGCGTCTCGAGAAGCTTCTCGAAGAGGGCGCGAAGCTGTGTGGGAAACGTCCGCCCGACCTCGTGAAGGTTCGGCGCGAGCGGATGGCGCGAGGACGCGGGCTCGCTCTGCATGTGATGCAGAACAAAGGCGACAACTAGCATGGCCAAGCTCTACTTCCGCTACGGCGTCGTCTCCTCGGCCAAGACGCTCAACCTGCTCGCCGTCGCGCACAACTATCAGCTGCAGGGCAAGCGCGTCGTCATCATCAAGCCCAAGCTGGACACGCGGTTCGGTGAGGACGTCGTCGCATCGCGTTCTGGGCTCTCGGCCAAGGCGGATGTGCTCGTCGACGACGACGGCCTTCCCGACAAGCTGTGGACAGGCATCGCGTGCGTGTTGGTTGACGAGGCGCAGTTCCTCACGGCCCGCGTAGTCGATCAGCTTCACAGCGTCGCGCATCACGAGGGCGTGCCCGTCATCTGTTACGGGCTGCGCACCGACTTCCGTCGCCGCCTCTTCCCAGCGTCGCAGCGTTTGTTCGAGCTGGCGGACAGCATCGAAGAGGTCAAGACGACCTGCTTTTTCTGCAACCGCAAGGCGACGTTCAACCAACGGTTGATCGCAGGGGACCAACAGGTGCTGCTCGGCGGGGACGATGTGTATCGCCCAGTGTGCGCGGTGCACTATCCGGCCACGCCCGGAGAAGATTTCCACCCAAGGCGAAGCGCTGATGATGCATCACGATGACGCTCTCCGTAAACACGCCATCCCGGCGCTACGTGACGCGGCCATGCAGCCTTGCCGACGTAGCAACTGCGGCACGGTGTGCCTGTGCATGCGTTGCCACGCACGCAAGGCGCTCGAGGTATTGGACCCGTCGTGGCGACCGTGAAGCGTCGACGACATCGATCTCCGAAGATCCCGCTTGGTCTCGAACACCGAGCCGTCGAGATTACAGGTGACGAGAACGCGCGTATTCCACTTGAGCGGATGTCACGCTACACGCCTGTGCAACCGAAACCTATATCGTCGTCTCCGTTGGAGACGGCGCGGGCGCACTGCAAGTTCAGCCCTGGCGGGCGTGTCATCGACGTCGTTGACCCGGAGGCATCGAAATGACCTGCAACGGACGCCACGAGAAGGGCGACGGTTCCTGGTGGGAGTGCGACGCTCGAGGCATCCCGCTCGCGCGGGTCTGCTTCAGCTGCATCAAGGACAAGCTCCAGGGCTATCGCCCCGAGGTCCTGAACAACCCGAACTACGAGGCCAACGAGGCCATCGAACCCGAGGAGTAACCACATGTCTCAGCCTGCCAAATGTATCAAAGACATGACGCCCGAAGAACAGATTGCGAGGCTGTACAAGCAGCGTAACGATTTGTACATGGTCATTCAAATGCTGACGTGTGGGCACAACGAGCCCGGTCATGGCCCCAAACAGAGCGACGTCGAGAAGTTTGAAGCCATCGCACTGCTGCTCGATATGACTGTCGAGGAGTTGCGCTGGATGGTCCTTGGGGAGGATGACCGTCACCCGGTGCACGGCTGTGAGTCAACGAGCGCTGCGTACGCGGATGCCCGACGTATTGTTGGTAATACATACGTGGACGAGGGACACAACTTCGAGACGTACGACACCAACAACAATCCGGACGAACCTGGGAACGAGTGGAGCTACGCCCGTTTCAAGTGGGACTACAACCCGCTACGTGACGCCGCTGAAACCGACGAACCGGAGGAATAGCGAATGACGGCGTGCAACATCAAGCACCACAGCACGTTGTACCGCTGCACGTTGCCTATGAACCACAAGGGCAGGCACACGTACCAGTACGGCACCAACGGCCCTGTGCGCTGGCGCCTGACGCGTGCCGAGCGCAGGCAACGAAAGGAACGCGATGCCGCCCAAGAAGGCAAGACCGCGTAAGCCTCTCCTCCGTCCGGCCGACATCGCGTGGCAGGCGTTTCAGGCCGGCGCCGCATTGTACGTGGGCTACGACATCGAGTACCTGAACACGCAGTTCAAGGCGTGGTGGAAGCGCCACCCACAAACCCTCCCTAGCGGAGAACTCAAGGAAGAATCGTGAAGTCATCGACCAAGAAGACCGCCGGACCCAAGACCATCCCGTCGCAGCTCCATCTGCCTGGTGGCATCGTCCTCAAGTCCATGCCGTTCAAGATCGTCGAGTACAACGATGACGGCACGCCGAAGCTGTTCGAGCTGCAGCCCGCCGGCCCGCACGACATGAAGGTCGACGGTGCGTGCGTGCTGTTCGCTCAGGAGGAATGGATCCGCAGCCCGCAGCCAGGCAAGGCGAAGGCCGAGGAGCCGGCATCGTGAAGGACCTCATCGAAGCCCTGACCCTCCTGCTCAAGTACGGCAACCCACGGAACCCAACGCACTGCGAGCACGACGTGCTGACGATCTGCGGTATCGACCCCAGTGATGTCACGGAGGAGGACAAGAAGAAGCTCGACGAGCGGGGGTTCTTCGTGAGCGACGAAGACGGTGACCCGTGCTTCATCTCGTTCCGGTTTGGGAGCGCGTAGTCGTGGGCTACTGCATCTCGCTCATGGAATCGCACTTCTTCATCAAGGCCGCCAACAAGAGCAAAGCCCTCGAGGCCATCCGTGCGCTCGCCGAGGACGAGTCCAAGATGGGTGGTGGTTCGTGGGGTTCGCACGGCTGCTCACGCCATTTCTCGTGGGTCACCACGGACGAGTTCTATCTCGCCAAGACGCTCGAGGTCGCGTTCGAAGCGTGGCGCTACGAAGCGCACGCCGACGAGAAGACAGGCGACGTCGTGGGTATCAGCTTCAACGGCGAGAAGCTGGGTGACGATCCTGTTCTCTGGCGCGCGGTCGCACCGTTCGTCGAGCATGGAAGCTACCTCCAGATGGCGGGCGAAGACGGCATGGTGTGGCGTTGGGTCTTCAACAACGGCAAGATGGAAGAGGTCCATCCGGTCTGGCCCGACGAATGAATGTGCTCGCTCTCTTCGATGGGCTCGTGCACCTGGTACGCGTTCCGGAGACGAAGTACGAGTACGGCCTCACGGCGTGTCGGCGGGACTTCGCGCACCACAACGACCCCGTGCGATTCCTCGAACGCGACATCCTGCCCATCAAGCCGACGACTACGCCGTTCACGTGCCTCTACTGCGCGATCGCACCGCCCTCGAGCGGCGCTGGTCAGGAGAAAGAATCATGACGACGCAAGAATCCGCGGCCCACTGGAACAAGCTCGCCGACGACGAGCTGCGCTGGGCTTCGTACGAAGAAGGTCGCGGGCATTACGGAGGGGTTCATCGGAACCGCGCCGAGATGTTCCGCAAGACCGCTGACTCGATCGAGCTGGAGATCAAGACGGGCAAGACGCACTGCACGGTGTGCCTGGGGCCGCACGAGAACCGGTTCTGCCCGCAGCGACCTGGGGCGCGGCGATGACGCGGCTCCGTCCCCAACGGAACATCTGGGCCGTTCGTGACAAGGACGGCCTCGTGCACATGGCCTCGGTGATGCGCTTCTTCGACGATGCCAACGAGAGCTTGATCTCGGCGCTCCACGTCGCGACGGCCTGTCATCCCGCGGTCACGATGGTCGCGAACCCGCAACGGTTGCCCTGGGCCGGGTCGCACAATCTGCCCAACGTCGACATGCACGACGCGATGACGTCGCCCGGCTCTCCGATCGCTGCGAAGCTCCGCTTCACCGTCGTCGCGTGGAACGTCCACGAAGCGCCGACGTGTCTGCGTTGCGTGGCCATGGGAGGGCTGGACTGATGCAACGCGTGTTCGTCATCTACTACGAGCACCGTCACGGGACCGACGTCTCTGCGTACGCAACCCACGAGGCTGCGCTCGAAGCGCGTGCGGATCTCGTGATGGACAACCTCGACAACGAGGTCACCGACGACAACCTGCGGACCATCATCAAGCAGTGCCACCGCGAGGGTGAGTGGGCTCGCTGCTACGACCTCTACTGCGAACAGGTCGAAGACGAGAACATGACCATCGAGGACTGCAGGCTCAACGACGCGCACGTGAACGAGCGTTTCGTCATGGTCGACGTCGACACCGAGCTTGCACACATCGTGGCCTTGTGGCCATATGCGGACCAGCACGGTCTCGCGTTGTGCGAGCGTCCGTTCTTCTGGCAGGGTGAGGAGGCACGGGACCGCGTCCGTGCCTACCTCCCGAAGGAGACCCGCCTCGTGACGTGCTTGGAGTGCATCGCCCGTGAACAAGCGCCAACGTAAGAAGCGGCTGAAGAAGACCATGGACCACATGAGCGGGACCCTCAGGGACGCGCTCAAGCACAAGATCGGCGAGCAGCTGACGCCGACCCAGACCGTCGCGATGCAGAACCTCATCGGCGACACCATCAAGGCGAAACTGTCGCAGCAGTCCTTCACCCACCAGGTCTTGATGATGACACCGCTGTCGTACGTGCCGCCGTTCCACAAGTGGCGCGAACTCGGCACGGCCGCGCTTACCCACCACGTCGGGATGTACCCGTACATCAGTGGGCACGGCGAGACCGTCTGGAAGCGTTTCTGTGACGACGAGACCGTCGACTCGATGTACATCCTGTCCACCGACGAGGCCGTCACTTGCTTCGGCTGCCTCGCTAAGGAGCACATCATCCATGCCTCCGCGGTTGATCTCTGACCGTTTCCTAGACCGACGTACGGGGCTCGTACATCTCGGTGAGAAGAACGACCGCGACATGCGGTCCGAGTGGCCTTGGTTCAAGTGTGGCCTGATGACAGGTGACACCGAGGCAACGGAACAGCCGGTGTCGTGCATGGGTTGCGCTGCAGGAGTGACGATGCACGACTGGATGTGGGCTGACAGACCGTGGGGTGATTTCTAGGGTCTTGTTTATCGTACCAACGTAACTCTTGACGGAGGTCAAGCTCTATGCCAAAAACGACTCATGTCAAAGACCAACGGCAACGGCAAGAAGAGCGCCCCGTACTCGTACGAGGCTTTCGTGAAGAACTGGACCAAGGCGAACAACGTGGCGGAGGTCGTCGCAGCGACGGGCCTGTCTCGCAACACGGTGTCGGCGATGTCGACCCGCCTCCGCAAGGAGGGTGTCAAGCTCAAGATGATGCCGCGCCGTGTGGCCCGTCCGGTCGACACGAGCGTCCTGAACAAGATCATCAAGGACGCGACCGCCTAGCGCCTGCAGTTCGACGCACGGTGAATCGGCAACGGTTCATCTTGATTTTCCCTAGAGACGGGCTTGTTCACATCGAACAGGCCCGTACCTACATGACCGTATGTATGGCACCGCACGGCGATCATACAGGCGGCTATCCTGAGGTCGAAGGTCCGCCGACGTGCATCCCGTGCGTCGCCTACGCCCACCTCTACACAGGGCGTTCATGAGCACCGTTGTTTGCTGCCCGCTGCAAGGCAACGATGGTGAAGGCCCTACGTGCGCGTCCAGGGCGGTCCGCAAGGCGCGCAAGGAGCACACGTGCTCGGAGTGTCGTGAGCCCATCCCCAAGGGCACGAAGTACGACTACTCGAGCGGCGTCTGGGACGGTTCCCCCAGTTCATACAAGACGTGCCTGCTGTGCGTGGAGATTCGTGACCACTCGTCGAGGCGAAGGGCGCCTACTACAGCCTGCCCGAGGTCTACTGGCCCGAGCGTCTCAAGCAGGAGGCGTTGATGCGCGCGTACAAGGAACAGGAGAAAGCCAAGACATGAACGCCAAGCAAGTCGCCATCTACGCCCTCGTGCTCATCTTCGCGGGCGCCCTTGCTGTCGGAGGTTGGTACCTCGAGCGCACGGCTCACTACTCGTGGAGCTACGAGAGCAAGGTCGAGGACACCGTCAAGACGATGGTGAAGCCCGAGTGTTTGAAGAGCCCGTAACCTGGATCGCAACGCTGGGGGCTCGCGTCTCCGGGTGGTTCCTCGGGCGCGGTCTGCGCTCGATCCGTCGTGGAACTACCTACGTATGTTCGAGGAGGCCCAGGTGTTCGCCACTCTCAGCGTCAAGGTGTGGACCGCGAACATCGACGGCCTCCTGCATCGAGTGGGGCGCTTGCCGATGGTCAGCGGTTCGTTCTCAACGGTGTTGCTCTGCGACACCACCATCCAGGTACGAACGCCCGTCGTCGAATACGACCGCGAGCACTGCCCTCTCATCACGTGCCTCCAGTGCATCGTGAAAGCGAAGGACTGATGAAAGAAACCCACGAAGAGCGTGCCGCGATTCTTGCGAAGATGCACGCCGCCTCGAACGCGTTCTACAGGGCTGCGGTGGCCTCGGGCTGCCACGCCTTCATCGAGTTCACGGGCCTGATGAACGAGTACATCAAGCTCTGCCACGAAGCCGACAGCTCTGGCATCGAGTGGGTGCACGCGAACGTGCACGGCGACATCCACCTGCCGTTCGCACCGCTCCACATCGCGTACCTGAGCGAGAAGCTCGAGTGTATCTACGGTCGAGGGCTCGCGGACGGCACAGAAGAGCAGAAGGGGGTGCAAGCCGCGATCGACATCGTGAAGGCACGGAAGCAGTACTACGAGATGTATCGCTGTAACTGCAACCGCATCGCTCAGTTCGACGGCCACGCCGTTGGTTGTCGTGCGGAGATGATGGAGACGCGGCCCGCCACGTTCGCGACGCTCGACGATGCGCTCGTGCACCTCGAGGCCCACCTCGAACGGTTGAAAGCGGCGCCGTGAGTCGCGACAACGAGGACACGCGCGTCTTGCGCACCGAGCTAATCCGTCAGGAGATGCTCGAGGCCCTGCAGACCCGCTGGGTCATGAACCTCGTGCGCAACCTCACCATCGCAGCGGTGGGCTGCCGCTCCTTCGAAGCGGGCGTCTACGCCGCTGCGTCATGGACATCCGGGCAGCTCGACGGGCAGAATGCCTGGGAGCCGGGCTGTGAACGTGACATCAAAACGTAGCGAGTACACCGTCGTTGATGGCGTTGGCATCGTCCACATCGTGAATTTCCCCGGACGCAGCCTTACTGCGTATCAGACGTGGTGCGGCCGCTACTTTGGAAGCGATGAGATTCAAGCGGGAAATCGAATACCCACATGCCTGGAGTGCATCGCATGGGAGAGCCGATGAGGCCGCTGGGGCGCGACCGCTGGACGTTTCGCTACAGCAGCGGGCCCTACCACGACAACCTCGTGCACATGGTGCTCGCGGCACACGGGTCGAGCTACGAACAGCGTGACGTTCATGTCTACCCCACGGACGGTATTACCGAGTGTGGCGTCTACGTGAACCTGTTATCAGGAACGCTTGGGGCTTGTCGCCAAGGTTTCTATGTCTCCGATGACCAGTTCCTGTCGTGTATGCGTTGCGCATCGGGCGTGTGTACGGACGGAATCAGCTTCCGACAGACTCAGAAAGAATCACGGGTCGCCCAGGTGTACGGGTCGACGCTCAACAGCTCCAAGCCCAACATGCAGAACATACCCCGGCGTGTTCTCGATGAAGCGTACAGCCTCACTTCCGAGGAAGTGGCGAAGCTCTTCGATGAGTGGCTGAGGCGCAACCCTGGACTCGACAAGTTGTTGAAGACGTACGAGAAGCCGTGATCCTTGTCTACCGTTCCACAATGCCTTGGCATTGGCACGACCCCTTCCGCAAGCTCCGCCATCGCATCTATCGGTCCGAGTACAAGATGTCTCGAGGTGTCAAGCGTGTTTCGTACACAACATTCTGCGGGTACTCCGTTACCGTTGATGACGTCAACGCCCGAACCAAGACCGACGACTTCCCCACGTGCATGCGGTGTATTGTTGCTGAGCCGATCTCAGACGTGATAAACGCCAAGGAGTGACGTCATGGAACTACGCCAAGCCCCTTGACGCGCCTTACTTCGGCAAGGGGACAAGCTTCGCGAAGACCTTCAACAAGGCCAAGCGCCTCGCGGAGGTCGCGTGGTGATAAGGAGCACGACAATGTCTGAAATCGATGACCGTTGGTCGTTGATCCATCTCCAAGACTGCGACGAGCGCGAAAGCCAGTTCGGGATCGGAACCTTCCGCATGAGGGACGAGGACAGTCTCACCCATCGCGTGGTGTGGTCGCGGTTGACGCGAGGCTGGGCGCGCATGTGCGACAACATGGGGCTCTCTCGCAAAGAGGTGAACAACGCGCCCGCAATCGACCCTGGTGCGGTCACATGCTTTCAGTGCTTGGGCAAGGGTGCGTGAGTACCTACGTTGCCAAGTCTACGACGGGTATCGTCCATGCAGTCTACGACCAGAACGAAGTCTACGTACATCACCGTGGCAACGAAGATGTCGCCGTGTGCGGTCTCGCTGAAGCTTGGTTCGCCATCGACCAAGGCGTGATCGTTACGTGTCTTCAGTGCCTTGCGAAGATGTACACAACGACATGGTGGAGCGCGAACTCTGATCCCGTCGAATCGGGTTCGTTGGTCCGCTACTTGCGTAGTAAGAGGTGATCATGATCCACACGCCAGGCTGGAAGGACGAACACGGCATCGTCCACATCGCAGGTAGCTATGGCTACCGTCATATCTACACCCAGTGCGGCGAGATCGTCGTCGAGAACGACGACGTCACCCCTTCGGGGATCACGCCGGAGTACGACGTCTGCCACGAGTTTCCGACGTGCCTCATGTGCATCGGCAGCGCGGTCGACTATCTACCGCGGTTCGCGCGTGACCCTGTTATCAGGAACGCTTGGGGCTTGTCGCCAAGGTTTCTATGTCTCCGATGACCAGTTCCTGTCGTGTATGCGATCGTCGTCGAGAACGACGACGTCACCCCTTCGGGGATCACGCCGGAGTACGACGTCTGCCACGAGTTTCCGACGTGCCTCATGTGCATCGGCAGCGCGGTCGACTATCTACCGCGGTTCGCGTACGAGACAGTGGGTGAGGTGATCGTCAACGCGGCCACGCTGAAGAAGCTCGACCTCAAGTTCCGCGACGGTTAGCTGTTCGAGCGCTTCGCCCGCTCTTTTTTAATCCAACGAGCACGGAACTGGCGGATGTCGGGGATCGTGCACAGGTCGACCTTGCGGCCACCACGCTCACGCATGACGGGGCCTTCGGCGCAGCTCTTGATCAGCGCGTAGCCACCTCCGTAGCCGAGCAGTGCGCACCGCTCGTTGCCACGACACGCGCGATACCAGTCCTGCAGGTGCTTGGCCCCGTCGAGGTAGTCCTCGAGCACGGTCTGGCCCACGCACTTCGTTTCCATGGTCGGCTGCAGCACGCCGCATGCGGTCTTGCCTGCTACGACTGGGCCCACCACGCTCGAGGTGTAGCGGCTCTCGAAGTACGCGGTGCTGAGCAACATGTCCGCGTCGATGCCGTAGAACGAAGCTGCGATGCGTGCCGAGGTCAGGTGCTCCATCGCCGCCGGCGCCGTCAGATCGTTGGGGGCCGTTCTTCGCAAGGCGTCGGCGTCGTTGGGCGACGTGAACAGGAACACGAGCACCGCGGCGATAATGGACATGCCGCCGCTATATCACGGCATGTCGATTTCCAACCAACCATTGCGCAACCATCCATGCATGCGTTGGGGACTACCGATCCCGATGGATGGCGTCACATCGATATCCGGAGGTGCACCTGTGCGTGTCCACCCAGGCCCATTGCTCGCAGGACCGTCGATCATCCATTCACCTGCGGGGGTCTTGCACACGAGCGACATCTCACCGTTGCGGTGGTAGCTGTCGTCTCCGTTGAGCACGCGCCAGTCGTAGAGCGCGCCGACAGGCGCATCTCCGATCGTGACCAGCTCTTGGTTGTCGCCACGTTGATAGAGCCGCGTGTGGCTCTCTTGCTTCGCGTCTTCGGGACGGAACACGTAACCACACGAGCACGCGGTCGGCCAGCGCGGATCGTCGAGCGCAACGGTGTGCTGCGTGCGGTCGCCGTCGAGCGACGCTTCGAGGGTTCCCGCCGCGCGTGTGACCTCGATCTCGACGTCATGGGTCTCGTAGGACGTCAGTTCAGCGCCGGGGTACCGCGACTCCCGTCGACCACAAGGCGGCACGCCGTCACGCGCGAACGCGTACCGACGAAGTGTGACAACGACGTCATCTGTGGGCGTGAGCAGGAAGCAGCGATGGCGAGAAGGCATGACGTTACCTCTTGGGTGCGAACTCCGCCGCAGCGTCAGGAAAGTCGCGCGGCAGGTCCCTGAACTTCGGACGATCGGGCGTCGGCACAGGCAACGGCTGCTTGTACGTGTCGACGGGCGCGGGACGGTGCCCGCTTGCTACGGGCGCGGGACGGTGCACGCTTGCTACGGGCGCCGTGTTGAGCTTCGCGAACAGTGACTGGATCAACGTGTCGGTGGCCTCGAGCCGTGCCTCGAGCTTCACGACGTAGTCGTGCTGGGTCGTCGCAGTCGTCTGCAGCTCCTTGACGGAAGTCGCGAGTGCCGCATAGCCGCCGGTCGCTTCGTCCTGGGTTTGTTGATACTTGGCCTTCAACTCCTCGTGGCTTGAGAGGTAGCCGAACCAAGCAGGCGCGATCCCGACGATGGCCCCGACGAGAAGGGTGATCAGGGTCTTGGGGTTGGCCGCCATCTTGTAATGATAGGAGGATTTTTTTGGCCCCGACGCAAGGGGGCTGAAACCCCCTATAATTTCCCCGTGCGAACCGTCTCGCTTGCGGGCGTCCTCGACCAGCTCCTCTCGGCTGCCAGCCGCGAGAAGACCGCTGAGATCTCGACGAGCCCGAAGACCTTCTTCGTGCACGTGCGTGTGCCCGAGCACGTCGCTGAGAACCTTCGCGAGATCCAGAAGAAGGTCATCCCGGACGCTGCGAAGCACTCCGACATCGACCACATCACCCTGGTCTACACGAAGAAGCCGCTCGAGGACCACCCGCCCGAGAAGGTCCACGCCGCGCTCGCGGCACTTCGTCAGGTTGGCGAGAACGCCGAGCCCATCGAAGCGAAGATCCAGGGCTGGGGCTACTTCGATGGCGCGGCCTCCCAAGGCAAGCGGAACACCGCGCTGGTCGCGTTGCTCGACGCCCCTGGCCTCGAACATCTGCACGTCGACATGGTGCGCGCCCTCAAGGTCCACGGCATCGACCCGAGCGACAAGCACGTGTTCACGCCGCACATCACGCTCGGCTACCTCGGTGACGCTGGGCGCACCGAAGAGCCACTGCCTGTGATCAACGGACGATTCACGATCGACCGAGCGCACGTGACGTCGCGGGACCACCACGAGATCCCGTTGACGGGCGTCGAACGTTCGATGGGACAGAAGGCCGCCGAGGCCGCCTTCCCCGGCTTCATCACCAACATCGACGACGCCACCAACGCCAACGACAACTACCGCAAGGTCCTGCACACCGCCAAGAAAGAGCAGCTTGTCGTGATGTCCCTGCCCAAGGGCGGCGACATCGGCTCCGAGAAGCATCCGAACACGGACCAGTTCATCCGCGTCGAAGGCGGCCAGGGCAAGGCCGTCTTGAACGGCGTCGAGCGTCCGATGCGCGACGGCACCGCGCTCATCATCCCCGCAGGCACGCAACACAACATCGTCAATACGGGTGACGACCCGCTCAAGCTCTACACGGTCTACTCCCAGAACGAGCATCCGGACGGCATCGTCGAGAAGACCAAGGCCGACGCCGAAAAGAAAGAAGCCGCACTCGGCGTCAACGCTGCCAAGTTCGCGACCGACTTCGCGCCCAAGACCAACTTCTCGCTGGACACGAACGCGCTGCGCTCGCAACGACACGAAGGTCCTGGCAAGGGTCAGACCTCGCCGGGGATGGGCGGCGTGCCCGCACAGACCGGCGGGATGCATTCAGGTGGCGGCCTGCGATGACCGAGCGTCCCGTCTACGTCGGCGTTGGTGAGTGCGACTGCAAACGCATCGACACCAAGCTCTATCACGTGCCGGGCACCGAATTCGCTCGGCGGCCGGTGTGCGCCGTGTGCCTCGTCGACCACGGCTTCGAAGTGCCCACGCCGCGTACCGCCGACGACCTCGAGGAGATCGATGGGCGTCCCACGTGGAAGCCGATGCCGACACCGCCTCCGTTGAACCCCCTCGTCCATGCAGGCAAGCTGGACCTCGGGTACGGGCACATCTTCGAGGCGGTGCTTGGCAGCGACGAACAGCTCATCGGGTGGCTGCACACTCATCCCGATGCTCGAAGCCTCGAGGGGATGCTCTGCCAGTCGTTCTGTGCCGTCCGCCCGCTCAACGGCACGCCGATCCATCAGGTCGTGAGCGTCGATCCTTTGACGCTCATGCCAAGCTTGCTTTGCCGCACCTGTGGTGCACATGGTCATGTGACCAACGGAAAATGGGAGCCCTGCTGATGTTGCACACCAAGACTCACGTCATGATCGACGGCGCCATGCACACGGTCGCGCGCGTCGACAAGCACGAGACCGGACCGCACCACACGCATCGCGTCCATACCGGATGCGGCCTGACCATCGATGTCGACGTCGGCGGAGAGCGTGCGCGTGCCCGTTCGCTCGAGCGTCACGGTCACGTGATGGCCGAGCCCGATCCCGCCGTGCGCGCAGCCCATGCGCCATACCACCTGAAGGCGGCAGACGAAGCGGCCTCGAAGGCCGAGCCCCTCGATGGCGGACGGTGGCACGTCGACGCCCACGCCCGTGACTGTGCCGCCTGTGTGGCGCACGAGCGTGGCGCTGCTCCAGTGACGCACCCGCTGGGGCACACCAACGCACGTACGGTCGAAGCGGACATCGAGACCAACCTCGCGTGTCCCAAGTGCGGCACGAAGATCTATCGGCGTCGTGCCAGCGAGCAGTTCGCATGCACCGGCCAAGGGCACGAGTTCACGGGCCTCGAGCTGATGGCGCACGTCAAGGACAGCTTCGATAGCCTCACGCGGCTCGTGATGCCGGAGTCCAAGTAGATGTCGCTGCCCACGGTCACCCAGACATGGACGTACTCGTTCAACAACAGGTACGTGTACACAGGTTCATCGACGCTCATCACGACGATGGGCGCCTTGTTGTTTTCATGGGTCGGCGTGGGCGGCTTCCTCACGACGACGATGGGGTACACCGTCAAGGGATCGTGTGACGGTACGACCGGCGCGATGGACGGCGTCAACCGCATCACGGCTGCGAACAAGTGGGCCACGCGCGCGACGATCGCGGGCGCCGCGCAGTCGTGGATCGTCCTGACAGACGGCGCCGGGATCGACTGGTTGTTCACGTACCAGTCCGTCGCGGATGACGTCTCGCGGCTTTCGCATTCGCAAGGCGGTGTCTACATTGCGGCAGGGACTCCAGCCCAGCAACCCACCGCGACGGATGAATGCTTCGACACCCAGAGTGGGTCTTGGATCAACGGGAACATCAGCGCGGACCGCGTCTGGCATTTCTGGGGCAGCAGCGACAAGAAGATGTTCCGCATGGCGATCTATCGTACGGGAGTCCTTGCGTCTTTCATCAAGGGCGAGAAGTTCACGGGCGCCCTGGTCGCACCTGCCACGTTCACGCTTGCTGTCGGCGGCGGAACGGTCGCGGCTCTCAAGTCATTCTACAGCGGCTCGTCTGTGTCCTCTAACAACATGGTCGGCTATGTCGCCAATGCGGCAGGCGACGTGTGTCGGTTGCATACGTCGGTCGATGCCAACTGCAAGGCAGGCAATGGTGGGGAGCTTATCGGAGGCATGGCAGGCCTCTCCGCGCTCATGAACAACGAGCGCCCCCTTCTTCAGGGTGGTGTCGGGATCCTGTTATTCCCTACACAAACAGGTTCGATCCAAGCCAGCACGGACGGCAAGTTGGGCAGCTTGTTCGACCAGTGGTACTCCATCTCGAACAGCGCAACCACGCCCGCCGTAGGTGACGTGTTTGGTAACCTTCAATTCTACACGGTCACGCCCGGCATCATCTTGCCGCTTGACGGCGTAACAACCCCACTGACGTCCTGACATATGGCGCTACCTACCGTCACACAGACCTGGACGACGTCGTTCAACAACCGATACACGTTCGTATCGGTTCTTGGCGCGATGCAGAGCTACATGCTCTCCCTCAAGGACTTCTTGAAGACGACCATGGGCATGACCGTCAAGGGTTCCTGCTCGGCAGGTACCGGCGCCATGGACGGTGTGGACCGTTGGACCGTCGCCACCGATGTTGCACCACGCAACAACGGCGCTGCCGGTTCACAAGCCTGGTTTGTCTTGACCGACGGCGCAGGCGTCGACTGGTGCTTCTCGTTCAACTCGGCCTCCGATGACATTTTCCGGCTGGCGCATTCGACGGGCGGCAACTACGTCGCCGCGGCTACAGCGAACCAGCAACCCACCGCTACGGACGAGTGTTTCGATGCGGCTAGCGGTTCTTGGGTAAACAGCACGGCTAGCGCTGACCGGGTCTGGCATATGTGGGGCTCGAGCGACAAGAAGATGTGGCGCTCGACGGTCATGCGGTCCAGCGCTCTCGTCATGTATCAAGCAGGCGAGAAGTTCACGAGTGCGCTGGTTTCACCCGCAACTTTCACACTGGGCACTGGTGGCGGAACCGTAGGTGCGGTCAAGTCATTTTATAACGGTTCGACTTTCAACTCGAATTTCAACGCCACGTATGCACCCTCCGCTCTCGGAGACCTGTGCCGCGTACATACGAACCAAGACATCAACGCAGCAGCGTCGATTGGCGGTGAGATGCCTGGTGGTGGTGTTGGGTCCTTGGCTTCGAGTGCCGTGCTTTTCAACGCAGAACTTCCACTACTTCAAGGTGCGACTGGCGAACTGATGTTCCCTGCTCAAATGGGAAGCAGGCTTGCCAATGCCGACGGTAAGCTCGGAAGCAAGATTGACAGCTGGTACGTGTTGACCAACAGCACGACGGTTCCGGGCCTTGTTGATACGTTCGGTACACTCCAATTCGTGGTCGTCGAAATTGGAGGCGCGATCATCCTACCGGGAGACGGCGCCACTACGCCGGTGTCCACATAATGGGTCTTCCTACCGTCACGCAGACTTGGACGATGTCGTTCAACAATCGATCGATCTTCGTGTCGATCATTCGAACGATGGGTGACCTGGTCTTCTCGCTCAAGAACTTCTTGAAAACGACGATGGGGTACACCGTCAAGGGCTCGTGCGACGGTACGACCGGCGCCATGGACGGTGTTGACCGTATCACCAGTGCGACCACATGGGCGACCCGTAACAACGGGGCTGCCGGCGCGATGTCTTGGATCGTCCTGACCGACGGCGCGGGCATCGACTGGTGCTTCTCGTTTAACTCGTCATCTGACGCAATCGTTCGGTTGGCACACTCGACAGGCGGAAACTATGTAGCCGCTGCCACTCCCAATCAACAACCGACTGCGTCCGACGAGTGTTTTGACGTTGCTTCCAGTGAATGGGTCAACGCAAATAATACTTCACGGCCTTCGGATACGGTTTGGCACATGTGGGGCTCGAGCGACAAGAAGATGTGGCGTCTTGTCACGGCCACTGGTGCCAATCTGGGTGTGACGGGACACGCTTTTTGCGCCTATATCGCCGGTGAAAAGTTTACGAGCGCCCTTATAGCGCCCGCTTCTTTTACGCTGGGCACGGGCGGGGGCACCGTTGGCGCTATCAAAACGTACTATCAAGGCGGCAACGGAAACGGTGGTCGAATCTACTCCCTCGCAACTATTTTAAACGTGATCTATACAGGGTCCAGTGTTGCAGACCTGTGTCGTGTGCGTGCAGGGGGCGCCGATACTAACGCGCTAGCCACCATCGGCGGGGAACAGCCGGGTGGCGCGGTTGGGGCTGTCAACGGGGGCGCGCAATTCTGGAGTGCAGAAAAACCAGCCCTGCAAGGCCACAAGGGTCAACTCATCTTCCCCACAACGATGGGCGCCCGGAACGCATCCGCAGACGGTAAGCTAGGCACGAAGATTGACCACTGGTCTTCGATTACCAACGTGGCTGGCCTTCCTGAATTCTTGGATTCATACGGCGACAAGCAGTTCTGGGCGATTGCTCCCGGCATCATTCTTCCCGGTGATGGCGTAACGCGCTTGGTGTCCCAATGACAGTTCGTACAGGTGTTGATATGGGGTCACCAGGCGCGATCAACGTATCGCCTGTGGTGCGTTTGGGAGACGGTACAACGCCCAGCAGTCTTTACGTCTCTGCACGGTCTCGCCTGGGTTCTTGGCGATCTCCGAACTCGAACTTGAGGCAGTCCATGCAGGTTATCGAAGTCACACAAAACGTCGCAGTCTCGATCCCTGTGTACATGCGCAGCACAGATACGGGCGCTGGCATCTCGGGGCTTGCTACGGCGATGGTGATCACCAGCAAGAAGACAGGTGCAGGCTTCCTCACGATCACACCCAGTATCACCGACCGCGACAACGGTTGGTACGATCTCGCCTTCACAGGCGCGATGGTCGACACGTTGGGCTTCATGCCTCTTCGGATCACGGCGGCTCCTGGAATCGGCCAGACCGGCGCGCAAGAGAACGACGAGATCACGGTCAACATCATCGCCATCAACAAGAACGACGCGGTCCACATGGGGCTCAGCTCGTTGCCCAACGCGACCGCGGGTTTGAACGCAGGGCTCCCTGTCGTCGGGGTTCAAGTCCCTCTGCCGAGCGCGGGCGCGGCCGGGGGTCTGCCGTTGGTCGGCACCCAGATCCCGCTTGCCGCCGCAGGCACGAACACCGGCCTGCCTGTCATCGGCACCCAGATCCCGCTTGCAACCGCAGGTGCGAACACAGGCCTTCCCGTGGTCGGCACCCAGATTCCCCTCGCAGCGGCAGGCGCAGACACGGGCCTGCCCGTGGTCGGCAACCAGATCCCCAACGCCACGGCCGGATCGTCCGACGGTCTCGCGATCGCCGAGCAGGTTGCCAACATCGCGGTCACAGGTGCAGCGCTCAACGCGATCGCGACCTCACGCACGATCGTGTCCGGTACTGAAGTCGGCGTGCTCGCCAACTCCGACACCCTCGACCGCGTGTTCCACACGTTCACCGACGTCGCGGGCGCGATCGACTTCTACTACGAGTTCAACATCGCAGCGATCGCCAACGCGGCCGGCGTGTCTGTGCAGTGGATGGGCTACTTGAACACGGCAGGCAACACCATGAAGGTGTACGCCTGGAACTGGACAAGTCTCGCCTGGGACCAGCTCGGCTTTATTGCCGGGTCCGGCGACACCGTCGCGTATGGCGGCGAGTACGCGCTGACCAACTCGCACTCGAGCGGCGGCCTCGTGCGCATTCGGTTCGCGAACACCGGGCTCACGACCGCCACGTTCGCCACCGACCGGATCCTCCTGGGCTATGTCGTCTTGCCTGCTTCGACCTCGGTGACGGTCGCGGCCATCCTCGACGCGTTGCTCACGGGACACGCGGTCGTTGGCAGCATCGCCGACGGTATCGCGATCGCGGCAGGCCTGCTCCAGGGCAACTTCTTCATGGACCAGACCGACAACACGAGCCCGAACGGTCAGACGGCTGCGCGGATGCGCATCTTCCGTGATGGCGTCGCCACGGCAGCCGCCACAGACGGCGGTGTCGCTGAAGGTGAGTTCGCGACGTTCCTGGTGACGACGACGTACGTGGGGCCGAACAAGATCGCGACTCATCGGGTGGTGCGGCAGTGAGCGCCGGCGGACCTCTTGGCTCAAAGGGCGTCGCCACCGGGCGCGGCGTCACGGTCTCCACCAAGGGCATGGTGTCGCGGTTCGCAGCGCCTGCAGCCCCCGCGCCTTCACCCGTGGGCGATTCCCTGTCGCTCCCGATCACACACCTGCCCATCCGGATCGTCATCCCCACCTCGATCAACATCGCGCTCATGGCGATGGAGAACGTCATCGACAACATGCGGGTGCAGCAATCCTCGAGCTTGGATCTGCCCAGCATGTACAAACGCGCCTACCTCATCGCCTACGAGACCGATGAGATCGCCATCGTGAAGCCGTGATGCGATGGCACCCAACGAAGTCGATCAAGTTGCACGCGGGCTCGCGAACCTGCGCCTGCAGGTAGATGCCATCGAGACGGTCGCCAAAAATGCGTCTCTGCCCGAGACCATCGCGCAGGCACGCAAGACCGTCCGCGGGTCCGCGGTCATCGTCGCCATCGCCTTGATCGTGTCGTCACTCATCAAGTTCTGGGGTGACGAACACGTCCGATCCCTGGAGAATCGGATCGAACAGCTCGAGGTCCGTGATATGAGGCATCCATGAAGCGCGCGATCGAGATTCTCAACTCGCCCTCGTCGGACTACACCCCGTTCGTGCTCGAGGTGAAGGAGCCTGGCGTTCTTCGGACCATCCTCACGGGCTACGAGCCGCCGAGCACCATCATCCCTGCATCGATGGGAAAGCCGCCCGAGGCTGAAATGATCCCCCTGCCAGCCCTGGTCTTCGAGGTCGACCCCGAAGGCAAGCCCCACAAGCGGTCGTTCGTGTGGTTGCCCGCAGGCAAGGCGCTCGATTTCGCCGGCGCCCTGATCTTCGCTGCGACGTACGTCGATGAGCGGACCGGCATGCCGCTCATGCTCTACGAGGCGGTTGCGGGGTGAGCGCCTGGCAACCCATCAAGCGGTTGCAGCGTGAGTGGAACGAACGGTTCCTCAAAGCCCTCGCTCGCCTCGAGCGGGAGCAGCGGCAGAAAGAACGTTGTGGTGGGTGTGGTCGAACATTCGCGGAGCATCCGTTCGAAGATTACGAGGAGTGTGTTCGCAAGGTGTTGAACGAAGCGTGATGGACGTGTTACGGACGAGGTGATGACACCCAAGGAACAGGCGTTGTGGATGCTCGACGCATCTGAGGTACGTGCAGGCCAGACCTGGCGGCATGTGAAGACCGGGAACCGCTACACGGTGATCGCGACCGGTCTCGACGAAGCGACGCTTGCGCCGGTCATCGTCTACTCCGGCCATGACGGTGTCGTGTGGGTGCGGACGCTCGAGGTCTTCACGGGCAACACAGAAGAGGGCAAGGCACGGTTCCTCCTCGTAACCGAGGAGACGGAGCCACAGACGGCCCCGTTCGTGAAGGCCGAGAAACTCGAGTCTGCGCGTCGCCGTTGCTGTCTGGCGTCGAGCTTCCCGCCCTTCGACCACTCGCTCGATTGCACGCTTCGCTCGATGCAGGGGGTGCACGCGTGAGGCCGGACTGGGATGAGTACATGATGCGCTTCGCCTACACCTCGGCGATGCGTGCCACCTGTCCTCGCCGTCACGTCGGCGCCGTCATCGCAGATGCGTCCTATCGCATCGTGGCAACCGGCTACAACGGCGCAGCTCGGCACTTGCCGTCCTGCGACGAGGTCGGCTGCCAGATGGTCGAGGGCCACTGCGTACGCACCCTCCACGCCGAGTCGAACGCCATCGACTATGCGGGGCGGTTCGCGGGGCAGTGCACGCTCTACGTGACCGTCACGCCGTGCTGGGACTGCGCCAAGCGCATCGTCAACTCGGGCATCACGCGCGTCTGCTACGACGAGCACTACGAGAGCCGCTACGGCAAGAGCACAGACGTTCCGGACTATCTGCGCGAGGGCGGCGTCGTCGTCGATCGCATGGACCCCAACGTGATGACGCGCTACAAGGTTCTGATGGGCTTGCTCGACAAGCCCTCCGACATCGCGGTGGTTTCAGGGCAGCACTCGACCATCGTTCCGCCCAGCGCGTGCGCGATCCATCGCTTCGACGGTGACGGTCCATGCGTCGTCTGTGGCATCAGCGGTAGCTGAGGTGTACATGTCCCCGTACGACGACGGCTGGCTCTCCGGCATGGAGATCTCTTGCACGCGGTCGTGCTCGCGGGGTAAACCTGGACGCATGCGAACCTATCGCTCGGCATGAGGCCGTACGACGAGTACTTCACGGCGTGCGCCAAAGCCGCGCTCGAGCATGACTTCGACCCGATCCCCTGGATCGACGCCCCTCACTGGCGTCGTGAAGCCGCCTACGCGGTGGCCGAGGCTGCGCTCAACACCAACAACCCAGACTTCACGCGAAGCGCATGGCTCTTGACGATGTCGTTGATGGGTTGGCGGTGGGACAAGATTCTCGACGAACAAAAAAAGACACATCCCGGGATCGTCTACGGCGAATTGACGCGCGGCGGTTCGAAGCACTGGGAGAGCGTCGTCAAGCAGGTACGTGATGTCGGGCGTAAGCTCGGCGTGAGGATGACAGGACCATGAACGAGTTCCAGATCGGCGACACAGTGAAGTGGCTCTCGCAGGCCGGCGGGTCGACCAAGACCAAGGAAGGGCGCATTGTCGAGATCGTGCCCCCAGGCGTCATGCCCGACGTCCCGAAGATCACGGGCTCACGCCGTGTGGTTAGCTACGTCGTCGAAGTGACGTTCCCGCCGGGCGATCGCCGAGGCTTCATCACAGGCCCCATCCGTACGAAGAAGCCCCAACGCTACTGGCCCCTGCCCCAGAAGCTGAAGCTGGTGTCGAAGCCCTCGTGATCGTCGCTTTCACCGGGCACCGTCCCGACAAGCTGGGCAACTGGGATCCCGCACATCCCGTGGTCGCGCGCGTGAAGAAGGCGCTTCGCAACGGCCTCATCGAGAACTGGCCTTTGGTTGCCGTCTCAGGCATGGCCCTTGGTGTTGACATGTGGGCGGCCGAGGCGTGTGTGGAACTCGGCATTCCGTTCCATGCGGCCCTGCCCTGCGATGGCTGGAGTGAGAATTGGCCGTTGCCTTCACGGCAACGCTACCAAGCCCTCGTGAAGAAGGCCGCCGAGATCCACGTCGTCAGCCCCGGCTCCTACAAGCCCTGGAAGATGCAGCGACGTAACGAGTGGATGGTGGATCACTGCAACCTGCTCCTGAGCATCTGGGATGGCAGCGCCGGCGGCACCGCAAATTGTCTCGAGTACGCGGACTACGTGAAACGTCCGGTGAAACAGCTCCAATGGCGTGAGCAGATGTTGACGGCCACATCGGATTGCTAGATAAACATCACCATGCCCAAGCCCAAGACCAAGTTCACCGCCACGTTCACCGCCAAGCTCGGCAAGACGCCCATCACCATCAACCTCCCCGTCGACTTCACGGCGACGGGCGTCGACAGCGCTGACATGCTCGCCGAGGATCTGGCAGGCGTTGCCGCCGACGAGCTGCAGAACCTTCAGGAGAACGCCATCCTGAAGCTGAAGAACAAGGCCGACCTCAAGCGCGCGTTCAAGGCGTACGCGAAGGCGAACCCGCCCAGCGCGAACGCGTAGCTTGGACGGCTACATGTAGAAGCTGCTGGACAACTACACGTGAAAGACGCCAACTCGGCGTCTTTCTTCGTTTGGAGACCCCCACGGGGGTCGAACCCGTGACCGAAAGTTTCATCACACTTCCGCTCTACCACTGAGCTAGGGGGCCAGTCGCGGAAACCACGGGGCTCGAACCCGTCATCCCAAGACCATCAATCTTGGTGCTGCACCCGGCAGCTCGGAATCCAGTAGTCCACGTTGCGAACGTCACGCACAACGCGAACAACGCGTTTCGTAATACTATCAGCACGTGCAGAAAGATGGGCGGGAAGATGGGGTCGAACCACCGACCTTGATTCTTGCGAACCAAAGCTCTACCACTGAGCTATTCCCGCAGAGACCTCGCGTGGAGTTGAACCACGTGTCGCCGGGCTAGAAGTCCGGTGCTCTATCGTTGAGCTACGAGGCCATGGCGGAGCTGCCCGGACGCGACCCGGGATCTCTCGTGGATCCGAAGACCCACGAGCTGCGCGCTTTACGCCACAGCTCCAAAGAGGGTTACTTCACGAGGGGCAAGGCACTCGTGACCTTTCCGATCGCCTTGCGATCCGTGGACGGGGGCAAGCCGAGGGCCATTGCCTGACCCGCAAACGGGCCGGCGTCCTCGACGATGAGCTTGTAGGTCAGCGACTGCTCGCCTAGCGCGAGCGCGATACGCCGCAACGAGGCCTCATCGGGTACCGCGAGCGCGATGACGATCGTCGGCGGGTAGCCTGAAGCCTCGGAGGCAGCGTGGCACACCTGCGCCATCTGGACGCCGTGCGGAAGATCGTTGCGGATCACCGTATACAGGACCTTGGGTTGCTCGTCGCTCATGACCACACGCGACCTTCGCTACACGGTAGCGTGGCACGATGCGCAAGCTCACCCGGAAGCAGGTCTTGTCGATCCCACAACTCCTCCACATCGACGGCGGGGGCGGCAAGCATCGAGAGTCCCTGCGTGGCAAGGCCGCGAGTTTCGCCTTGTGGTTGAAGAACAACGGCTACCCGAGTGGGTACCGCGTGCTTTGCATGAACTGCAACCTCGCCATCGGCATCAGCGGGACCTGTCCTCACCGGCGGTAGCGCGACCTGCACCCCGTGGGGGAGATCCGAGCGCACGACGACATAGAGAACCTGGGAGGGAGAGCTGACCGGCGACGCCGGCGAATCCTTACGGTCGATGCATTTGTGTCCCTACGGTAGGGCGGCTCCCCGCCCCTGTCAAGGGGGCTAAACTGACCTCTGGAATCGGGCATAAGGATGTGAAGGGTATGCGGCATAAACATCCGCTCAAGGTTCATCATGAAGACAGTCTTCCTCTGCCTGGTTCTGGTTTCAGCGTGTAGCCCCGCAGGTGCTGGCGCCAACGGTACGATGGGTGATCCGGGACCTGAGGGCCCGCAAGGCTCGGCGGGGCCGCAGGGCTCGGCGGGGCCGCAGGGGCCGCAAGGCCCTCAGGGGGCGCAAGGCCTGCAAGGTCCTCAGGGGCTTCAAGGCGCCACGGGTGCCACGGGTGCCACGGGTGCGGTAGGACCGATGGGTCCACAAGGTCCCGCAGGCAGTCCTGGCGCGACGGGGTCGCAAGGCGCAACGGGCGCTCAAGGCCCTCAAGGCTCTGCCGGGCCGCAGGGGCCCAAGGGCAGCGTGGGCCCCGTAGGCCCCGTAGGCCCGGGTGCCGTAGTGTTCGATTACGGCGGGGCTCGTCTCGGCGTCTTGCTGAGCGCGACGCCTGGCCAAGAGGCGTACATCTCTCAAGGTGACCAGTACACGCTGGTGCCTGATGGGCTCATCGTTCCGATGAACCACACCACCCAACCGGTGTACTACACCAACAACAACTGCACAGGTACGCCGTACGCCGTGCCTGGGCACGGCTATGTGGCCAACGACGACTACGTGTACATCGGCTTCGGCAACGCCTTGTACACGGCATCCGCGTCCCTGACGGGAAACTTGGCTGTCCAGTCGTTCTCGACAGGAGGCGGGAGTTGTATGTCCTCGAGCCTGGGTACACAACTACACGCGATGACGAGCGTGGGGTCGCCCATTGACCCTGTTGGGTCGATGCCATGGCATATCGTCCTCCAATGAAGCCGACGCTCGAGGCGATGTCTCGGGTCATCACGTTCGCACTCATCGACGCGGTCTCCGAAGACATGAAGCTATCTAAAGGGAAGGCCAAGAAGGCCATCCTGCGAGGCAGGGTCTCGGTGGACGGGGTTGTAACCCTGGACCCTGGAACCCGGGTTCACGGCGACTCGAAGATCGTCTTCACTCCCTAGAAGGCCCGGCTGGCCAAGAAAGGAGGTGATATCTACATGGATATCCGAGACCTCCGCTAATAGAACAAGCGAAACAGCCGAGAGAAACCGCTAACCGGGCTGGACATCGCTCGGAAGATGGTCGAGACGCTCGACCCAGATTTGCCGGTGCTCGTTCATTCGATGTCGCGTGAACGAGATCAAGCAATCAACATGCTGCGTACCGCGGGATTTGCGATGAAACAAAAGACGCGCTCGACCACGTCGTCGTCGCGGCGCTCAAGTTCGCAAAGCTCACCAACCGCGACATGGTAGTAGGCTTCATCAGCGATGCGGTCGTCGTGATGCCGGTTGCGCACATGCTCCTTGACGTCGTGGTTGCCATCGTGCGTGCGGACTCGACAGCGGCAGAGCTGAAGATTCAGGTCGCGCTGTTCATGGCAGGCCTGACGTCGAGGGTGGCAATGCATGCGCGGATGAGCGAGACGCGAGACGTGTCACCGAACGCGAACTAACTAGGCCATAATGGCCCGGCCCTTCTAGCTCAGAGGTAGAGCAGCTGATTTGTAATCAGCAGGTCGTGGGTTCAATTCCTACGAGGGGCTCGACACAATTCTAACGGTCCTGACGGACCAAGGAGACCTGACGGTCATGTCCAAGGCTACTGCTACGGCATCGAATCGGACGTCCATCCCGAAGATGGACACCAAGGCGGAGGTTCCCGCCACCAACAACAAGCCGTCCATCTGGACGCGTATCAAGACTGCGGCCAAGAAGACCGCGGCGTTCATCGCGAAGCCGTTCAAGGCGATCGGACGGACGACCAAGAGCCTCGCGAAGCGCATGGCGGCGGCGCTCACGAAGGTCGCGAAGAAGGTTGTTCCGGCGCTGCGCTGGACCCCGAAGTACGCGCAGTACATGATGTACCGTGCGAAGTACGCGGCGAAGCCCGTCACGAACTTCTTCGGCAAGCTCTGGCAATGGTCGCTCAAGCCCATCTGCCAGGTGGTGCTCGGTGTTGTGGCGGTCACGCTGCTCTTCGTCGGTGCGGCCATCGCGCCGGTCACGACGATCCTCGTGCTCGCAGGTACGGCCGTTCTCACGCTGCTTCTCGCGCGCGCTCTCCAGGCGCTCGAGGCTGCAGAAGGCCACTCGAAGGCGGCGCGGTTCACGCTGCGCGGTCTCGAGATCATTGCACGCATCGGGCGTGCGGTGCTGTACACGGCAGCAGGCGCTCTGGTGGTCGTGGCGTGCATGGCGAGCGCGGCCACCGCACTCTACGTCGCGACGTTCATCGTGCTGTCGTATCTCCAGGTGCGGGGCGCGAGCAGCTTCGCGTTCTACGTCTGGTGCGTGGCGACCGGCAGCTGGGGCACGCTGCTGCTCTTCGCGCTTCTCGATTCGACGCTCTACTTGATGCGCTCTCGTTCGGCGCAGACTCGGCGCGCGGCGCAGGAGCAGGAGCAGGAGAAGTACGAGGAATCTTTGCGTACGAAGTACGAGGAGTCCCTGCGCGCGGCACAGGTACGGTATGCCGCACAGGAGCAAGCTGCGCAGGCGGAGCACGAGGCGTTCATGCGTGAGACGAAGCCGATGTGGGATCGCGCGGCGCCCAAGCAGGCTTCGGTTCAGAAGGACATCACGCCGGCAAACGCTCCGGGCCAGCCGCACCTCTGGACGCGTGGGAACTTCCTGTGCGCGAAGGGTACCGAGGAGCTGTGGGGCACGTCGCACGATGTTGACCCCGCGTCGTATGTGGACGTCGACGACGGCGACGAAGTGCACTCGGCAGGCGATTGCCAGGCGTGCGGCGAGTCGATGGCGGGCAGCTGGCAGTCAGACACGTTCTGCATCAAGTGCGTTGGTGCGAAACTCGAAGACGAGGCGCTGATCCGTACGGGAGTGTCGCTCAAGGCGCGGAACGTGCGTGTGCCGCTGACGCAGGCGGGCATGGAAGCCCAGCCGGCGTACGTTGCGTCGAAGAACCCGGCCACGCCCCTCCAGTGGTTGGTGACCGTGAAGTTCCGCACGCGGGACAACGTCGAGCATCCGCGCGAGTGGAGCCTGCTCGATGCGGGCGATGTCGTGGGAACGGTCGTCTACGACAACGACACCCGCCGGTTCACGACGAACGCATTGGGCGAAACGCTCAAGGCAGTCGACGGGTCGGACCGCAGTGAGGTCGCGGCGAAGCGCCTCGTCTACGACATCGTGTCGGACGCGCGTAACGCGCTCGACAACATGTTGTCGAAGGACGAGAAGGACGAGGGCGTCCTCGCGAAGGTCTTTGAGGGGGCCTTCGTCGGGAAGAAGGCTTGAGCCGTGGCGAGGATTCTCAAACCCTCGTCAAAGCCGCGCATCGAGACGGAGCAGGACGGCGACCGCATCTTCAAGGTGCTCTACGTGAACAACCGTGAGGTTCTTCATGCAGGCGGCACCACGGAAGAAGAGGCGCTGCTCTTCTTGATCCGACACGTCCACCGCATCGCACGGCACGTCGAGGCCTTGTGCATCGAGGAGCGCAAGCTCACCGAGGAGCAGATCGACGAAGTGGTGTTAGGGGATCGAGATCCCCTTCCGGCGTCCCCGTGACCTACACTTAGGCAGTGAGCACCAACGAGTTCAACTGCCTGAGCAACCAGCTCCTACAAGCGGGTCTGCGCTGCGAACTCCCTGTGGCGTTCGCGGTTCCGGTTCGCGTGCGGGAGCTGGTTGGAGACGTAGGCGTCGAGGACGTACGCGCGGTGACCGTCCATCAGTGCCCTCAGCACGCGGACGACAGCGTCATGTACGAGATCGAAGTCTTCTTGCGCGACGGGTCGCGTAAGAGGGGTGAATTTCAAGTCGCGGGCATCAGTGATGACCACGATACGTATGTGCTCTACGACCGTCAACGAGACGGCCTGATGAAACACATGCGCTTGGTGCACTGATGCGACGCCGCCGCCGCGTCTTGCTTTGCTTGCCGGAGCAGTCGTCAGAAGAAGTTCTGGCGGTTGCTCGGACAGTCAAAGCAGCACTGGCTACGGAGTTTCAGGTTCGCCTTCTGCTTGAAGGCGAGCAGGAAGATGAAGACGACGAGCTAACGCCCGTCGACAACCCTCTCGAACAACCCATCGTCATCCGAATCTCGGACGACGAAGAAAGGACCTAACATGCTCGCTTCGAAACTTCCCGAAGGTTTGTGGGCTGCCCAGTGTCAGAACTGGGAAGTCCTTCTCGACGGCAACAACGGACGTTGGTCCGCAACCATCGTGCTCACCCCGACGCATCCGATGATGCCAGTCCGACGCGCGGTGCACGTGGGACAGATGGGGTTCACGACGCCGCGAGCCGCGGCGGGGTGGGCGGTGGGCAAGCTCAAGGACGAGGGCGTGTCCGTGTTCTTGCTGAGCAGTGACGGCGAGCCGCCGAAGACGCTTCTCGACTACTTGGACTTTGCACCTGTCGCACCGTGACCGACGATGACGAACAGATGTGGCAGCCTCCGATGATGTCGCGAGCTGTGTCCGTTGGGCAGATGTTCCAACTGGCCAAGCGCCTTCGCACGCGCGCGTACTGGTATCACGCTATCGACGAGACTGTTGAAGCGGCTACCTCGCAAGCACTCATCGGATTCGCGGACGAACTGGATAAGCTGTTCGCCTTCAAAAGCGAGCTGACCGATGAGGAACGCAAGCCGTGACCTCCGACATCGCGCGCGTGCTCGCCGAACATGCCTACTTGCATGGGCGGGCATTCGCGTGGTGGCGATGGCACAAGGGACGATGGTCCTGGCGCTTGCTCGCCCCGAGTTGTTTTTTGGTCCGCAGTTGACGCTTGCGGCATAAACCCCTGTTCCTGAAGTCATTATTACGTCATACGGAGCGACGTCTTGAAACGACGTTTATGTAAGAAATGTACGAAGTATTTTCCCGCTACCCTTAAGCGATACACGCATGACGATGTCCAGGACTGGGACATCATGAAGTCCTTGGACATCGAGCCCGCGCAGGCCAAGGCTATCTACAAGGCGATGGAGAAGCCCGGTCTCTGTCTTGGCATTCCTGCGTACGAGGGCGCGCGCGAAGGCGTCGAGCGCGTCCGTGAGTTCGCCGACGTCTGGGCGGTGACATCGCCGTTCGGTGGCGAGCACTGGATGCACGAGCGTGACCAGTGGCTCGTCGAGAAGATGGAGTTCGACATCAACGACGTCCTTCACGTGCGCAGCAAGCGCAAGCACGGCATCTTCGGGGACATCCTCGTCGAGGACAAGACGGAGACGTTGGTGACATGGGCGAACGCCTGGCCCAAGAGCCAAGGCATCTTGTTTCGCCGTGCGTACAACGATCGCGACCTGTGGGAAGGGATGTCGTCGCACACGTGGCCGGGCATCGTGCAGGCCATCGAGTCGGTGTTGCTGTGAAATTCAACGAAAGGAGAACGCATGCCAAGGGATAGTAGCGGCGACGAGCCGCATGACATGGGTGAAGGCAAGGTCACCCGCGAGACCGAGAAAGCAATCCTGGTTGCCCTAGCCGGCGCCGGTGAGAAGTGGATCCCGAAGTCCGTCGTGCACGACGACTCAGAGGTGTGGAAGAAGGACGACGCCGGCAAGCTCATCGTGAAGATGTGGTGGGCCGAGAAGAATGTGCTCGGTGATGCCTGACGAGGATCGTGTCGTCGTCGCGATCATGGACCTGATGAATCAGGTCGCACGTGTCGCGTGGGCCCTGGAGACTGCGTTCCTCGACATGAGTCATGCATACGAGGACGCGCCCTGCGCGCGGTGCCTGTCACAGCTCGTTCCGGTCGGCGCGGACAAATGTCCGGCTTGCTACGAACCCACGAAGGAGAAGACTGATGGCTGACGTCGAAAGCAAGCTGAGCGACCTGCAGTTGCAGGTCTACAACGTGATCCGGACGGCGGGGTGGGAAGGTGCCACCACGGACGAGATCGAGGTGGTCGTGAAGCGCACGCACCAGAGCGTATCCGCGCGCGTGAACGAACTGGCCGCGATGAAGCTCATCGAGGCACGCGCTGCGCGGCGCAAGACGCGTGCAGGCAAGCCGGCGGCGATCTACATCCTGTACGGGCTCCGTCGTGCGAACCCGGACCGTGACCAGGCGGACGTCGCTACGAAGTAGCCATGATCGCGTCCCACGTCTTGGGACCAACGATGCCGTCGATGACGAGACCCTTGGCTTGCTGAAACTTGCGGACCGCCGTGTCGGTGCCCACGCCGAAGATCCCATCGTTGGAGATCTTCAGGTGCTTCTGCAGGTCGGCCACATCAGGTCCCGTCATCCGCGGGTCCTTCAGCATGAGCGTGCGCTGTGCCGGTTGCGGGGCCGGCGGCGCTGTCGGGTAGTACGCGCCGCCCGTCACACAGTCCTCGCCATAGCCGTGGGTCACGACGTTGTCGGTCGTGTTGCGCGTCTTGTACGCGGTCCAGTCCATGCCATACTTCGCGATCGTCAGGCGTGCGTAGCCGGTGCCGTGGTTGTGCGCGATCGCCAGGTACGCGCGCATCGTTCCGCCCGCCCACGTTCCGTAGTCGGGATCGGGGGCTCCCGGCGGAAGTTTGGCGTACAGGCGCAGCTGGCTGCGGTTCGCCTCGGCCAGCTTGACCATGCACTCGGTAGCCTTGTTGAAGTCCAGCATGTCCGCGAGCGCGTAGCCGTAGCGCCGTGCCTCCTCATCGCCGATCTGATAGGCGCCCACGCTCTGGAAGCCGGGCGGGCAGGACGCGCTCGCGATCTCGGTGTCCCACTCGTTGGCACACCCTGCTTCGTGGAAGCACGTGCCGACGTAGTAGCGGGGGTCGATGTTGGCCAGGCCCAGACGGGCCTGCGCGGCGACGACGGCGTCGTAGGTCTGCTGCCCGGTCACCCGCTTGGCGTACGCGCGGTTCTGTGTGGGCGGGCTGCCGTCGTCCCGGACGTACTCCTCGAGTCGGTAGGGGAGGAGCTTGTCCGGGTAGTGCTGTTCATGAACGGGGATCACCAACGACATTCTCTCGACGGTAAACCATCCTCGAGGCGCAATCTCTTTTTTTGACCCCAATCCCCTATAATTCCTGCACACCCCGAGAGGTTCCAGATGCCCCTTCTGACGGTAGCCAATCTTCGCACCAGCCCGATCGCGCTCGCGGACCCCTCGGGTCTCTCGGGCGTCTCTTTCACGGTTCCCGCTAGCGGTAGCGTGACCAACCTGGCGATGACGCTCCTGGCGCTCGCGTCGATCGAGCCACAGCTCATCGCCGAAGCGACCCTGGCGAACATCACGTGGACCGTCGCAGACGACCCTGCGTCGTCGGCAGACACACTGCCGGAACACATCAGCACCGTGCTGGCGTCTCCGTACAACGGGATCGCTGGCGACCAAGCCATCCTGACCAACCTGACCGTGCCCGGTGCGGTTTCGGTGGTCCTATCGGCCGCCGCGAAGATCGGCCAGCTCGTGCAGGTCATCGACGCCAAGGGCGACGCTGGCGCGAACAATGTGACCATCACGGTCGCATCTGCCGGCACCATCAACGGCGGCGCCAACGTCGTCATCAACACCAACCGCGGCATGGCGTGGCTGATGAAGACCGGCACCAACGCCTGGGTCTCGGTCTCGAGCGCGTCCATCTCGTCCGGCGCAGCGGGTGGTGATCTCGCAGGCACCTACCCGAACCCGACGCTCAACGCGATGTTCGTCAGCGCGCCTCAGGCGCTGTCGGGCGCAGGTGCGGTCAACGTCACCACGCGTACCACCCTGTTCACGTCGACGGGCGTCAACGCGCTGACCCTCGCGAACGGCACGCGCGCAGGTCAGCGCAAGACACTGTTCCACACCGTCGACGGCGGCAGCGGCGTGCTGACGCCCGCGACTGCAGGCAACTTCGCAACCGCCACCGTGTCGGTCGTGAAGGACTTCATCGAGTTCGAGTGGTCGGGGGCGGCATGGAACGTCGTCGGCTACGGCGGCTCCGGCGTCTCGTTCACCTGAGTTCTTCGTAGGTGGGGTCGCATCACGCCGACGCCGGCCAGGCAATGCCGGCCGAATGCGTCGCGCGTGCGACCATCCGGTATCACAAGTTCGAGACCTCCACGCGGCAGGTCTCGATGCGCAACACCGGAACGAACACGTTGTGGATCAGCTTCGATCGACAGGCGTGGTTCGATGTGGCCGCAGGCACGTCTTGGGACGACCGCGTGACGGTGGCGGGGTTCTGGTATTGCACACAGCTTGGGATGACCGCGTTCGTCGTCAACGGGCTCTCGTTGAACCTGCTCGAGCCCAAGACACCTTCACCTACCGACGAAGAGTTGGGAGGCTGACGTGCCGTTCACGCACTACCCCAAGAACTCCTTCAACCTGATCTTCGCGTGGGTGCAGCCTCCGCCGCCCGATCAGACGCCCTTTTTTGGACAGCCTCGGTTCTCGACGCTGAACCGTTTCGAGAAGCCGCTTGAGCCCGGCACCGTCGTTTCAGCGTTTCACGATGCTCAGCCGTTCACACGGTTCTACGGCTCGGTCGCGTCGGATCAACCGCTCGAGATGACGCTGTCGTTCTCGAACGAAGAGACCGACGCGCAGGGTTTCTACGTCACCGACGACAACATCTCGAGCTTGAACTTCGACGCGGAGGCCCTCAAGCAGATGTACGAACCGGCCAAGCAGGGTCCCACCGGCAAGTACTTCTGCACCATCTTCGGGCGCTACTTTCGTGTCCAAGTGAAGAACGTCGGTTCGGAGCCCACCGAATTCTTGCGTGTCTTCGTGCGCGGGTCTGTGTTCTAGTTTATCTAGTAAACATGGCCAAGCATTCGATCCGGTCCCCTGTCGGGGGCAGCGTGTGGACACACTCGGTGGGCGTAGGTCAGCGTGTTGTCGCGGGCACCACGTTGCTCATCTGCGAGGTCATGAAGACGGAGTTTCCAGTGGAGACTCCTGTCGATGGCGAGGTTACGTGGCTGGCCGCGTGTGGGCAGACGCTCGAGGCGGACGACCTCGTGGCGATCGTCGACGACAAGCCTTAGTCGTTATCGTCGAGGTGCCGTTTGAGTGCGGTTATGCCCAGCGGCATTGCAGCAGGAAGTGCATACGTTCCAAACGGAAATGCCAACGATAGGGCTTGTCCCAAACCGCGCACGCCGTGTTCACTGATTAGGTGCTTTGACGCACGTAGACTCGCTAGGCCCTCGTCTAGAAGCCTCGGCGATGACACAGCGAGATGTGCAAGCGCAGGAGCATAGCTTGGGTGTTTTGCCATAATGCCATACCCAGTTGCACCCATGCCTGTGTAAGGGAGAACGTTGTCCAATGGAACTGTCGACGGTCTCCACTTGGTCAACGGGGATTCGTAGTTCGAAACGTGCCCCAACTCATGCGCAACAGCCGCATCTGAACTTGTTGGTTTTAGGTTAAGAAGGCGCTTTCCAGCACCCTCATCCAGATGCGGCCCAACATACACGTTCAGATCGTTTTCAGCGTCTGCTGGCAGCATTCTCTTTGCAAATGTCTGAACTGTGTTTTCTAGATTTTTTGGCGTGCGTTCTTTGGTAACGAGCGCATCAGTGGCGCGATGCATCAGTCCCTTCAATAGGTGCCCACCCACTGCAGCACCTCCTGCGATCGCGGTATGACGCGCCTCCCGTTCATCGCTTCGTCGGCTTGCTTGTTTTCCAAGCATCCCCGCGATCGACGCGCCCAATGGTCCCGTCGATCCCAGCGCAGACGTTTCCGCGCCCGAGAACGGGTTCTTTATGTACGGCGTCCAGCCCGCGCCATGTTCTTCGCGCTTGCCGCTGTGCAGCGAGAGCAGCTTCTGGTGCCGTGTGAGGCCCGTGGCGTCGATGCCCTGCTGGGCCAGTCGCTGCTCGAGCTGGTTGCCCCAGCCCTCTTGCGGACGAACCTTCATGATGATGCCGCCGCCCAGATCGATCGGCTCTCCACCGAGCGTCTCGAACGCCTTGCGACCGACGTCGATCGACTTGTCGTAGTCGAGGAGGTCTGCGGTCCGTGCCCCACGTCCCCGCTTGAGCACCTGCTGCTTGATGGTGTTCGGATCCTTGTGGATGTGAAGCGCGACGTCGAACATCTCCGGGTCGTAGCTGCGCAAGAGTTGCTGGTGCTCGAGGACTTCGCCCGCATGCGGGGTGTACGGCATCTTCTCGATGTCTCCACCGCCCATCAACTGGTGGAGACGCAGGTGCGGACGCCAGTCGAGTCCGTGGTGCTGCAACCCCATCTGCTGCGCCAACGCCTTCGACAAGACGGTCTTGCCTGCCCCCGACGGTGCGTCGACCGCGAAACGCATAGCCTTGGGGTCGATGCCACGTTCCGCGAGCGCTTGTGCAGCGCGTGCTGCAGTGCCCTGCAGCTCTTCGGGGATCGCCTGTGCGACGTCCTTTTGATGAATGTCGCCTTGCCCGTGTAGACGATCTGCGATGTCCGCTTTGATGCCGGGCTTGTTGAGCAACATGCTTCCGCCCACGGCAAGCGGAAGCCCGATGCTTGTCATGAGAGACGCAGGGTTTGCGATCTTGAATCGAGCGGCGCCTGCCTTGAGGACTTGCGTCGCCATGTTCGGCGCTGGCCGCTTGGTCAACACGGCGGTCGAGGCGCCGCCTGGCGCCGCCATCGCGGGCGCGTGCTCGGCGCGCATGTCTCGCAGGAGCTGCGTTGTCGAAGGTGACCCCGCAGGACGTGTCGTCGTGATCGGACTCGTGGTTGCCTGAGGCTTCCAGCCGCTCATCGAGCCCACCTGCGTCTGCGCGTGCGTCTGTTGTTGTTGTTGTGCGGGTTGAACCGCAGCGCCCCCGGCGGGCGGCATCCAGTTGCGCGGCTTGTCTGGGTTCTCGTGCTGCCACTGGTCGAGGTGTTGCAGCGGGTTCGGACCTTGTGGGCGCGCGTTCAAACGTGCGCGCCCGACTTCCGTGCCACCACTCGCCTCGGTTGGTTTGCCGAACGCCTGTTCGATTCGTTGGTGTGACGTCGTTTCTGGCGGGCGCGCGTTGTGTGAGAGCCCGCGCGCCTCGAGCATCTTGTTCGCGGCACCGTACGCGCTCACGGGAGCCTGGTGCTCCTCGCCCTGCCACGGCAGATCATGTGCGAGCCCGGACATCGCACGGCTCTGCTGCGTCGGCACAAGCGCACCACGCTGTCGTGCGTACGACGAGAGGTCTGTGTCGAAGCGCGCTTGGGGCTGCGCCGCAGTCGCGGCGAACGTCGATGGGTTGACGTTCTCGGCACCGTGTGTGCGCACGGCGCGGTTCTGCAGCGCACGCGCGTACGTGCTGCCAAGGATCGCGAACTTGACCCAGCCGGAACCCACAGGTCACCCGCCCAAGGCGCCCATCGAGGGCGGTGGCTGCATGGCGGGATCTCCTGCGAGCGCGGGCGGTGTTCCAACCGTGGACCCGAGACCCGGGGGCGTCGGCGGCGACGTCGACATGTCGAGCGGGACGGTGCCGTCGAGCGCAGGTAGCGTGCCCCCTGGCACGTGAGACATCGGAGGCATGCCCGCTTCGGGTGGAACGTCCTTGCCGTGCTCGACGCTCGCGACGAACTGATCGACCTGCGTCGGTGGCCCGAGTGCGAACTTCTTGAACGCGTCGCGCCGACCCTTCGTGTACGCCTGCTTGAGTGTCATCAGTAAGCCCCCTGCAACGGTGCGTACACGAGCGACCGCTTGTCGCGGTCTTCTTGGTTCTGTTGATGGAGGCCGTAGGCAAGCGCGCCGCCTGCTCCGAGTGCAGCAAGCCCGAGGCCGCGTTTCACCGGACGCATGAAGCGCTGCATCCCTGAGGGGCCTGCAGCAGGCGCAGGCGTCGGGACTGCGGGGCTCGGCTGTGCCATGTGCTGTGCTGCCATGTTGTGAACGTCCGCCATCAGCGGTTCGCGCATCTCCATCGCGTGCTGCTTATCGCGCGCGGCGAACTGCTGCACCGTGTCTGCATGGCCCGGCGGGCCTGACGGTGTGTAGGGTGCCGCTGTAGGTGCCGCATGAGGCGTTGCGAGGCCCTTGGCGGCAGGCATCGGACGTGCGAGCGGAACCGCTGCAACCTTCACGCCGAAGCGTGCAAGTGCGCCTTCACGGCCGCGTTGGAACGCCGTGCGCAGCACGGGTCATCCCACCGCGATGAAGAGGACCGCGGCTGCGCCCGTGGTCGTGATCAACGCCGCGGTCGGGAACGCCTGCGCGGTGTTGATCCAGATGAAGTAGCCTCCTGGCGCGAGGGGCCACGCGTCGAGGCCGCCGTTGAACTTGATCGTGCAGCCACCGGCGGTGCACTTCACGATGAGGCCTTTGGCGCCCGCGAGCGCGAGCGTGCCGAAGTTGACGACGTCGTCGGTGACGGCGCCTGAGTAGGACCGCTGGAAGTCCACACGCGACGTGAAACCGAGCGCGACCGCCAGGTTGATAGGTGCAGTGGCACCCCCGTCCTCGAGAGGGATCGCGGCCGCACCAGCGACGGTCAGGTTCTGCGCCATGGCCTAATTATAGGCGGTTACGCGTCAGATCTCTTCTTGGCGAAGCGTGTGCGCGTCCGAGGCGTATCCCTGCTCCCAGTACCCGTACGGCAGGTGGAAGCGCCCGTGGTCTCCCCAGCCCGTGCCCCACGAGTTGGGACCCGAGAACAGCTGGGTTGCGTCGTCGTAGCTGTCGAACATCATGCAGTGGCCGCCGATGGACCCCTCGCCGTACTTCGGCAGCGGGATGACGCCGGTGCGCGCGGTCTCCTCGCTGTCGAGCGAGTCGAAGCAGTCGAAGCCGAAGATGACGGGCCAGCCATCCGCGATGCTTTTTTTGATCGCGTGCAGGGTCATGCACGCGTAGAACTTGAGCGCCTGGTGATTGAGCGCCTCGGCAACGGCCGAGGCGTTGGGCTCGATCTCGAACTTCGAGACGTCATACGGCCACGTCTGCTCGAGGCAGATGCCGAACCGGCGGTACGCACGGAACACGTCACGCACGTTGCAGCCGCTGTCCTCGGACGGCGGGTTGCCCTCGATGTTCACACGTGTACGGTAGTAGCCGAACAGGCGCGAGAACATCGGGTCAGGCTTGCCCGTCGCGACCATGTACGCGAAGCCCATGGCCTCGGCGCCGGCGTTCTGCGTGCAGCTACCGAGCTGGCCCTGATCACGGATCGGCGGCTCTGCGCGCGTGCGTGTGGTCGCGTGTGGCGGTAGCGCCGCCATCAACGCAGGACTGTGCACGAGCACGAGGTCGCGCGGATCGGACGGCTGACGCTTCCAGTTGAGCTTGCGGGTGACGCCGGCGATCTGGGTGGTGCTCACAGGTCCCCCTTGGCGGTGTGGATCTTCACCTTCGGGTCGAGCTTCCACAGGGTCGCGCGCGTGTGGTTCAGGCCGTCCTTGAGTGCAGCCACCGACGGCTTCACTTCACCCGGCGAGAGCTTCGGCGGCGACGCCATGTAGTTCTGGATGATGGTGCCGAGCACGCACGTGCCATACGCGGCGCCGAGCGAGCCGAGCATCTTCTCGACGTGTGCCCAGTCGACCGTACCGTCGGCGCCCGTTGCCTCGTCGATGAGCTGGCTGACCACAGGACCGAACTGCATGATCACGGCGGGCAGCTCGCCCTTGGTGCAGTCGATGACGCTGTTGAGCGCGGTGCACGTTACCGAGTTCATGTTCTCGGGCTTCTTGCAGTCCTGGGCGGCACCGCAGCCAGAGGACGTCGCGATGAAGAACGTGAGAGCGATGACGAAGATTTTGTTCATGACGGACTCCTTCAGACCGCGACTGTGGTTGCAGCGCCCGGAGCAGCCGGAGCGGCCGGAGCGGCCGGAGCGGCCGGAGCAGCGTTGTCGTTTGCTGCCGCGTTGATCTTGGCGGCTTCTTTGCCATGATCGGCGATTCCCTGACCCACGATGTAGGCGCCCGCGAGAGCGATGATCTGGGTCAACATGTCGGGGTCGAGGTTGAGCCCCAGCTTGCTGGCGATCGCGACGATGATCGCAGCCAGTAGGACGAGGAACTTCTTCGACGCGAGCAGATCTTTGAGTGCAGTCACCATCAGATATCTCCCTTGTTGCGTGGCACCGAGACCGAGCCCTTCTCGGCTGGACGGTCAGCGTGTGTGTGAACGTATCCTGCCTTGTTCTTCAGTGAGGTGCGCGACATAGGCACGATCGTCGTGCACGAGTGGCCACCCAGCAGCTCGTCCGCGCTGGTGACAGGTTCTCCGCACGAGGGGCATTTTGCCAAATCCTCGTCGGTCATGTGCATGTACTCGAAGCGATTCCCGCAGTCGCACGAGTACTCCCGGATTTTGGGCACGCGGAATGATAGGCGTCGCTTACCCGATAAACAAGTCGGAGGTCAGCAGAGTTCCGAGGTGGGCGTGACGTTCGTGTCGCCCGCGTTCGGGTTTGCTGCGTCGAGCGTCGCCACGGGCGTTCCATCTGCAGCAATTGCAGGCGTCGTCGGGACGACGGGTTTCCCGGTCGCGGGGTCGACGCTGGTAAGGTCAGTGCCCGACGGGAATGGCGTCATGTTGGGCTGGAAGACGACCGTCTCCGCTTGGGTCACCAAGGTGTCGATCGAAGCGAGGAGGCCCAGTAACGGATTCGCGGCGGTTGCCGTCCCGAAGATTGCATTGAAGAAGGTGATCACCTTGGCAAGGTCCGCGAGACGCGGAGCCCCTGCAACAAAGCACACGCCGCATACGTACTCACCATTGTCAAACGGTGGCCGCGTTTCGTCTGTCGTATCGCCCAAACGCTTGGCCAGCTCCGCAAGCAAGAACGCCGTTCCACCCTTTTCGCTCGACATCTGTGTGACGTAGAGGCTTGGGATAGGTGCTGACAACGCCGCCGACAGGCGCTTGATGTCGTTGATCAGTTCGGTAGACCTGGCAGCAAGCCGTGTGGCTGCACCTTGTGCCAGTTTGACGGCATCGCCGATGCGTGAAGCCGAGTGTGCCGACGGTTTGAGTAAGACGTTCGCTTCTGCAAGGAAACGTTGTGCGGCATCGCTCAACGCGGGGAATGCGTCAATCGCGGCGTCTGTCGCCTTCCAGCTGGGAGAACTTCCCGTCTGTGGCGGCGTCGGAGCTTTGACCGCAATCTTGGACACGTTTGACAAGCGGTCGAAAGGAAGTGTGACGGTCTCACCATGCTCTTGAACGGAGCATTCCCATGCGATGAAGTAGTAGACGGGCACTGACCGATCGATGCCGTCGTCCGTGTCTAGATACGCGGTGTTCTTACCTGACCCGATTTTGACAACCTTGTTTTTCCCGGACGTTAGACCTTCGGACAGTGTCGCGGTAGTAAATAGGTCGAGGACCGTGCGTGCTTGTGCTGCTTTCGCGTCTGTCGTTCGAATCACCGCGTATCGATTGACGACGATTGATACGCCGGGGAAATAACGCAGCGTATTGACTGGGCTTGGGGCGTCCCAGTCGAGACGGACACCGATACCAGGCGCGGTCGAAGACCCGACTACCTTTGCAATCAGGTTCTGCGGGATAGGGATCGTGCGGGCGATGTAACTGTTGTCGCCCGAGGGGCGTGTCAGGATGTCGAGCGTCCTCGCTGCCGAAGCAATCGAGGAGAACCGCGGAGCCCCCACAAGCAGCACCGCCATGACGACAGCGTCTTTCTTGTTGTCGTATTGCGGACGGTTGGGGTCCTGGGGGTTGTTCGTTGCCGTTGCAAACGCTTTGTAAAACCCTGCATTCCCGCCTGTACGAACAATCATCTTTGTATAGGCGTCTGCTGCCGCCGTCGTCGGCGGTCCAAGCGCCGCGTTCAACCCTGCCTGAAGATCGCGCAGAGTCGGCGGCAACGCCGGTGGGGGTTGGTTTGGAACTGTCTTGACGATCGGAATCGCGAGCGTGTGGATACGTCCCGCTTTCAAGATGCCGGTCAAGGTATCAAGAATCGCGTTGACCACCAGAAGCACTGCATCCGGTCCAATACCTATTGAAGGCAATGGTGGAAGCCCCGTCAGGGGGTTGTCGATGCTCAACGCACCCGCGAGCACGTCACCCATAGCGGTGATCGCAGTCACCATGTTGCTGGGTATCAGCTGGTTCGGGTTGACCGCGGTCCAGGTCATTTGGGCACGCTCTTGTTGAACATCGCCAACACACGCTCTGCGTTCTGTCGACGCCTCTCTAGGTCGACGCGAACTGCACGTGCATACAACTCAGCCATCTTTGCCAAGATAGCGCCTAGCGCAGGCGTACCACTCCACCGGAGGTCATCCACCATAGTTACTCGGTGCGTACCTTGGTGGAGAGAGTTCCTGGGTATGCCGCCGCGATCGCAGACAGCTGGGCGCCAAGAGCGGCAAGCCCGCCTGCAAGCTGCGTCACTGCGGTGAGGGTGAGCGCGGTTGGTGACCCGATAAACGCGTCCGGGGCGATCGTCACGAGGGCGGTCGCTGCAATCGTTTCTGCAGCAGCGCCGGCGGCTCCGAGAGGCGACATCACCGTACTTCCGTACGCGGTGCCCTTGATCACTGGCTCGACCGCGTTGGCGCCTAGCTTCACTGCGGTGCCGCCGTCGACCGTGTAGATGCTGCCTGCCTTGGACGTAGAACTTCCGCTAACGTCGACAGTGTCGTCTCCGCCGACTTGAACGCCACGGTTGCCTGCGATCGCTTGCGTTTCAGCACCGCTCACGCCGACATCGCGGTCGCCCCCGACGAACGCGGTCGAATTGCGCCCCACCGATCGCGTCTCGTCGGTGCTGACCGTGGTGGTTGCTGATGCCCCGATCGAGGACGACATGCTCCCGCCCACGACGTGCGTCTCGTCTCCGCCGACGGTGGCGGTCCTCGACCCTGCAACATCGTGCCGCATCTCGGACGTTCCCTTGTCGCCAGACGACAGGTCAACGCCACCATCCCCATAGATCTGCACGCGCCCATCCGAGCCGGCATGGAGCCGGAACAAGAGCTTGCCCTCGGGCTCGAGGATTCGAAAATCCAACACATCACCTGTCGCGCCGAGGTCCAAGCGGATCGTCCAGTGCTGTTCGTCCATCCCGGACTGGGTCGCCTGGTTGGAACCTGCGCGAAGCACGAACGACGTCCGCCCTTGGTCGTTCTCGATGCGCATCTGCCCGAAGTCTGAGAATTGCTGGATGCGGCGTGCGATCGTTCGCAGCGTTCCAGAAGGTCCAATCGACTGCACGTGAGCGCTCGGGCTACCCATCAAGGTAACCCCGCCCTCGAGCACGGCGACGTGGTTCCCCAGGGTGCCCACCTGGGCCCAATCACCGGCTCCCATGTCGGTGGGCGCGTTGGGCGGCTTGAAGTTGTTGGTGCCCTGTGTCAGCTGCGTGGGATCGGCATCACCCACGCCTTCGACGCCCGTCAACGTCGGTGCCTGAACCGACGGTTGCGACGGACTTGGAAAGTCCATGCAGCCAACGATCGCGGGAATGCCCAAGTCGTAGGAGATCACGACGGTCGTGCCCGTCGGGATGTGGTCGAAGCCCGTGGCAGTCGACTTGATCTGAGGGACGTCTTGAAGCGGGCGTCCGCTGTGCGTCCGCACGATCGACGTGTGCGTTGCGGAGTTGTATGCGACGACGACGCCCAGCTCCCAATTCCCCTTACCCGTGCGCCCGAGACCTGCGGCGCCGAGATTGGCAGCACCGCGTCGTGCGCGTAGAGGGTCCTTCACGTCCCGACCGTATCACGACCCGCGCGGCGTGTTCGACGAGTTCATGGGCGGCACGGTGTACTCGACCGGGTGGCTGCGTGCATCTGGAAACCGTTTCGCCGACCATCGGAACGCGACGTAGAAGTTCACGATCACAACGAGATCAAAGATGCGTGTTGCGATGGTGAAGAATTCCCACGACTCACCATCCACCAGCTCCAGCGCCAACATGATGTTCGTGTACGCGAACAAGCACAAGGCCGCGCAGATCGCGAGGCTCACCGGGTTCTTCCGATTGCGCCACCCGCGCAAGAAGCGCCAGGCAAGCGGAAGCCATGCGACCGCGAGGGCCACCGACAAACCTGCGAGCGCGAGCTTCATGCCTTCTTCGCGAACCGGCCGTGCGTCTTGGGCTCGCTGACCGTCGTGAATTGCTCGGTGGGGTCCTTGCCGAAGCGTTCACGGTACTTCGTCATGACGCTGTTCTTGAGGGCGTTGACCTCAGGGTCGAGCTGCGCGTGGAAGACCTTGTTGCGACGTCCGCAACGGACTTCGGTCCACACGATCAACCCGACAATCATCGCCAAAACACCCGTTACGATCCAGGACACGGGGCTCCTTCAGGCGTGAGGTGGGTGTGTCGGCGGGCGCGCGGCCGGCAGTCCGTCGACGGTCTTCGCCATGACCGTGACGGCAGTGAGGAGGTTCTGGATGCTGTCCGTGAAGCGGTCCATGCGCTTTTCGACGCGCCACATGAACCAGAGGCTGACGAAGATGGGGAACCCGAACTCACGCAGCAACGCGGCTGCATCCGCAGTGCCATTGCCGCCACCATCAGCACCCATGCACAGGGCGACGATGACAACCAGCACCGACCATTCACGTACCGTGCGCATGGTCACTCGAGCGGAACCGTATCGCCAGGCGCGTTCGTCTGGTTCTCGCCGGTGGTAGTGTTGTCGATGAACCCGAGCACGGCATCGATCGACGTCGCCGTGATGCCCGAGCCACCGCCCGCGTTCGGACGCGTGCCCGGCTTGGTCAGGCTGCCGAATGGCAGAAGGCGATCCGACATGCCCGAGACGTTCTCGAGCACGAGGTTCTGGCCGGCGTTCCAGCCGATGGCGTAGCTGGTGATCATCGACAGCTCGGCGTAGAAGCCGCCGCAGAAGCCGTGCGTCTTGTCGCGGAACACCGCGCCCATGCCGAACGGGATCAGGAACAGCTCGGAGTCGAGGTTGATGAAGTACTTCTTGCTGTTCGGATCCGCGTCGGATGCCTGGTCATCGAACAGCGACGGATTGATGCCACCGGCGACCGCGTTGTGCGACAGCACGCGAAGCAGGTTGCGCCCGTTCACGAACAGACGGCCCATCGTCCACTGGGTCTGGGCCTTGCCGCTGACGTAGAACGAACGCCCCGAGCCGATCGCCATCATCGGCTGCGTCGGCTTGGTCTGCGTGAAGTTGACGGCTTGCAGCATGCCGATGGCGAGCAGGTTTTGTGACCCCACATTCTGCCGACGGGCGGGGCCTGCCAGCACGAGCGTGTCGTCAGGATGCGCTGCGGTGTATGCAGCGTTGTCCATCACACGCTCGACGTAGCTCTGCTGGAACGCCCAGGTATCGAATCCTTGAACTACGCCGAGTGCCATAACGTTCTCCTTCAGGCTTTCATGTAGCGCAGGCCCTTGGTGGCTCCAATTGTGCCACCAACGGATGCGAGTAGATCAGGAAGTGACATGCCGATGCCGGGCACGTTGACCTGGTGACCGAGAAGCTTTTCGATGCCGTAGGCTCCGAGCGCGCCGAGACCGCCACCCACCAAGCCGCCGCCTGCCATGCCGCCGAACGTACGTGCCCCTGCTTCAGGGCCGTGTTTGACCAAGGCTTCCGCAACGGGGTAGCCCGGGATCTCACCCTTCAGTACGTCCCCAATGGGCTCACGCCCATGCGCGTGTGCCGATTGCTTCATGCGTGGCTGCAGGAGGTGTGCGCCCTGCAGCGCCCACGACGGGATATCCTGAGACGTCGCGTCGAGGTTGTACGGTGCACCGGGCGGCACGGTGGCGTCTTCCGCCTCTTCGACCTTCTCCTTGAGGAGCTGGCCGGTGGTGCCGCCGGTGATGCCACCGAGCAACATGCCCAGGTCCGGCTGCTTGAACTTCGCGCCGATCGCACGGCCCGCAAAGCTACCCAGCGCAGGAGCTGCGACCGCCGGGAAAATCGACGCGAAACTTGCGTTCTTTCGACCACCCAGAAGGTCGCCCAACATGCGCATGAAGCCGCCTGCCGCAGGCGTTGCGGAGGATGCGGGAACTGCGCGGCGTGCTGCCAGCGTGCGCTCGACGTCACCCATGCGGGACTCGAGCTGTCCCGCCTGCTGCCCGAGAACGTTCGCCTGCTGCCCGAGGCGGCCATGAAGACCGCCGGCACCCGCACCCACCGCCATGTCGCGCAGAGGGTGCTCGTCGCTGCTGAGCAAGCTCGTGAGGCCACCGATGCCGGCGCCGGCGAGCGCACCGCCCAGAGGTGTATTCGTCAGCAACTTGCTGACGTCCACCGGAAGGGCTGCGATCTTGAACTGCTCGACGCTCATCGAATCCCCATCATGTGAGGACCTGTTGGGGGTAGTGACGCGGTCTCGAGGTGTCGTGCAAGCGCGTCAGCAGGTGACACTTGCATGTGCGCGGGCAGTAGGTTGCGACGCAGGAACTTGCCGGGCGCTTCCTGCAAGCGATCGATGTGTGCGAAGGCGCCCGGCACAAGCGCCTTCGCGGTGCTTTTGGCAGCGCCCATCGCAAGCAACGGAAGCGTGTCCTGGATCATGCCCATGATCGAGCCCTCGCGAACGCCGAATCGCTTCGACGCCGCTTCGACTCCGCTGTGGTAGGCGCGCTTGATCATTTGGTCAGTTTGGCATCGGGGGCTTCGGCGGCATCAGCTTGTTGCCAATCGCCTGGCCACCGGCTTGGGCTGCGGTGTCGAATGCAGCGCCTGCTAGCCCGCTGCCCACACGCCCCGCGATGGCAGGCGCAGCCTTGCCAAGCAGAGAGCGACCGAGCATCGGGGCAGCCGCGCCAAGCAGCGCAGGGAGGAAGGCCTCCTTGATGCCGAACGCTGCGGCGGCGGCCTTGATGCCGTCGGTGTAGCGGGACTCGAGGGCCCCGCCCTTCATGCGCTCCATCAACGAAGGACGGTGCGGTTCCATGCCAGCCGCCGTGCCTGCGGCCGCACCGCCGAGACCTCCTGCGGCAGCACCTCCCACGCCAAGCAGCGCACCCATGTCTTGGGCGACCGCGGGGTCGAGATGGAGCAGCTTGCCGAGCAGTGCACCCGTGCCAGCGCCGGCGAGGCCGCCACCAAGTGCACCAGCACCACCACCGAGAAGACCGCCGCCGAGGGCGCCACCGAATGACGCGAGCTTCTCCTCGCGACCACGATGCTCGCGCGAGATCTCGACGTTGACCTTCGACCCGGGCATGAAGCCTTGCGAGGCTTCCGCGCCCTTGACGAGGTCCGCGATGAACTTGTCGAAGAAGTTGTCGGACATGAAGGCGCCTTACGCCACCAGGTGGAGTTCGATGACGTTGAGCGGCTTGGGCAAGCCGATCGCGCAGTACATCAGCACGCGGTCCGCCGACGTCGGCGAGACCTCGAGCGCCGTGATGGCGAACGAGGTCAGCGGCGCACCGATCTTCGCTGCCGTGCGCAGCAACAGGAGCTGCGAGCCGGTGATCAGCGCACCGTGCAGCTGCGTCAGCGTGTCGAGCGTGACGTTGTACTGACCGAGGAAGTCCTCGAGGATGTCGACGAAGAACAACGACACGAAGTCGAAGTTCTTGACGACGGAGAACTCGCCCGACTCGAGCGTCGCCGGGTCCGTGGTCAGCTGGTGGATGGTGTACGGCAGCGACGTGGTCGTCTGCTGCGCGAACACGTACCACCCACCGTTCGAGATGTCGGTGAGCTGGCTGTCCGTGAAGTACGTGTTCGAGTCGTAGATCTGGGACACGCCCGCGATGCCGAGGTTGGTGAACCCCTGCTGCGACGGCAGACCCGCGGTCATGCCGCCGACCGCGCATGCCAGGTAGTAGCCCGGCTGCTTGGTGCCGCCCGTGACACCTGCGACGTCGCACTTGTCCGGCCACACGAGGACCGTGCGCTTGGAGTTGAATGACTGCGCGACCGCCACCAGCTCGGTGACTTGCTGGCTCTTCGAGAGCGTACGAACGATCTCGAAGTTGACCGTTGTCAGGCCGACGAGGGCGCCGCCGATCCGCTTCACGCCGTGTGGCAGCTCGTTCTGGACCGTCGAGCTGTCCTGCCCGTTGTTGACGATCTGCAGACGTTGATCGCTGATGACGTTGTTGACGACGAGCGTCGTGAAGACGGTGGCCGAGGTGATCGCTGCGTTCGGGTCGACCGGGATCTTGATGAGGTCACCCGCAGCGACGCCGCTCGCGATGAACGTGCCGCTCGGGTCCTTGAGGATCAGGAACAGGTCATCGCCGGCCGACGTGATGACACCAATGAGCGCGGCCGAAGGCACGCGAACCGTGGTCCCGTCCGCATAGACGATCGCGCAGGTGATGTTGCACGTGCCCGCGCCCGCGAACGGTGTCGCGACGTCGACCTCGATCGTGGTCGCGCTCTCGACGGACGCGATCGGATAGTCGCCGAGTGCGACATCGCCGAGGACAGACGAGATTGTCACGCGGAGGATGTCGCCCGGGATGACGCCGCCGCCCGTGGTGAGCAGGGTCGCCACGCCCGTCAGCACGATCTTCGTGATCGCACTGGGCGCGCTTCCGCTGAGCTGCAGTGGTGCGCCCGTGGCCGACGCACCCACGATCGTCTTGGTCACCGGCAGCGTGCCGTTGCCGATGACGACGCGGAAGCGCTGCGGACGACCGTGAACGTTGTCGGGCAGCGCGAGTCCGACGCAGTCCGAGTTCCACATCGCGAAGATCGACACGTCGGTCGTCATCGGGATGATGGCGTAGACATCGGGGCGTGCCGAGATGTGGTCTCGCACGGTGACGTGTCCCGCGAGGTCGTCGGACAGCACGCCGATGAACTGAACGACCGAGGTCGTGTTCTCGAGCGCGACGAACGCACCTGCCGCGAGCGGGTTGCGCACGTCGAGACGGCCGATCTTCGACAGGATGTCGGCCTCGGACTCGATGGTGTCGAGGTCGACGATGTCTTGACGAAGCGAGCGGTACGCCTCGTACACGACGGCGTACGACACGGGCTTGCTACCCTGCCCGGTCACTGCCAGCGTCACGCTGCCGGCGATCTTCACGGCGTTGTTGGTGTGCGAGACGAACGACGAAGCGATCTGGACGTCGTTGATCTGCCGCTCGATGTACCAGTGCTGGTTGGCTGCCGGCACGAACGTTCCGCCGGTGACGTCTGCTGTGAGCAGCAGCTGGGTGTCCGAGACAACCGAGAGCACCGTGCGCGCGATGACGACCGTGCCCGCATCGACGATGACGAGACGGTCGCCCGGCAACACCTTGCCCGGCCCTGCCGTGGCGAACGTGGTCGGCCCTGGGAGGGTCTCGGCGGTGTCGAACTGGTTGGGCGTCAGGACCGTGGTCGTGCCCTTGATGCCACCACCCGCGTCGACGCCCTTGCCCGCGATACGGACGCGCGCTTGGTCGAAGTAGATCGCGACGCTCGAGCCATCCAGGATGGCCCCGACAGCGTTGTTCGGCGGCTCGGCAACCGTGATCACGGCAGGGCCCGTCGGCAGCGTCCCGTCAGGGGATGCTTCCAACGTGCCATACGCCGGCGTGACCTGGATGTCGGTCTTGTCGGCGTAGTCCGTGGTGCCGGGCTTGAAGTAGTCCTGGATGTGGAACGCGGGCCCCACGACAAGGCAGTTCAGGTCTGGAGACGTCGGCGTGACCGTCGGCGTGGCCAGGTCCTGGTAAACGAGTACGACTGGTCGAATGGCCATGGGTCAGTGCTCCGAGTCCATAGGGTTGCGGAAATTATAGGGTGTTGACGGTCGGATCGCGATGTTGGCGACTACTTGGACGGAGCGGACCCAGAGAGGGCGATGGTTTCGAAATACGCGGTGGCAGAATCTGCACCCGAACGGACGACGTCCAATTCTACGCTTCGCAGCAGGGGCGCGGTTGGCGCATTCGTCCAGCGTTGTGGGTACTGCGCCACGAAGGTCACGGACGTCACCCACTGATCTTTGTCGCGCTGCGCGGGTTGCGTGCGTCCAACCGTGATTGGCGTCATGTCGTGCAGCCCGAATTTCCCCTGGATGAGGTCGCTCGATGCCTGCAGGAAGATCCCAACAATGTCGCCAAGCACCGCGCTCTCGGCACGTTTTCCGGTCACGCACTCGATCAGAATCGGCACGGATTGAAGGTTCCAGAACCCTTCGAGGCCCGTCTTGAGGTTCACGCCAACACGGTCACCCAGTACGACACGCCCCATCGTCTGGTCATCACAGTCGACATAGACTGCAGGCCGAAAGTTCCGGTGTGTCTTGTCTTCGTTGAACGCACTTTCGACGGCGAGTCGCGTGACTTTGATGTCCGGATCCCACCGCCACTGGAATTCGTCCCCAACGACTTCGCGTGCAAACCGCTTCCGGATGATTTCAACAAACACGCCCAACACCGCAAGCTTTGACCCTGGACGGATGCTGACTTGCTGCGTTTCTTCCGGCGAAGGTTGATTCTTCGGGTCCGGTACGTAGTTGGGGTAGTTGTCGCTCATGAATTAGTACAGCGGTGGAACAGCTGTTGGGTCAACGAGTAGCTTGTATTCGACCGAGTTGTGTCCCAGTAGCGACGTCGTCACCTTCTGGTGAACCGTGACACTCTTGAGTTCCGTGTGGTGTGTACGCTGAACCTGGTAGCGTTCGTTGCGCACGAGGTCGACAAGGATGTCTTTGTATTCGACGAGCGGGTAGTCGAGGATATTAAAGTCGTTGAACTTGACGTCACTGTCGCCATGCGACGTGATGTTCGTAGCGACCGTTGCAGCTTCGCGCCGTCCGCGGATCAATGTCGGGGCCCAGTACCCGCCCACGAACGTCGTGCCATAGCAGATGAGGCAATGCTCGAGCGTAGACTCTTTGGTCACCGGGTCGTAACACTGAGGACAGCGGTCGCCCCAACGCTTCCGCTTGAGCACGATGAGTGGGATGCCGTTGAGACGGCGATAGCCCACCGCTTGATCGTGGAGGATCTTGCGTTTGAACAACCGGGTTCGCCGATCGAGACCCGGCTCGACTGGCGTCGGCTCGCTCGTGAACATGTTCGCGGATCCCGACGGAGGCGTGACCGTGAGCTGGTAGTACAGGACGCGCGCGAGCGAGAACAGGTTCACGCCTTCGCGCCCTGCGTTCTTCGGGTCTGCAGGCGGGAGGTTGAACTTGTCGTCGATGAAGTTGTACGCGTCGCGCAAGCCCGTTGCGACGGACTCCCAGGGGCCGCTGGGACTTTCCGAACGTGCGATGTCGACGAAGAACGCGCCGCTCTCGTCCGATTCAACATCCCACTGAACGAACACCGCCGTTGGGAACAACGCCGTGGTGCGGGTGATGCGAACTTCAGCCAAGGACCGCCGGCCCGGTATCAGGTGAACCGGCGCCGCCCCCGATGCTGGATGTGTCGGCCGCGTTGTCGATCTGACCGAATGCGCGGTTGATGCGCTGGTCACCTTCGTCACCCCAGCCGACGGGCGGGGACTTGCGGGTCAGACGTTCTTCGTAGGGATTGATCGGCGTGCCACGCTGCTCGTGCATCGAGTGCGTCGCCGCGCCTGGCATGTTGGTGAAGAAGTCGCTGAGCTTGACGCCGTACATGCGGTACAGAATCGCGTGACGGCGAGTACGTTCACGGTCTGCGTCGATCGCGACCTTGTTCAGGCCGCCCGTCATCCGTCCCGGCTCATCCGCGCTGTTGCGGATGCCTTGGTGTCGAAACAGGTCAGCGAAACCCGAACCTGCCTGCTCGTCCGCAGGACGTCCGTCGCTTGAGCGCCCAAGCGCGCTGATGCTGCTCGTCGCCGAGTGGTAGTGAGGGCTGGTCGACGGATTGTCGCCCTGCTTGGGGTCACCACCGAGCATGCCCGGATTGAAGTCCGCAGCCTTCATTGGAATCGGCCGGGGCTGGCTGCACGTGCCGTAGTGCTTGGCCTTGCGACACGACGTGCAGATGTCCGCAGAGAGCTTGCGACGAGGTTCGCCACGGGTCTCGCCCTGCTCGTGCGCGCTGAAGATCTGCGCGACGGATGCAGGTGTCGCCGGAGGTGCCATCGCTTGCTGCGCCTGCGGTGACAACGACGACGGACCGTCCTTGGCACGGAGCACGGCGCTCCCTGCCACGGTCGGGTTCGTTGGCGCAGGCCAGCCCAGCTTGTAGCGCTCGAGCGCCGCGTGTTGCCCGTTCGCGTATGCCAGCTCGAGGGTCATGGCGAAACGACGTCTCCTGGCAACGGCATGCTGCTGGTTGCGTAGTCGTCGTCGTTGCGCTGGAGTGCGCGATCGATGACGCTGCGTTGACGACGTCCGGTGTCCGTCGGCTCACCCGCCTGAGCACCTGCACCGTCGCTCGATGTCGACGCACCCATGCCGACGTTGAACGCGATCTTCGCAGCGTCAACGCCCATCGAGTCTCCAACCGATGGTGCGTTGGTCGATCCGGGCCGTGGCAGGTGTGGAAGATCCGACGCGTGTGGCGTCTTGATCCCAACAGACTTGAGACCTGGCTGCTGCGGCGCAGGCAAGCCGAAGGCCGCGAGCGCTGCGCGCCCGCCCTCAGCCGACTTTTGGCGCAGCAGCGACATGGCGGGGAACTACTTCTGGATCGCGCGGAACAGGTCTGCGAGCGGGTTCGCGGCGGCCGTCTTGGGTGCCTCGATCAGGCCGAGCGCCTCGGCATCGCGACGGACTTCCTCCGCGCTCTTGTAGCCGACAGCTTCGAGAGCCTTCTGGATGCCGTACTCGTGCGCGGTCTTCAGGTGGTTGTTCGACATGGTTGAATTATAGGGCGAATTTCACCCGATGACCTCTTGTCCGAACGACCCATCCGCACGTCCCGGCGCAATGTTGTCGTAGGTCGTGAAGTGGTCCCACAGCCAGGCGGGCATGTTCGCGCGGGCGTTACTTGCGGCTTCCGTGTGAGCCCCGTCTCCGGGTGTTTCGCGGTGTGCGTACGGGATGCGCTCGGTGCCATGGCTGAACTCATCGCCCCGCGGCTGCACGCCTGCATTCGCGCCCATCGAGTTAGCGAGCTTGAAATGCGCAAGCGCTGCGTTCTTGCCTTGTGTATATGCAGCAACGAGCGTCATGACTTGTTGAACCGGCTCACGTTGCGATACCCAGAACCCAGGGTCGCATACGCGCTCTCCATGTTGTTCTGTGTCTTCACGCCGCGCGTCAGTTCATCCCACTCGCCCTTGAGTTGTTGTGCGAGTTGCGCGTAGAGCGCAGCCTTGTCAGAAATGCCGATCGGCGAGATGTCGCCATCTTGCACGGTCGCCTGGTTTCTGACCTGCATGAACGACTCGCTCATGAGCAGAAAGCGGGTCGTGCCCACAAGCAGCAGATACCGTAGATGTGTAGGGAACGACGACGGCGTGAAGTTCGTCTGCGGCGTCACCGTATTGAACGAACTCACCGTCATCTCGAGCGCCAGGTTCAGTTCTGCATCCGTGAACTGTACGTCATCCAACAAGATGTTGTTGTTCGCGTAGTCGCGCATAAACATGCGGACTTGGTCTTTGGAGACCACTGTCGGCGTTGTGGGTGTGCCGACGATCGGCATCAGCGCACGTACGTCTTCTCGAGGCTGGCCACGACCTGCGCGATTTGTGCGCCCGCAGTCGCCGTCGTCACGATCTGGATTGCTTGGTACGGCAGGAGGATCGTCTTGAAGCGCGCTTCGTCGAGCGCGATGAAGCGCACGCCCGTCGATTGCTCGATGATGATCGACTCGCCCGCCAGGATAGCGGGCTGGTCATCGTTGATTTTCGTCGGATCGAGGTTCACGAGCGACACGGTGATGTCCCCCGCAGCACCCAGGTCCACATGGATCTGGCTGCAGACCAGGGACTCGACGTTGTTCCAGAAGAACAGCCCCCCGCCGTCTGCTGCGAGCGACGCGTACTTGTAGCAGCTGTTGCCGGGCTGCACGGGGCTGTCCGCGCGCACAGCACCTGCTTGCGGCAGTACCCCCGTGAACTTCTTCCCGGTGGCGACCTGTTGTTGGATCGCCGTCGAGATGGACTGCGCGGTGCGCGACGTGACAACGGTGATCGAAGGGGAAGCCATGGGGTGCCTCTATTGTAGCGGCTCGAGGACTACTTGCGGGACTGGCGGGGCTTGGAGGACGCGGACGTCTCCGTCGGTGCAGGCACGGGCATGGGCTCGGGCACAGGCTCGGGCGCGGGTTCGGCTTCGATCTCAGGCTCAGGCTCGTCCTCGACAGGTTCGGGGGCGGGGGTGGGCGCAGACTCCACGGTCGCCGCGACGGCCACGTTCTCGACAGGCGTACGGGGGACCTCGGTCGGCGCAGACGGTGCGCCCGTGTCAACCGCTTCCAGCGAGACCCAGCGCGCCTTCATCACACGCTCGACGATCTCGTGGCTTGCGGTCTCCTCGGAGATCTCACGCGAGTCTCCCTTCGTTCCCGCAGGCCGAAGCACGACGATGACGTCGAACACGTCGCGCATCGGCGTCAGATCGAGGGTGCTCGCTTGCGTGTTCTTGATGATCAGATTCGACATGGTTCTCCAAGGGTGAAACGACGAAAGCCTTCTTCCTGAATCCCCGAACAAGGGAGGAAGAAGGCCTCAGCCTACCCTGGGGCAGGGATGTTGTTCAGGCGAACGGCAGGTCGATGCGCTGGGTCGCCAGCGTGTTGCCGATGCCGATGCCCGGCGCTGCGTAGCTCCAGAACTCGATGATGTCGGCTTCCTGCTTGATGTACAGGGTCGCATCCTGCAGGAGGAAGAACACGCCGAGGTAGTTCTGCGGCGCGAACACGTAGACCGAGCGGCGAGTCGAACCGGCGACGTCGTCGACGATCTCGCGCTTGATGGTCGAAACCACGGGGATGCCCCACAGCTTCTCCTCGGCCTCGATGCCCATGTCGTAGTGCCGCGACGCCACGTCGTTGCCGACGGAGGTCGCCGGCAGGTCGAGGGCCTCGTAGTACGTCGACTTCGACATCAGGAGCTTGCCGATCGGCTGGCGCCGGTTGACGAGGCCCTGGAAGCCGAGCTTGAACGCGCTCGAGTTGAACGCGCCCGCGAGGGTGCGTTGCGTCGCGAGGTTCAGCGCGATGATCGCGTTGATGGTGTCCAGGAACTTCTGGTCTTCCTGGTCCGCCATGTCCTTGACGGAGTTGTCCGACAGGATCTTGCGGATGTCGTTCTGATACGTCATCAGCTCGAACTTGTTCTTGGTGTACCGCTGCGACTCGGTCTTGCCGAAGTAGACCGAGAAGCGCTTGCCACGGAACCACGTACGCTGCGCCGTGCCGTTGAACGGCACGAACGTGGCGACGGAGTCGGGCTCCTTCTCGACGATCTTCTTGGGCTGGTCGGTGTTCTCGTCACGGTCGATCTCGTCGTCCGCCAGCATGACGGGCTCGATGATCTCGCGTGCGAAGGACTCCTGACGGAGCTTCTGGCGAATGAACGCCGTACCCTCGGCCGCTGCCTCCTTCGTCCGCCCGTCTTCGACCTTGCGGACGAAGTTCGAGTTGATGAACTGATTAGAAACCTGCTGGGTCTGTGTCTTGTACGCTGCCGACATTGTGTGGTTCTCCTTGACCCAGGTGGACTAGAACGAGTTGGCGTCGCCGCCGGTGTAGAAGACGACGATCGTGCCGTCCGTCGCGGTGAGGTCCTGGAGAACCTCGCCGATGATCTGGTTGCCGGCGACAGCGGGCTGCCACTTGCCGGAGACGAACGTCAGCTTGACGCCCGGGGTGTACGTGCCCGCGTTGAAGTTCGCCGGGTCGAGCTTGAACTCTGCGTTCGAGCGGAGACCGACGACCTTGTGGACGAACTGCGACGAGAAGTCGTCGTTGCCGGCGACCACGACCCAGGTCGCGACGGCGTTGGCGGCCGCGCGGTTCGGGGTGGATGCAGCCTTGGCTGTGCCGTCGGTATCGACGAACACGACCGTGCCCAGAGGCAGGGCGTCGTCGGTGCCGGGCACCGTCTGCTTGATGGTGAAGGATTCGTCGATTGCACCTTCACGGGGCCAACCGCGCAGAACGTCGAACTTGCTGTTCAGGATCATCTGAGTCTGCCTCCGGGAATGCGCTACGAGGAAACGATCCAGCTGACGAATCGTTCGTCCGCCGCATCAGCTGCTTGCTTGGGGGTCTTGGGTTGGAGATCGTCGTCGGCCGAAACGCCGCCGCCGAGGGGAGTGACGACGCCGGCTTGCTTGGAGAGCAAGTCCTCGACCACATCGAGAGTCGCGTCGTCGGCCTTCGCGAGCTTCTGCCGGGCGATGTCCGGCAGCTCTTCTCCGTGTGCCACGGCGTGTGCCGTGGCGATCTTGTCGAGACGCACCTGACGTGCGGCTGCGACCGATGAGGTCTTCTCAGTCTCGACCTGGTCGACATAGTCGGCCATGGCATCGAAGACCGCCGCGAGCTTGGTGTGATCAACCACGAGCGCCTCCGAGCTTGGAACGCAGCATGCCGAAACCCGTCGCTGCGACGAGCACGCTGGCCGCCTTGATCTTGCGGTCTTCGGCTTGCTTCAAGCCCTGCGCACGCAGGTCACTTGCGATCGTACGAAGCATCTCGGATTCCTTCACAGGGCCCCCATGAGATCATCGTACGACACGTCGCTCGATGCGGTACGAACTTCGTCGGCGAGGGCGCGCAGACCGCGCGCCGTCTCGGTCTTGGGTTGTGCCGCTGCGACTTTGATCGCATGCGTCTCGGCCGTCTTGCGATGGGACGCGGCGTTCGCTTCCGCGAGCACCTCGTCCACGACGAGCGATAGGTGTTGATGCGTGCGGTTCACGGCGCGCCTCGATGCATCACGGCGTGCAGCGCGTCGATGATCTGCGGCCCGGCCATGCCAGTCGCAATCCCTGCGCCGAAGCCTGTGTTCTTGGCGCGTTCGCGCGCGGCTTCGTCATGGGCATGCATGAGGCCGGCGCCAAGGGCACCGCCGCCAAGCAACGCACCACCACCAAGCAACGCCTTGACGAGCGCGGGATCCGCGGCCGTCTTCGCTTCCGCTGCCTGCTTGAGGCGAGCGAGCGCGTCGATGTGAACCACGTCAGCCATGGCTCAGCGAGCGCCCTCGATCAGCTGAAGAGTGTCACGGAAGCCGGCGACGAAGGACTCGCTCGCCACCTTGTGGATCTGCTCGACCGTGTCGTTCCAGCCCTTGGCGTACGCCGACTCGGCCAGCTTTTCGAGCTGACCCATCGTGGACGTGTAGCCGAGGGTGGCCGCTTCCTTCACGAGGTCCGGGTTCTCGGCAGCGAACTTCTCGAAGTCCGATGACCCTCCTGCGACTGCGGCGGTCTTCGCGAGGGGCGCGGCCTTGTCGGCCGCCTCCTTGTACTGAGACGCGCGAGCCATGAAGCCGTCGCACATGGCGGCGCCATAGAGCTGCGCCTCCTTGGCGAGGGCCTCGTGCTCGGCCTTGCTCAGGTCAGCCGCGATCTTGGTGAGGTCTTCGATCGGCGAAGTCTGGCTCGCGGTCTTGGACTGCACCGCCGGAGCGGTCGCTTCCTTGAGCGCTTGCTTCAGACGCTCGCCGGCGTCTGTGGTTGGAGACGCAGATCCGGTGGGCGCAGACGCGCTCGCGGTCTTCTCGCCGCCTTTGATCATCCCGAGTGCGTTTGAGAGCTTCATGGATTGCCGTCTCCGTTACGGTGAAAATGATAGTGGGCCGTGCGCGGAAAAACAAATTCAAGTCAAGACGATGGAACCGAGAGCTTCCGCCACCTGATCCAAAGTTGCCAGGGACGAGATCTTGATACTCGAGAAATCGAACCCGCGCGCCTTCGGTTGCGCGCATTCGATGAGATGGACGATCGCTGCTTGCGACGCAGTCTTTGCTGACAGCTCGGTGATGTCGGGGATGTCGTAGCCTTCGTCAGTGCGCATCGTTCCACCTGGGCGCTTGCCCAGCGTTGCTGCACCGAGAGCCGTCGTACCGACGGCAAGCGGCACCTTGAACTTGCGCATCCACGGGAACGCGGTGAGCGCCTTGTAGCCGCCCAACAGCAAACCCGTTCCACCGAGAACCTTGCCGACATGCGCACGCGTGACCGCGTCTTGTGCATCGATCGCAGCACCGCGTGTGGTGTCACCGTACGGCGTGTGTAGCACGTCCGTCGTCGGCGCCGCATCAGGACGAAGACCGATGCCCTCGGGCACGAGCCGTCGGTAGAGCATCTCGCCAGCGTACGCGCGCTTCTCGCGAACGTTCGCGAAGAACGGCATCAAGGTGTTCGCGATCTTCGACGACTCGAGCGCGCTACTCTCGATCAGCTCGTCCAGAATCTCTGGACGGTCAGCGAATATGTTGAGCGACCAACGCGCGGCTGCAGCCACCTTGGCAAGCGTGTACGGAGACAGCTGCAATATCTGACCGGCAAGCTTGGTAGATGCAAGCGCAATGAACTCGGCGTCCTTGAAGACAACGCCGTTGGTCGCTGCAGCGCTGAGCACTTCACCAAGTGGGTACATGAGCAGCTGGTTTGTGTTGATGTTCTCGGACGACGCGAGCTTGGGGCCTGCGTGATCACGGAACTTCACGATGAACGACCGCTCGTCAGGCGTGAGCGTGCTCGAGGCGAGAGGCTCGGCGCGGATCACCTTGTCGATGTCGGAGAGTTTTTGCGATGCACCACTCTTGAGCGCGAGACGCTCCGCGATCGCTCCAAGCTCTGCGGAGAGCCGTACCTCGTGAACGTAGGCGACCTTCTTGAGCGTGTAGCCGGTGCGATCGGCGGGACGGAACACGCGCGAGATGTCGAAGAAGTCGGGCGAGGGGTTGTGGACGTAGTCCTTGAACCCGTTCTCGTCGACCTGGTTCATCGCGAACTTCACGTGATCGCAGTAGTCCGCGCGCGTGGGCGCTTCGTTGCCACAACGGGCGCAGACATCGCGCTTGATGCGACAGTTGTGAACCGCTAGCCCCTCGATGAGGTAGCTCTCGTCTTCCTCGACCTCTAGATTGTAGACGTCCGTCTCCATGTAACGCGCGTCGATCTCGCGGATGGGGGTGCAAACGTACTCGTCGACGATTTTCCGGCTTTCCTTCTTGGCCAGGACTTCGTGCGCCACCACCTTGGCGCAGACCCCTCGCAGTCGATGGGCCCATTGTGCGCCGATGTGGACGACCCATTCGTACGTGTCTGTCGCGCTGAAGCCGCTGCCCGCTTTGTGGGTGAGTTGATTGCACGAGGCGAGGATGCCCAAACGCGGCAACATGCGCGTCCACTGCGCGGCGAGCGCGTCCGACGCCGTTGAAATCTTGAGCCACCCGTCACGTCCGCACCCGTCGCCGTTGGCGTACGCGCCGAACATCTCGCGCTGCATCGCCGTGTTCCACTGCATTGCCGCCGGTGACAACTGCTTGGTCTTCGCCAAGGCGCTGCCGTGCGTGTAACACAGGGCCGCAAGACGATCGTCACAGACCAGAATGCCGCGCGCCTCGGACGTGTTCTTGCGTTCGAACGTCCAGGGCGCGTTTCGTGTTCCGAACTCGGCGCACAGCGCAGCAATCTCGCCGTGGACCGCGTCGTCCTTGTGCGTTGTCAGCTCGATGGCGTAGGGCGCGCCGTCGCGCCAGATGATGTGACCTTCGGCAAGGTAGTAGCCGAACAGGCGTGCGAACGCGCGGGTCAGGTACTCGGGCGACGTCTCTGTCCGATCGATGGGTGCAAGCAGGAGCTGGTCATCGAGACAGTTCGCGTGCGTCCAATCACCCTGCACCTTGGCATCGTCCCGCCACTTCCACTTCGCGCCCCCAGGCTGAAAACGCTTGACGCTCTCGAGCGGCGTCGCGAAGAACGGATGTTCTTCGGTTGCGTTAATCTCCGGATGCGCTTCCGCACGGATCGTGTAGACGTTCCCGCGATACGGACGCTTGTGTGTCTCGAGTACGCGACGCACACGTCCCCGGTGCGTGACTACCTCGTCACCGACCAGCACGTCTTCGATGCACTTCTGGGTGCCGTCGGCCATCGTGACCTTGGCCCCCGCGAGGAAACAGCCCATGGATACAGGCACGAACTCACCGTCGCTGGCGCGCTTGACCCACTCGGGGTCCTTGTCGTTGTCGACCGAGACGAGCAGCTCCACGCGGTGCATGCGCGGGTTCCAGAACGCCTTCTTGACCACGCCGGACGCTTTGGACGGATCTCGGTTCACGTGGTGCTTGAAAGCGTGGGCAGGGTTCTTCTCGAACGACGCGTAGTGCTCGGTCAGCTCTTCACCGGGCGGCACGAACCAGCGGCGATCGACAGACGCGATCTTGCCACGCGCGGGAACAGGGAACTCGGGGAACCCGTCACCGTTGCGGTTCGGGCCGTAGGTCTCTTCGGCGCCGAGAGCGTTGAGAAGGAGCGACGTCTTGCCCGGTTCGGGCGCGACCGCCTTGATGTAGTCGAGCGCCTCGGACGCGTACTTCGTGATGCGGCTGGTGTCGACGCTGCGCCCGTTGTTCCAGGTGAGCACGGTCTGCACTGTCGGCTCTCCCGTCGGGAAGTAGTCGTCCAGCTCGATGATCTTCTTCACGGCAGAAGGCTCCGCAGTAGGCTGGTCGCATCGCTGCGATGGCGAACGAGCTGGACGAGCATCGCGTGCTTGAGGCTTGGGTCGTCGAGCAGATAGCAGCCGTCTTCAAGCACGTCATCGACCATGATCGCAGCCGCGAGCTTCTGCGCCGTCGTCGTGGCTGGCGACATTCCCGTGTCTACCATCGACCCCAGGCCGCTCGATTGCGACGGCTTGGGGCCTCCACGAAAGATGTCACCGAGGGCCTGCATGCTTCCGACACCGGCGGCTGTCAGAAGCGCCTGGTTGCGTGCGTCACGTAGAACGTCGGCGCTGTGGCGCTTTGCATCGCCGAGCATCATGTGTCCGACGCCAAGCGCAGGCACGCCGAGACCGACACCCCATCCCAACCCCTTCTGCAACGCAGAGAGCGCCGCGGGGTCGAACGCTGCACGCTTGAACAACCCGAACGCGGCGAAGTCCGCCATCGCGAGCTTCTCACGCAGCGTGGCGCTTGCAGGACGCGCGGACGCGATCTTCTCGGCGAGGAAGACCGACGTCTCGAGGGCTTGTGTGAAGGGTGTCATGATCAGCGAAGCGCTTGCGCGACTCCCTGGCTGAGTTCCGGCGGGAGGCCGTGCATCCCAGAAGCGATGCCGGTCAGGCCGCCGAGCAGAGCGCCGAGAGCGCCCGCGGGGACCGCGCTCTTCTGCTGCTCGTACGGATCGCTCGACAGGAAGTGCGGTGCCATGCCGATGCCTGCACCGGCAGCAGCCGGCATCGCGGCACGGCGAAGCAGCGCCATGAGCGCGGGGCTCTCGGCGATCTTCTCGTTGGTGAGCGTGGCGTACGCGGCGATGCCATCTGCGATTGCGCGCGCTTCCTTGCGACGCACGAAGGCCTTCATGCCGATCGTCGCGACGGCTTCCTTGATCGTCAGCTCGGGAACGCCGAGCATCGCGCCGGCGACCTTGTGGAGGCCGAGGTCACGGACGGCGGAGGTGACGTGCGGAGGGATGAGGTCATCGAGGGTCACGAGTTGCCTCCAGGCAGTTGCAGTTTTTCGAGGTCGCGCGCGAGATCCTGGACGGGAGGCGTCACCCAGCGATGGTTGTCGGAGTGGACCTGTCCGTCGTACTTCAGGTTCTTGAGGTCACCGCCGGTGTTGCCTGCTGGATAGGGGTGCAGATCGCGGAGCGCAGTAAGGGGCCACTCCTCGCGCGGTTGTCGGTTGGGAACCACGCCGCGAGCGTAGCCTTGATGTGTCGACGCTTCAGGCGCCTTGTTCATGTGCGTGTGCAATGCGCCGCCGAGCCCGCCCGCGGCTGCACCGCCGAGAGCGCCGCGCATCGCGCCGCCGGCTCGGTCGTCCTTGTCAGCAAGCGCACCGCTGATTGCGCCGACACCGCCGCCCATCAACGCTCCTCGGCCGAGCGAGGGAAGCAGTTCGGCGAGCGCGGGCGGCAGCACCATGGCGCGCTTGTCGTTGCCGCCGGTCACCGCGCGTTCCGAATCCGCGAGCAGCTTGATCGACATGTAGTCCGGACCCGAGCCCGACATCACAGCCTGACGCAGGAACGACCGTACTGCATTCTTGTCGGTCGAGAGCACCGGCGCGAAGCGAGACATCGTGTGGTAGGCCTCCATGAGCGTCTTGTCGTCCGCGTTGGCGAGGACCGAGTCGGTCTTCTTCAGCTCACCCAAGATGGCTTGACGTGCGGCCTCGTCTCCGGCATGGCTTGCGGTCTCCATCGCCTTGTTGGCCATGTCGCGCAGGAGGTTGGCGCCGGTGGTGCCCATCTCCTTGCCGAACGTCTGGATGGCCGCGCCCGCTCCCATGGAGAACGGATCCTTCTTCTCACCGAATTCGCGTCCGGTGATCTTGCGTTTGATGAGGTCGCCGATGCCGCCCGAGATGCCTTGTGCGACGCCCGTTACGGGCGATGCCCCGAGCTGTCCGAAGCTGCCCTTGAGGCCGCTCGCACCGCCAGCTCCGAACTCGGCGCCCTGGCCTGACATCTCGCGACCTGCGTGCGCGATGTTGCCTCCGATGGCTTGTCCTGTCGCACTCGCGCCCTGACCGAGCATGTGTCCGAGGATCGCTGACCACGGGTTCGCCGCGGCCGTCTTCATCGGGTTGTACTCGGCGCGGTTGAGCTGTTGCTCCGTCGAGTGTGCACGATCGATCGCCTTGTGCACGATGCCCGGGATCATCGCACCCACTGCAAGAGGCAGCATGACGCCTGCGCGCTTCTCGACGAAGCGACCAACGCCGTGACGCACGGCCAGTTCGAGCACGTCCGCTAGCTGCACTGGGACCTCGCGTGTGCGGCACCGAGACGGAGCCGGTTGGCCTCGACGGCGATCTTGACCAGCGTGGCGAACGTTCGGTTGGCGTCGGTCTCGTCGACGAGATGACGATCTGCGAGTGCCGCGACCTTCGCGTGCGCGTCGTCGAAGGAGATCGGCGCGAGGCCCTGGCTCTCCTTGACCATGTTCAACACCACGAGACCGATCTCGTGGTTGTGCAGCGCGAGCGCGTCCTTCTCGAACGCAGCCGCGGTGGGCGCCCCCGATGCGCGCTTGAGCAACGTTCCGAGGTTGGTGAACGCGTCTTCGAACGCCCACTCGGCCTGCTTGTACTGGTCCTCGAGGACCGCTGCCAGCTTCATGATGCGGCGATCGCGGAACGCCGCCTCTTTGGCTTCGTCCTTCTTGGGCGGGAACGGCGGCGCCTTCTTCTTCGGCTTGTCCTCGTCGTCCTTGGCCTTCTGCTTCGGTCCTTTGGGGAACGGACCGTCGTTGTCGTCAGCGCCGTCGTCGTCGTCAGCAGGCACCGCAGGTTCGTCGCCCGCGAGATCGTGGCGCTGCATCTCGTTGGGCAGCGGCCCTTCGTCGCCGTCGGGCTCCGCGTGGGGCATGCCCCCAGCGTCGCCACCAGGAGCCATGTGCGGAACGTCGACCTGCCCGATGAGCTGTTGAACGATCTGACGAGCGTCGATCGGATCGAACTCGTTCGTCATGTCCGGCTGTCCTTGGGCCTTCTGCTGGTCCATGAGACGCAGGAACGCCTGCGTGTTCGCGGCCTGGACCATGCGCGCGATCTGGTCAGGGTTCAGCGAACCTTGTGCGGCCTCAGCGGTCGCAGCATCGGCAAGCTTGTCACCGTTCATGAACCGATCGACGACCCGCTCGGCCATCTGATCGAAGTCTTGTTCGCGAAATGCACGCATCAGTGAAGGATCTCCCCGTGAGGCACGATGTCCTCGACATGCCACGTCACCTCGCGGTGCTTGAGCTTGAGCAGCGTCTCCGCCATGTTCGGCTCGCCGCGGTTTGCCGCCGCTTGCGCAGCCGTCATCGCCGTCTTCATCAGCTGGTGAGCCGCGAGCGCATCCGGGCCTGCGATGCTCGAAGCACGCAGCGTGCTGATGCTGCGGAAGTATGACTCGCGCATGGCTTGTTCGTTGACGTGGTCTGGTGAAAGCACAGTCTTGCGACCGCTGAGGTGTGCGATCGCCTCGATGCCGTCGAAGTGCAGCGCGCGCTCGAGCATGACTTTGCCCGTTCGCGAGCCCTTGTACATGTTGACCCAGCGCATCATCTCAAGTCGATCGCGGAACGCGGCAACGTTGCAGCAGAGATGGCGATAGGGCGAGAGAAGTTCAGGAGGCACGCCGCCCCGTGTGCTGATGTCCTCGTCAGACGCACCGGCGATGATCCACGCTTGAAGCAGCTCGCGTTCGAACGCGTCTTCGTACACGTCGACCACGCGTTCGATCACGTCGTCCGCAACGCCTTGGGTCTTGAAGTTCCAAAGGGCAGCTTCGTACGCGTGTGCAGGCGCGTGCGGCGACCGCATCACCGCTTGGTAGCGGTCGTCGGGGCTGCGTTCACGACGCATGGTCGTCCGGCTCCTTGACGGCCTGCACCCCGCGGCTCAAGCGCAGGACCAGGTCACCAAGCCCCTTGAACGTCGACTGGAGGTTGTCCTCGAGTCCCGAGAAGGTCTGCTCACCGATCTGCGGCTTGAGGGCGGACTCCTGCATCCACAGCGTCAACATGACGCGCGCGAGGTTGTCGACCGCCTTCTCGAGGTTCGGCAGGTACTGGCCCACCACGCTATGAAGTGCCGGCGACTGCGCGAGCGTTGCCACAGCAGCTGCGTCGAACATGTCTGCCGAATGCAACTGCGCGGCTTGATCGAGGAAGTGCGGATTGACCTCCTGCGGAAGCGTCTGCGCGTTCGGGCCGTCTGGCGGCATCGTCGCGTTGGGCGGCTGTTGCTGCTGACCCATCGACGGATCCATGCCGGGCTGTCCGCCCATGCCACTCATCATCGATGGGTCTTGTCCCATGCCGGGCTGTCCGCCCATGCCCATCGACGGATCCATGCCGAGCTGTCCGCCCATGCTCATCGACGGATCCATGCCGGGCTGTCCGCCCATGCTCATCGACGGGTCCTGTTGCGCCTGGCCACCCATCATCGACGGGTCACCTGCAGCCGGCGGGAACGCGCCGCCCGGCGGCATGCCCGGCGGAACAGCGGCACCCATCGACGGGTCTTGGGGCGGTGCACCCATGCCTGCCGTCATGCCAGGCGGCATGCCGGGTTGCCCCGTCGCGAGATTCATCGAAGACGGAGGAGCGCCCATCGCCTGCGTCTGCACGCTCGGCGCAGGAGGCGCGCCACCCGCGATCTCGGACGAGCGCTGGAGCAGCATCTGGATGGTCTGCTGCTTCTCGACCAGCTTCTGCATCTCCTGCTGGATGTGCTGGTCCATCTCCATCGCCGCGAGGTCGAGTGGAGCGGGCGGAGGCGGGGCCGGAGGAGCCTGGCCCATGGCGGCCATCGCCGCGTCCTGGCCGAGGTTCGGGTCGCCGCCCATGCTCGGGTCCATGCCGGGATCGCCGCCCGGAGGTCCGTCGCTCGGGGGCGCCTTCTTCTTCGGCTTGTCGGAGTCGGACTTCTTCTTGTCGTCGTCCGCCGCGCCTTTGAAGTACGACTTCAACGCTGCCGACTTTTCGTGACCGATCGAGAAGTGATGTCCGGTGGATGTCACGATTGGAACGCAACCACGATCATGGTCGTAGGGCAGGATCGCGATGCTCTCACCCTTCTGAATGACGTGACCGTCCGGCAGGCGCATGTCGGCGTGCGCGTCATGCATCACGGTTGCATGTTCGGCGTGCGGCGCGTACTGACGCCACCAACCGGGTGTTTGATCCGCAAGCTTGTCGAGGCGCATCTGCACCCGCGCGAGCTGTTGGCTCGTCGCAATCCACGCAGTCGCCTTGTGGTCTGCTGCCGTCTTGACGAGCAACGCCTCGGCATCGACGACCGAGATGTTGCACGCGAATGCGAGCTTCTTGAGCGCGGGCACGAAGCTCAGCGGTGCCATCCCGTTGATGGAGAACTGCTTGGCGCCTGCGTCCTTGATCGAGACCTTCTTCGCGCCGACCGCGGAGAGCATGTTCGAGACACATGCCTGTAGGTCGAGCGCTGACTGGAACCAGCCGCGCTCGTTGAGGCGCACCTTAAGCGGCACCCAGATGAAGTCCGTCGGAAGGTAGACGACATCGGCGCCCTTGGGCATCCAGATCGTGTTGTACGGATACGCTGCGTCGGTCGAGAGCGTCTTCTCGGGACCGAAGTCTCCAGGCGTCGCCTTGATGCGACGGACGCCATCCGACCCCGTCGAGATCGACTTGATCGTGACGGGACCCGTCGCTTGGAACGTGGTGCCGCGCTGGCGGACGAAGAAGCCCTTGCCCGCCTTGGGCTCACCACTGACGTCCGTGAACATGCGGGCATGCAACGAACCGCCGACACCGTCCGCGATCGAATCACGGCCCACGAGCCTGTTCGGCTCGATGTAGTCACCGTTGTCGAACACCGCGAGGAACGGCTTGGCGTCATACCCACGGCGCGTGGCGTAGCTGCCCTCGTCTGGCCGCCCGTGCGGGTAGACCTTGTTCGAGCTGCCGTGCGTCTCGGGATCGGTGTACGAGTTGTCGACGAGTGGGTTGTGTGCGGGAACGGCCGGACGTCGGCCGTAACGCGTGCCCTCATCGAACAGATCGATCGGGAAGGGCATCACGAACGCGGTGCGCTCCTTCCCGTCCGATGCGTAGAGCGTGTAGATGCCGGGCTGCTTGGGCTCGACCCAGTGCTCGTAGGGCTGCTCTTGCACCGCCATGTTGCGGTTCAGGCGCTCGTCCTTGGCGGCGAAGCCCTTCTTGCGCACACCCGTGTACGCCTCCCCGGCCTTGTCACCGAAGATGCGCTTGAAGTCGGTCGGTGTGTTGTCGGCGTCGGCGATCCACAGCGCACCGCCATGTTGCTGCCTGGCCGCGACCTTCTCGAGGCGGGGCTGAAGTGCGGCCGCGAGCGTCTTCATGCCGTACGTCGACGCCGCCTGCTTGAACAGCGTCGGGTTCCGTTCGAGAAGTCGGACGTAGGCAGCCTTCATCGTGTTCGGCGCGGCCGAGAGCAACGACGGGAGCATGAGGTCTGCTTCGCTCGCGACCTTCTCGAGCGTCTCCACCGTCATCACCCGTGCGACGTCGATGAGCGCCTTGGGCACCCACGAGGCATACGAGAATCGGCCGGTGATCGGCGGCACGACGACGTTGCGGATGTCGACGTCTGTGTAGAGCGTCTCGGGCGTCTTGACACCCGCGCCCAAGGACGCGAGTCCGGTCTTGTCGATCTCGTCGAGCCAACCCTTGGAGAGCGGCAGGAAGACGTTCAGGGCCTTGTGATAGAAGACCTCGAGCGGCTTGATGGCGTTGTCGACCATCACCACCGGAACGTAGATCGGTTGGTTGTGGCGCAAGACCACGAACGACCCCACACCTGACCCTTTGTCGATGTCGACATCGAGCACCTTGAAGGTGACGACGTCTTGCATCAGGTCAGGCATACGCGTCGACAGCAGGTTGTACGCCATCTCCGACATGCCCTGTTCGAACAGGGCTGTCTCTTGGTCGGGACCCGCGTTCATGCCGGCCTGGAGCTGTTGAGTGCGGGGCGACATTGCCGGCATATGGGACCTCGTCTACGAACTGGGGAAGCTGACGACTTTGGAGAGATTCGCGTCAGGAAGACCGCCCAGCTGCTTCGTCTTCTGCGCCTTGAGCGAGCCGAGGGTCGGGTTCAGGATCTCAGCAAGCTTCTCTTCGACGACGAGACGCCCCATTTCGCGGATGTGGCGCGGAAGGCTCACGCGCGCTGTGCCGCGTCGATGCGACGGAAGAAGTCGCGAAGCGAGGCCTCCTTGTGCTCTTCCTTCTTCGACTCGCCTTCCTCGTGCTTCTTGCCCTCGATCTTCTCGCGGATGAAGTCGGGCATGCCGCCCTTGTCCTTCTCCTTGTCGTCGTCCTTCTTCTCGTCCTTCTCGTCCTTCTTCATGAAGGGCGGGAGGTCGTCGGCCTGCTTGGTGCCCTGGTTGCCAGAGCGGCCATCGTAGGCGCCGGGCCGCGAGTGCGTCGCGTCCGGGTTGTGCTCACGGTAGCGATCACCGCGCGAGCCCGGCGGCAGGCTGGAAGAACCCGTCGACGCATCCGCCGCCTCCTTCTGCAGGCCGCGGAGGTAGTACGCCTTCTCCTCGGTCGTCATGCCCATGCAGGCGCGGACCGCGGCGATCTTGGCGTTCTCGTGGAGACCGCCCGGGAGGTACTCGTGCACCTCGGCAGCGACCTTCTTGAAGAGCGCGATGTACGGGTCCTCGGCAGCCGCCTTGGCGGACTGCTGGGTCACCGAGTTCGAACCGCTCGGCGACTCGCCGGGCTTGTTCGGCTGCGCGGTCTCCTTGCCGACGACCGCGGGGCCGCCGACGAGGTTCATCATCGCGCCGAGTGCACCCTGCGTGGGCAGGACGGCGTAGCCTGCGGGACGTTGTGCCGCGTCCATCTTGGCCTCGGCCGACGACATGGCGGTGTTGCCCTTGTCGCCACCCATGATCGTCGAGCCCTCGGCCGACTTGCGGAAGAGGTCAGCGAGCGACGCGGTGCGCGAGTGCTCCTGCACCGAGTTGTCCTTGGAGTCGGTCTCCTTGGGCTTGTTCGGCTGCTCCTCTTCCTTGCCGACCGTGCCCGGCCGGGTGTCGATCTCGGTCTTGCCGCGGCTGTCCTCGGCATAGCCGGGAGGACGCTGCGAGGCGTCCATCTTGGTCTCGCCCGCGGGCGCCTCGGCTTGGGTGTTCCCCTTGTCGCCACCCTCGATGGTCGAGCCCTCGGCGGCCTTCGTCATCAGCTGGGTCGCGTTGCGATCCGCGAGCTGCGCGACGTCTTCCCACGTCGCGAGCTTGTTGAAGCTCGCCGCCTTGAAGCCGGGCTGCTGCTTGATCCAGTCGGAGGCTGCGACCAGGTCCGTCCCGATCTTGTGGGTCGCCTCGCGCGACACACCCTTCAGAGGGTCGATGTCGACACGGTCAGCGATGTAGTCCGCGACCTTCGCCGCGGTGGTCTCGTCGGGGAACGCGGCTGCGCCGCTGTTGACCAACGCGGTCTGGATGCCACGGACGTACGCATGCTTGAACATTTTTGCCTCGGGGAAGCTGTGCAGAGATTGACGAAATGATAGGACGAGACTCTCAAATATCCAACAGTTGCGCTAACCGAGCGCGCGAGCCTTTTGAGCCCCCGCTGCCATGGGCGGCGCCGCGGATGTTGGAGCGGCCATCGCGGGAGGCAGTGGTGCTGCCATTCCCGCTGCGCCAGGACTGCCCGACGTGCCACCGCCGACGCCACCACCGACATTCATACCACCAGCACCCATGCCCATGCCTTGAGCGAGCTTGAAGCGGGTGAGTGCATCGGTACGGCCTTTATTATAGGCGTCGTTGATCATTGATAGAGGTCCTTCGGTTTACTGCCGAGTAGATGTCCGAGGCCACGTCCAGCTCGTGCGCCCGCTTGTGCGAGAAGAGGTCCGCCAAGCATGCCAAGCGCCGGGAAACCATATGCGCTCCCAGCGATTCCACCAAGCGCACCGAGCGCGTTTGATAGGTGGCCCTCTTGCGGGTTTGACCGCATGGCAGAGAGTGCCATGAGCGGTGCTGCGATCGTGCCAGCACGTCCAATCCAGTTCAACGGCTGGCCCTTGACGCTGGGCCACCATACGTTCTTGGTGGAAAGCATTCCACCCGGAGAGAACGTACGCGGTCCTTCCACGAAAGCACGCCCAGGCTGTCCGATGAAGGTCTGCTTGATGCCTTCCATGATGCCCGCGTCTTTGACTTGGAAGCGCGCAAGGGCATCTTCGATACCCTTTGCATGTGCTCGAGCGATCATCAGTATTGCCCCTCTTCACCAAGGCCAAACTCTGTGCCTGCAGCGTACGCTGGAACAGGGGACGCCCCGTGTAGGTTGGAGACATCGCCGCGGTGGATGCCTGTTAGCAATGACTCCTTGAGGTAGCGGTGTGCGAGGCGTGCCATCCAATCCGGATTGAGAAGAGGTGTGCGCGACGCCGGGCGCATGAACGGCAGTGCACGCGGCCCCTGGCTGGACGTCATCACCGACGTCACGCCGTGGCGTACGAGCTGGTCTGCGATTGGCTGCGTCACGACAGTACCCGCCGTGTGGTGGAGGATGCCGTCCGCGAGCGTCTCGCCGATCGCGTCTGTCGTCGGGAGGCGTTTCTTGGATGCGGCCAGGGACGCATGGAACCGATTGTAGTCGACGACGTCACCCTTGATGAATGCGTCGTCGGGACCGGGATCAATGATCTGGACGTGGTTGAGCACGGACTTGGCGAGCGTCTCGAGGTGGCGCTTGTCGACCTCGGAGCCTGCGCGCTTGTAGACATCGGAGAGCGCGTCGACGAGGTAGCGTCGACCTTCACCGAGGCCTTTGTGTTGAACGATCTCGTCAGGCTTGGGTACGCCATCGGAGAGCAAGTCCCCTGCATACATCGATTGCCCGATGCCCACGACGACCTTGTGTGCGGGAGGCACGTAGTGGCTACCGTCGCCGACGAAGACGTAGTGACCGCCCTGCGGAGCCTTGTCGATCTTCGTGATGGAACCGTCGCGGTCAGCAAGTACCGCCTTGTGTGCGAACGATGTCGGAATCTCGAGCAAGGCTCGCACGCCTTTGATGCCCTCGAGCCGCTTCTCGTCGTCAACACCGACGACGCGCCCGCCGTGCTTCGCGTTGAGGGCGAACTGCGTGAGCGGCTCGGCGAGCGCTTGAGCCGCGCGAACGCCAACGTTCGTTCCGATCGAATGCATGCCACCCGAAGACGACAGGCCTTGGCAGCGCTGACAGACGCCGTGCGCAGCTTCGCAGGTCATCGGAGAACGGACGATGACCTCCTTGCCTTCTTTGGCAAGGTGAGACGCGTACTGCGGCGTGATCAGCTTGTTCGTGCCCGCCTGGTAGCGGTCGATGAGGTGTGCGTCGGTCGGCAACATCGCGATGCCGTTCTTGGTGCCGCAGTCCACCGTCGTCACGAGCTGGTCGCCCATGTTGTTGACGAGGATCTTCGCAAGGTCACCGGGCTCGACAACCGAGATGTTCGAGACCACCGCGTTGACACGCGCCTGACCGCCCATGATCCACGCATCCGCAGGCTTGAGCCCTTCGGAGAAGCTCTTGTCGACGAGCCACGGAATGACCTTGCCCTTGGAGTCTTCGGCGAAGACGGGTGCGCCCACGGTGCGCATGAGTTGTGCAGCATTGCCGCGACCGCCGGCGCGAACCATCTCGCCCATCGTGCCTGGGTGGTTGCGTGCCAGCATGAGCATCGCATTCTGTCCGCCCACGAGCGTCTTGACCTTGTCCGCGTTGGTCGTCGCCTTTCGAAAGGCTTCGACGTGCGGCTTCAAGGCAGCGTCGCGTTCAGCAACACGGGGCGCGATGTCGTCGAGGCCGACGGAGATGCCGTCGAGCGTTGCGACCTCGTCACCGAGACGCTTGAGCTTGGTCACGACGTCGGGGTACTTGCTCGGGTCCTCTTTTGCGACACCGAGGAGGACCTTGTTCAGGTTCCCCTTGGTGAGCGCCCCCTGTCCTCGCCACTTCGATGGGAGGATGGAGTCGACGAGGTGCTGTCCGAGCGTTGTCGCCATGTTGGTTAGAGACCGAAATGTTGTAACGCAGCCGCTTTGCCCATCCACCACGCTTCTTTCATGCTCGAGAAGTCAGGGTGTTTCCGTGCAGCGGCCCACTGTGCATTCAATGACTGCATGTCGGCCGTGTTTCCGCCACGGTCTGGATGCATATTCATTGCTTGTTCTCTGAAGCGACTCTTCGCCTCCGCCTGTGTTTGCGCTCCGCTCATCCACGACGGAAGTCCGCCACTTGGCGCTCCGCGTGGAGCTGATTGTCCTATAACAGCACTTGGACCCGCACCAGCGCCCTGTCGCGCCTTACGCCAGTTGTTGAAAACATCTTCGTTCTGCGCACCCCAGTGCTTGTCCTCCGCTTGTTGACGGTATTTGAAACCGTCTTGTGCGGACTGGCTTTGTTGCGTGTGTTTGTACGCCTCTTCTTTGGCGCTCTGTCGTGCCTGCCGTGATGCGGACGCACGGGCCTCATCTTGCGCCCGCCACTGTTGTCGCATTCTGTCTTCCCAGGACGGACCTGCTGGACGCGGACCTGCGCTTGGACCAGGAGCACTTGGACCTGCTGGACGCGGACCTGCGCTTGGACCAGGAGCACTTGGCCCCGGAGGACGCGGTCCTGCGGTGGGTGCCTGCTTACCAAGGTGGTAAAGGGCACCGCCGGCGCCTCCGATCGCTGCGCCTTGCAGCGCACCTTCTTCACGATGACCTTTTTCAGCGGTCAAGGCTCCGCCGGCTGTGCCGATCGCCGCGCCCATGAGGCTGCGCGCTAGTAGAGGGTTCATCGGCACGTCAGTATCCTCCACCCATCGACATGCCGCCGCCCATCATCGCGTGCTGCCGGGCCTCTTCCTCTTTCTCGGCCTGGTTGTGCTGGTGCAACATGTAGAGACCTCCGCCCGCGAGCAGCGTCGGTGCAAGGGTCTTGAGGTTGCCGACTGCAGCACCGCGTTGTGATGCACGCGCCATGTCCATGCTGTGCTCGGGTACGGCGCCTGTGATGAAGTTCGGGTTCGCCTTTCCACCCATGCCACCGCGTACATTCGCGGCGAAGTCTTTCGCGGCGCCCCACTGACCGGCTCCGAAGTCCTTGACCTTGGACGCGAAGCTAGGACCCGCAGCAGGGGCAGGCAGGGGAGCAGGGGCTGCGATCTTGAAACGCACGAGTGCGTCGGCAACACCCACACGATAAACCCCGGCCATCTTGGGATTCCCGAGGGGGGCACGGTGCATGTTGTGGCGTTCGAATGTCGACATGAGGTCTCCGTGGAAAGACTCAGGCATGTCCATCCCTCCGTGCATGTTGGGGCGTCCCCCGAGCCCCTTCAGTTCTTCGTTCACTGCTAACTGGTCTGGCGTCAGTTGCCCTTGCATCGGCATCGCCATTTTTCCCCCGCTCAACAAAGAGTCGATGAGGGAACCCGCTGTAGGTTTGGGGGCTTTACCTGTGGCTCGATCGATGATGTGGCCGATCGAGTTTTCAGAGGTTCTCGTCTCTTCACGGGGCATGAGTGACATCAGACGCCTCCAAAAGCAGTGTTCTGTCCCATGTCACTGAGCCGGCTCGCCGAGTCGCCGCCCGCAAGGTTCGAGGGAGATCCCCACGCAGTAGTACGGTCGAGTGGATCGCGGGCTGCAAGCTGTACATCAGGCGACACGTTCACGTCGATCTGCTTGAGCACGTCGGCGAGGTTGTCTGCGGTGCCGTCCACATCCGCCTTCTTCGAGCCGCGGTTCGCTTCCGTCTTGTGAGCTGCATCGTAGCCGTGGAACGTGCGGCTTGGGATCTTCAAGCGCAGCTCCTCTGCTGCTTGCTTGAAACCGAACTGCTCGAGCGCGTCTGCGATGCCGCGCACGTGCGACTTCTTGACATGCTCGGGCAGCTTCTTGCCCTTGGGCGTCGCGTTCGCAAACTCGCGGGCGACATCCGGGTGTTGCGAGAACAGGTAGCGACGTTGAGCCTCGCTACGGAACGGCATGGAGAACTCCTCGCTTCGTCTGCCACGTCAAGTGGCCCGCAACTGAACGGGTGCGCGCGACGATCCCTGACGTCCGGGGCCAGTACGCTACCGTTGCCGTTGATCGAGCGCCTGTCGTTCGCATGATGTCCGTGTACGACATTTTTTCGTCGACGTACATTCGTTGGAGATCCTCGAACGGAGGCCGTTTGGACGTTCGGTAGGATTGAATCAAAGTTTTGAGTCGCTGCTGTTTTCGAAGAGACCGCAGCGGAACTTGCGTCAATAGTCGCATGAGGGCTTCGCGATCTTGGATGGCGACGTCCCAAACTTGTTTCCAGTGTTTTGGACGGCCTGTACGTGGCCGTTCGACAACGCAACATCGAATGCCGAGAGTCTCGCAGCTTTCGACGGTAGCCGTGATGATGTCCCAGTCGGTGTTGCAAACCTTGACCACGCGATTGCGCGATCGAGAGGTGAGCACCGCAACCGTTCCTTCACCGTCGATCATCGCGGCAAGGTAGTGGGCTGCGGCGGCCGGGGACTCGAAGGGCACGCTTTATTATAGGCGCTTGGCCCTGATTTCGATGGGATCGTTGAGCGCGATGTCGCCCCGGTGGTAGGCCGCCATCGCCTCCTCCTGGGAGTCGTAGTGCCGCGTCTTCTTGCCGCTGGCCGCCTGCGTCGCACGGTGCAAGCCCAGCACAGCCTCCATGTCGGGCGCGATGTTCAGAACGCCTGGGCGCTTGTCGGCGAAGATCATGTGCGAGAGCGTCATCTTCTTGACGTCCTCGACACCGCCCGGTGTCACCGGGGCATGGATTTGAAGGGCGTCGCCGTCGTAGTCCGCATTCATGCCCTTCTCGGCGAACGGATTGAGCTTGAGCGTCTTGCCCTCAACAATCTTGGGGTATGCACCCACGATGTTGAAGCGGTGAAGTGACGGTGCACGATTCACCATGACCGGACGTTCACGTGATTCGTTGACCAGCTCTTCCCGCGCGACGGGCGTGCGGTCATCCACCATCTTCTGCGCATCGGTCGCTGTATAGCCGCGTCGGACCAAGCGTCCGATCACGAACTTACTGTACATGCCCCAGAGCATCCCTTCGGGCACGCCGATCTCGTCCATCGACAATGTTGGGTCAGGTGCGATGGTCGCGCGACCGCTCACGTCTTGCTGCCGCTTCATGAGGCGCGACTGGAAGAAGCCGCTGCCTGGTCGCGTGCCCGTGATGGCCGCGAGGTACCCCTTCGCACCGCGCTTCTCGGCGCCAGGGCTCACAGGGTCGCCGACGCCGTAGAGCGCGCTCACCGCGTCGTACAGGTGTTGCCGTGGACCGGGCAACTCGGATGACGGCAACGACTTGGCGGATGACTTGAGCTGATCGTTCGCGAGGAACGCGTCCTTGTAGAGCAGGTTCGCGTCGCTGACCTGCAGACGCCCGTCCTTGAGCGGCAGGATCGGACGAATCACCGGCGGCGTCACCGGCACCTTCGAGATGACGTAGGCGTCCGCAGGCTTGAGGTCGCGGTCCTTTAACGCCTCGAGGTACTTGATCTGCTTCACCACGCCGTCGAGTGCGGGTCCACGCGCCTTCTTCGATTGCGCCAGCAGATCCTTCAACTTGTCATCGATGTTGATCTCGCCGAGCGCCGTCTTGAACCAGCTCCCGCCCTTGCCCACACGCTCCGTGAACTCCTTCTGTGTCAGTCCGAGAAGGCGTCGCACGGGTTCCTCAAACACGGGGTTGACGATCGGCTCGTGCAGGTCGACGTGCGACCACTTCGTGCCCGACATGCCGCCGGTGATCCCTGGGTCGAAGAGGCCATCGGTCTCGGGGCGTAGGTCCTTCGCGCGGATCAACTTGCTCGGGTCCTTGAGCGCTCCTGAGGACATCGACTTGACGTCCGCGTCGGTGAGCGGACCAAGCGCCAAGCGTGAGCCGGTCTTCGTCACCTTGACGCCGGCGCCCGTGAGCATGCTCTGCAGCTTGTCGTAGGCGAATGGCGTCTTGGGCGAAGGCGTCGGCAGCCCGAGTTGGATCGCGCGCCAGAACTCGTCGTTGCGCTGGCTCTTGATGGACGCCGCTTCACGCAGCACGTTGCGTGCGTTGTGCGCGACGAGTCCATCGAATTCCATCTTGCCGATGCCCTTGGCACCTTCGTCACCACCACGCGCCGGTTGTTGGTTGTAGTCGTACTTCTCGGCGCCGTGCGCTGCCCAGTTGGAATCTGTGGTCTTGAAGAGCTTCAGGATGTAGCTCTTGCCGACCAACACGTCGGGAACCTTCTTGCCCGTGATAGGGTCAAGGACCGTCTCTTTGTCCGAGAGACCGTGTTCCTCGAGCAACTTCTTTGCGAAGGCGACGTTGTCACGGCCTGGCATGTATTGCGGGATGACGATCGGCTTACCCGTCTTTTCGGCAACCTTTCCAAGCACCGTCTCGATGACCTGCGCTGGGTTGATGCGCGAGACGATACCCGCCGACGTGAAGAGAAGATCGACAGGGCGCCCCTGCGCATCCTGGATCATCTGGTGGTCAGGGATGATCTTCGCGATCACGCCTTTGTTGCCAAAGCGGTTGCACAGCTTGTCGCCGATCTGCAGTGTCTCCTGGGTGCGGATCGACGCAGCTGCCTGTCGGGCGGTCTTCGCCACGTCTACGACAATGCCGGGTCGATCGTGCGTCCAAGTCTCGACCACTTCTTCGTAGGGCTTGACCAGCGACTTGGACAGCTTACCCAGCAGGAGTGCGTCACCCGTCACCTTGTTCTCGCGGATGCCCGCAGCGATCAGGTCGCCCTTGTGAAGAGTGACCCCCGGCTTGACAACGCCGTCTTCGTCGAGCTTGTCGTACTGGTCCTTGGTGTAGCGGCTGCCGAAGTAGGTCCGGTGCTTCTCACGTCCGAGCTGCACGTCCCCTTCACGCGAAAGCGCGTGCTGGTACATGTGTTCGCTCGTCAGCTTGTCCGCTGCGCCCTGCGAGACGACGATGCCGTCGTTGGTGTTGAGGCCGCGGTACGGCATGTATGCCACCCGCAGGTTCGTGCCCAACGCGAGCGTGCCGTCCTTGGTGAAGTTCGAGTCAGCGAGGAGCTGGTCCTTCTCGACACGGTCGCCGACCTTCACGGTCAGCGTGTTGTGCAGCATCGTCTTGGCGGCGAGCGGAAGGTTGGTGTCGTAGTGGAGCTTCGTCGTGAGCGCGGCCGTCTTCGCGTCCGGCTCGATGTGGATCCAGTCGTCATCGATCTTCGTGATCGTGCCGGCCTGTCGTGCGGTCGGGACGATCAGCTTGACCATCTCCCGTTCGACCGACGTCCCTGGCTTCCACGATGCAACCTGGACGAGCGGCGCCTCACGATGCGTCAACGGCAGTGCTTGGCCCTGGTGCTTGCTCGCCATGAGCACGCGGTTCGCCTGGATGCCGTAGAGCAGCGGCAGGAGGTTCGACGTGGGCCCATACTGGTCTGCGACATGCTCCAGTTGGTGGGTCACGCGATCCGACGACACGCGCGATACGACGCCATGCGCCATCGCATCGACGATCTTCCCCGGTCCCAGGTGTTCACCAGGGAACGCGATGATCGACTTCGCCATGTCACCGGCCTTGAGGTACGTCGACTTCTTCGCAGCGACGTCGTAGACCGGCGCGTAGAGGTTGCCCTTGTCGTCGCGCCGCGCACCGATCGTGGCACGAAGGTCGACGCCGACCTTGAACGAGTTGCCCGACCAAATCGGGACGCTGCCGTTCCGCCGCACGTACAACAGTCCCCCGGGGACTTCAGCGCAGTACACGTTGCCGCGATAGTGCTCGGTGTAGTAGCCCCGCTGCTCCTCACGTGTCCGCGATTGTCGAAAACGTTGTTTCAACGGACGTACTTCGTACGTGTCCAGATACCGCTCTTCACGCTTGTCGACGTAGCGCGCGGTGCGTGTTGGGCGTCCCAGGGAAATCGCGAGGCGGTCAAAATCGACGGCCAAGCGTGCGCTGGTAGTACAGAGTACATTTCGGTCGTGTGTTGCACCTGGCAACGGAACCTTACACCTTCGACCGTCTCCCAACAGGAGAGCTTCGAATAGATTCTCTCGTACTTCGTACGACGCCTGAAAAAAGTATTCCGGGATGTATTTATCCCCCGCGTGCCCGAACTGCTGCACATATGCCGCTAGCTGCTTAACGCCGATGACATACGTGTCACCCCCGCGTTGTGACCATGCAAACGGCATACGCCGGAGCAGTGCTTCGATAATCTCGCAGTTTTGTGGATTCTTTTTCACGTCCTGTGAGATCAGGACGTGATACGTGAATGTTTTTTCGGTGAAGTTGAAACACCCTTCGGACAGATACCATCCCATAAAGGACGCCCAGTCCGTCATGGCAATCGGGCCAACATTCTTTACCGCGTTGCCGCCGGCGGCCCGGGGGAGCTGAAACGTATCAACACTCTCCCCAACGTACGGCAGGTGTCCCGTGTCGAATGTACGCGGTTTGCCGTGTACCTCGTCCGCTCGGTTGATGCGCCAGTGTTGGAGTCCGCGCGTTTCGAGCGGCTTACACAAGACGCGGTGGTTGGGCGTTACCAGGTAATTGATTTTGCCCGTCTCTAGGCCATACATGAGGCCCTCATACGGCTGTGCCGTGAGGTTGGTCGCGCGGTGGAATTCGAGACGTTCATCGACACGACATGCGAGCCAGTCGTTCGCAGTGACATCCGGCCACCGCTTCCACCCGCGTGACGTGAAGACCTCGGTCATGGCGTCGTAGCACTCTGGGGTCCTTGCAGGGTCAAGGATTCCGAAGTGCGTCGGATGGACGTCGCGAGCCTCGAGCGGGATGGCGCGCTCGGACGCGATCGCACCCTCGCCGAGCATCGTGACGCGTGACGCTTCGTCGAGCAACTCCATCGGGTTGATCTGCATCGGGACTGCCGAGAGCGATGACCCCACCAGGAGCCCGTGCATCGATCGCGTGAACGGGCCTGCCGGCAACGCCTTCTTCAGGTCCCCGTGGCTCGCGTCGAGCTTCCAGCCAAGCTTCGCACGCATCGCCCGAGCCTCGAGCTGCACGCGTTCCTTGATGAAGTCGTCCGCCGAGTGGAACGTCTTGAACGCCAGCGAGTCCCGATCGTCAACGTCGGCGGCTGCCTTGTGTACGTCGAGCAGCTTCTTGGACGCCGCCAGGATTGCAGACGCCGACGCCTTGTCGTACGGGTAGCCGAGCGTGTGGGTCGTGACCTCGGGGTCCATCGAGGTCTGGTCGAAGTACTCGCGCAGCACGCGGGATTTCTCTTCCGTCGTGGTCGCGGTCTGCTTGGCCGGATGCACGAGCGTCTCGTAGAGCTTGCTGACGTGCTTGTCCGGGTTCTTCCAAGCGTCGCGATTCATGCCCGCGATCTCAGGGCCCCAGCTCGCCGCGATGTCCTGGTGAGGCATCCCAAGCGCGCGGAGGATTGGATGCAGCGGGATCTTCGTGGTCGTGTGCGATGGCTGCATGTAGAGGAGACCCTTCTCGGGCTCCATCGACACGCGGAAGTTCGCGCCCTTCGACAGGTTGAACGTCGCCTCCAGCTCGTCGTTGCCACGGCGACGTACGTACGCGCCTGGCTTCGTCCTCAGCTGGTTCGAGACGGAGTACTCCGTGCCATCGAGGATGAAGGTGTGCCGTGGCGTGAAGTACGGCAGTTGCAGCAGCGTGAAGTCCTTGGCGTGGTTGACTACGCCGCCCGCCGCGTCCTTGACGGTGACGTCACCGCGCACACGTTCCGACAAGGTCTTGCCTTCGAGCACGGCACGCTTCTGGTCCCGGGACGAGTAGTCCTGCGGGTCGACGCGCACGTTCGATACCTCGACCGTGTGCTTGCCGGCCTTGAGCGGGAACGACTGCTCGAGGCCTTCGACGACCTTCTTGCGGATCATCTCGCGCCGCGTTGCCGCGTCCTCGAGTATCGGTCGTAGATTTGGCAGCATTTTGGTACAAGGCTCCGTTAGGGCAGCCGTCGCGGTCGTTCAGCAGGTTCGGCGTCGCCTGCGTCTTGGTTGTTCACGGGAGCTGGACGTGCACGGGGCGTCAGGTAGACCAAGGCCACCAGGAAGTCGCCCTCTTTCGAGAAGGTCCGGTCCTCGTAGCGCATGATGGCTTCGCCACGCAGCACCTGGTTCATGACGTCTTCGTAGCTGTCGCGATCCGCGGGCAGCGCGAAGACCTCGGAGTGGGCTTCGTAGTCCAGCTCGGGGCCGCCGCGGTTGCCGCGCTGTTCGAACGCAACACGCCCCGGTCCGTTCTGCGCACCGAACAAGCTGCCCAGGTCGTTGCTGACCTTCTGGGCCTTTTCGATGACGTCGGCGAAGTCTTCTGAGTCTTGCGGCATGGGTTATCTTACATACCTGGCGCTGCGGGTGGTGCGCCACCGCCGGAAGGATCGCCGCCTTGACGGGCTGCCGCGATCGCCTGTTGGTTCTGCTGAGTGGTCTGGTCATGCATGCGTTCCTTGACGACCGCGTACATCACCATGTCCTCGGTCTGCAGCGCGTGCATCTGCGATTGCCGGCTCCCGGGGTCCAGGCCCATCAGCTGCTGGATCACCTGATCTGCCTGCGCGATCACCGCCTGCTGGTCGTAGGAGAGACCCTGCTGACCCATCTGCGCTTGGGCTCGTGCCTGTGAGCCCAGATTGTTCTGACGCTTCTGCATCTCGACCTGCAGCTCCTGTGCAGTTCGCGCGTCGTCGATTGCTTCCTGCATGCGCCACTTGCGCTCGTCGGACGGGTCGATGTCGAACGCCTCGCCCATGGTCCGCTTGGAGATCCACGGGCCCGTCGAAGGGTCGGCGCCGTTGAGCTGCAGGAGCAGCGCCTTCTGCTGAACGTCATCGATGAAGCGGAAGGGTGCGAGCGAACACGTCACCGTGCCACGCCCCAGCTGCTTGGCCGACTTGTCTGTGACCCACTGCAGGAGGTCGTTGAGGTCACCCGTTTGGTGAACGAGCTGGTTCTCGAGCACGCGAAGCTGGATGCCCGAGCCCATCGCAGAGAAGCCGCCGTAGATGAACTCCTTGGGCAGGCCCATTGCAGCGATGATGTTGTCTTCGGCAGCCTGGACCTCGCCGAGCGTCATGAGCGCACGGGCTTGGCCACCAAGGTGCGTGACCTCCGCGGGGATCGGTGACCACATGATGTGGAGGGGATCTCGCCGCCACTTCTTGACGCTGGTCTTCATCTCGTCGGACCACTTGGCCAACGAGATGGTGGTCATCGGATCGGCGTTCGCCGACGACTGCTTCGGCGAGATGATGCGCAGCGGGACGATGTAGTCGAGCGCGATCGCTTCGTTCGCCTTGCGCAGCACCGCCGCGTAGAAGAACAGCTTGATCGTCGATGCGAGCGGCGGGAAGCCCCATTGAGCCTCGATGCCCGCGGGCGCGTCCATGCGCATGTGGAAGACTTGACCTTCCGCGAACTTGAAGATCTTGTCCGAGCGAATCGTCTTCAAAAACTCCATCGGCATCGTGTCGATGAGGTGCTTGTTCCCCTTGGCGCAGCGTTCCTTAATCTCCTTGGGGATCGTGTAGTAGTACTCGCTGTGCCCGGTGATGGGGTTGTAGTCGATGTCCATCAACTTCGGGTCCCAACGGATCACCGAGATGCGGTCCTTGCGTGTGATCTTGCGGTCGATGACGTCCTTCTCACCGATGTCCACCTTCACGTTGCAGCCTTTGCATGCGTAGTTGAAGGCGAGCTTCTTCAGGTTGAACTTGTAGGTGACCTGGTGGATGTTCGTCAGCGACTGGCAGCGCGGACACTTCAGGAAGCGCACGAACGGCGCGTACATCGAGAAGAACGCGTTGCCGTAAACGAACTTGTCGACGGCCGCGCGGATCAAGACGCGCTTCGTCTTCAGCGTCTTGTCGTGGAGGTCCTCGTAGTAGTTCTTGAGCGCCTCGTTCTGCGTCTCGTAGATGATGTCGGTGACGGGGTACGTGCAGAACTTCTGGAGCGCGGCGTAGATCTGCGCGCTGTTGAAGTAGAGGTACTCGCACAGTCGGAAGAGGTCCTTGAGCTTCCGTGGCGCGAACGCCGTGAGGAAATCGAAGAGCGGACTTCCGTGCGACGACGTGTTTTGCGTCGACAGGTCGGAGATACCCGGGTCGAACATTCCATCAGTGGCCATGGTTTACCCCGCAATCATCACATGATAGAAAGGCGGACGCCCTATGGGTCGACCCCGAATGGAGATCCGCGTCGGACGCGCGGGCAACGGCACGCCCGTGTTTCTGGTTCACGGACAGAATGCTACGTACAGTCGCGTGTTTGGCGCTACATGGGACGCTTCGCGGGCCTTGTGGATGTACCCCGCGTTCTTCCCTGCATCCAGCAAGGTCATCGCGGACCTTCAAGCAGTGGCTTCCGACGTTGACGTGGTGATCTCGGACGTGGCCCAACGCCACATCGAGGCGCTCGAGGATGTGCGCCGACGCTTGGAAGCGCTGACCTTGCCCACGGGATTTGAATACGTCACGGCGCCATACCAGCATCAGGTTGAAGGACTCTGCCACGTGTTCTACAACATGCGGGCGGCGTTGTTCTACGATCCTGGTCTCGGCAAGTCGAAGATCGCGATCGATCTCCTGCGTTTGTTGCGCCACACCGGCAACCGCGCCACGGCCCTGGTGCTCGGGCCGCGCGTCACCGTGCGGAACTGGGGTCGGCAGATCGACCTTCACTCGGGCCGCCAGCTCACGTGGGCCGCGCTGGTCGGAACGCCCAAGCAGAAGCGCGAGATCATCGAACGCGCTGCCGCCGAGGGCACCGACATGGTTCTTTCGACGTACGACACTGCGAGAAGTTTAGTGGATTTCCTCGTAGAACGGCTGCCTTACGGCGTTCTGGTCTGCGATGAAAGCCATGGCGTGAAGACCTGGCAGTCCGAGCGCACCAAGACGACGCATGAGATCGCACAGAAGGCGATGCGCCGCATCCTCATGACGGGGTCCCCCACCGAGGGGAATCCTCTCGACCTGTACGGCCCCTACAAAATCCTGGGCGACTGCTTCATGCCCGAGACGTACTGGAAGTACAAAAAAACGTTCGTTGTCACGCGAGGCGCCAACTCTCCTATCGTGGTTGGTTACAAGAATCTCGACGTCATCAATGCACGTACGACCTTCTTGTCGATCCGTCGTACCAAAGAGCAGTGCTTGGACCTGCCAACACGCTCCTTTGTGGACGTAGAGTATACCCTTACACGCGCTCAGACCGTTGCGTACGACAAGATCGTCATCGACATGGGCATCGACCCCGAGGTGCTGGGTAAGCTAGGGATCCAGATTCGGTCCGGGGAGATTGGTGCGAAGCCCATTCTCCCGCACCAACTTTCTGCCATCGAGATGCCGCACCGAGCGGCGGCCTTGATGAAGCTTTTGCAGATCACGTCAGGCTTCCTCATCAAGAGCGAGAAGGATCCCTTCTACTGCGACTCGGCCCGGGGAGGCTTGCCGTGTGAACACCGTGACGCCTGTGTCGCGCGGCAGATTCAACCACGCACCCCACGGTGCCTGGTTGACGCGACGCCATGGCCCTCCACGACCATCACGTTTGACGAGCACCCCAAGCTCGAATCGATCATGGAGCTGCTCGACGGGATTCTTGAAACGCCGCACCACAAGGTGATCATCTGGTGCGCGTTTCACATTGAGATGGACCTGATCGAGGAGCGGTTGAACGCCGAAGAGATTGGGTACGTACGGGTCGATGGCGGTTCACGAGACCCGATGGCCTCCGTCGACGCGTTCAACGACGCCCCTGCCGTCCGCGTCTACATCGGCCAAGTCACCACAGGCCTCGGCATCACGTTGAATTCGGCGACGTACATGATCTACAGCTCGTTGCCGTATTCGCTGAATTCGTACTCGCAATGCTTGGACCGAAACTATCGGATTGGACAGAACGACAAGGTTACCGTGTACAGGATGATCGGGCAGGGAACGCTTGAGCTGGCGGTAGCCCATTTGCTCGATCACAAAATCGATGTCGATTCGATGCTCACGAACAAGATTGAATGCGCGCTATGTCCGAAAAACATCATATGTCTTGCGAAGGGGATTGAACCCTTTCAGCTAGGGTGCATCCACCCCAAGAAGGTGGACCGCCCCGTCATCAAGGCGTATGCCTTGCCCATGCTACCTGAGAGGGCCAAATGAAGATTGTAGTCACGTACGAGGCGTCCGACATCACGCGCCTGATCAAACAGGACTTGGCCCAACAAGGCATTTCAGCCTCGGAGGACGACATCAAGTTCTCCAAGAACAAGGCGGTCGTGTCGGTCGAGGTGACGCGCGATGATGTGCCGTCGTCATCGCCGGTGATCACCTCGAGCGGTGTAACCACCCTCGACGAGTACGCGCGACAAGAGTCGGCGGCGGCACCGCCCGCACTCGCTGTTGTTGATGGAGGCCAGGCGCCTGTCGACATGGATGCAATCCTGCGGGCCTCCGCCAAAGCAGCCGCGACCAACCCAGGCAAGTTTCCGACACCCGAACGTCAACTCATGGAAGGGGAGTCCCTTGACTTCCCAGGAGGAAAGCGATGACCACAGGAATGGAAGAGGTCGAAGCGTTTCTCGACCCCGCGATCGAAGTGCCCGCTGACGTCGAACCCGAGCTGGTCGACATCTTGCCTCGCGGCTATCTGTCGCCGTCACAGGTCGGCATGTTCCTCAAGTGTCCCAAGTCGTGGCAGCTCGCTTATCTCGAGCACAAGCCGCGACGCACCGTCGCGCGCATGTTCCAGGGGATTCAGGTGCACAACGCGGTCGAGAAGGTGCTCAAGGGGCGGCTCGAGACCGGCACCCTGCCCACGCGGGAGATGGCGATGGACGCCTACTCGGACTCGTTCAACGAGACGAAGAAGCTGATCGAGGACTGGGAGGGTGAGGACGAGGGCTCGGTCAAGGACACCGGCGTGAAGTGCACGAACGCCTACTATGACGAGGCGGCGGTCGATGCGACGCCGATCGAGGTCGAGAAGACCTTCCACGCCGTGTTCCGTTCCGCGGATGGCAAGGTCAAGCTTCCGGTGCTCGGCCGTATCGACAGCATCCAGGTGCAGTCGCACACCGAGCAGGAGTACCAGGACATCCGCGAGGCACTCGGGTCCAAGCAGCCCGTCAAGCCCAAGCGTGTACATGACCTCAAGGTCGTCACGGACAAGTGGTCCGAGAGCGACCTCGCCAACGACCTGCAGTTCGCAGTCTACGCCGGCGTCGAGCATGTTCCCGATGTTCAGGTCGACATGGTCGTCAAGGGACGGGCGAAGGTGCCACGTCCTCGCTACGAGAAGCTCACCGGCGTCATCTCGGACAAGATGGTCAAGCACGCCGAAGCGGTCGTCATGGGCGTTGCACACGGGATCGCCTACGGCGTGTCCACGGGGCACTTCCAGATGACCGATCCCTCGAACTGGTGGTGCGACAAGAAGTGGTGCTCCATGTGGCGCCATTGTCGCGGCAAATAGTAGACGCGCGATTCGCGTGCGTGCTACGTCATGTTTATGACGCAAGCACACACGAATCAGAACAAGCCGCTCGGCGTTCAGGCTGCGGCCGCCGCCACCACCTCCAACGCTGCGAAGCCGGACGACAAGAAGGCCGCGGACGCCAAGGCCGCGGACGCCAAGGCCGCGGACGCCAAGGCCGCGGACGCCAAGGCCGCGGACGCCAAGCCGGACGCCAAGCCGGACGCCAAGCCGGATGGCGAGAAGGACGACGACGCTGACGACAAGAAGTCGCGCGTCTCACGCAAGGTCTACGTGGTCGTCGGCCAAGTCCACGAGTTCGACTCGGTCAACAAGGCCGAGAAGTTCCTGAACGCCGACGGAGCCCCGGCCGAGTACTCGGTGCTTCGCGGCAACCGAATCGGTACCAGCAAGAAGGTCTCCCTGCGCTAGAGTAGCGACATGGAGAAACTTGGCGTTGATGTTGACCCTGAAGCTGTGAAGACAGCCGCATTGAAAGAGGACCCTAGGTGTCCGTTGTGCAGTAGCGCGTTGGTGCCATCAACCAACGTACCGATGTGTCCACGGTGTGGTACCAAACCTTGGGAAACGAATCCGTGTGAGGAAAGCTAGGCCTAGTCGCACGCCTGAATACAGAGCCCGATACGGGCGTGATTCACGTTTGAGAAATGCAACGGCACAGGCACGATACCGTGCGGCAGGGCTATGTGCCCAGTGCGGACGCCGAGAACATCTAAGCACGTCTGTGGTTTGCCAAGAGTGTTTGGAACGTACCCGTAGGAACGGGAAGGCGTATCGTGAACGTTTACGTGCAGAAGTTCTTAACGTGTATGGAGGTCCTGTTTGTGTGTGCTGTTTAGAAACTCAACTTGAGTTTTTAACACTCGATCACATCGGCGGCGGAGGGAGTGCTCACCGAAAGGAAGTTGGTACTGGAGACAAAATGTATCGTTGGCTTCGTGACCAGGGGTTTCCTCCGGGATTTCAAGTGTTGTGTTTCAACTGTAACTACGCAACATTCCGCTATGGGTGCTGTCCTCACAGAAACAAACGAACTCACAAGGAAAAAACGTGAGTCGTCGTCGTGGAGGTCGGAGCGGAGTTAGCGTCCGCGTCGCCAACGACGTGGCTGGACGCCTGCGCGACATCCGCGCCGTCTGGTTCGCTGTGCAGAACGACCCCAACAAGACCGTGGCGGACGTCGCCGCGGAGTTCTACTACGCCGTGGGCGAGATCTTGGAGGGGCGGACCCTCCGCTCGCTATCGCTGCGCAACATCGATCGCGCGCGCGTCATCGCGCACGCTGAGGAGTAACTCCATGCGCATTGTAACGTCGGCACGCATGCGTGCCGTCGGATTCCTATTGCTCGAAGTGGCCGCGGTGGCCTTGTTGGTCGTTGACCGATTCGGGAAAGACCCCGCACTGCGAGCGTCCGTCTTGGGGCTGATCAAGAAGGCCCGTGCCTTGTGAGCAAGCTGACGCTCGAAGGGTTGGCGGCGTTCGACACCGACGAGGTGTTCGACCTGCCACTGCCCATCGACCTCGAGATGCGGCTCAGCGAGCGTCCGACGCCGTCGGTCTTCAAGAACCTCGCTAAGCTGAAGAAGCTCGGCATCTGTACGCCCGAAGCAATCATGTCACTGGTGGGTCAAGCCCCCATCGACCCCATCAACCTGATGGCCACGCTCATGCAGATGGCTCCTGACAGTTGGAGATTCTCTCCAATCGATTTCTCGATGATGCGCGTGCTTGCACGTACCTCTAAGAAGACGGTTTCAGCCGCCCTCCATGTCGACCTCATGGGCGCGTCGATTTCTGGGCTCGCATTGAACCAGGCGGGTCGGCTGACGATCTTCAAAACGCTCGAGGTCAAGCCAGGACCTGACACCCTCAACAACATCCAAGCACTGTGCGACGAGACTGTCGCTGCCGCAGTACGTGAGACCAAACCATAGGAGTTCCCGTGATTCCAAAAAGGATCGACCACATGTTCAACTTCACGTTCGAGAAGACCACTGCCGAGATCGTCACCGCCTCCACCAAGAAGGCGATGGAGACCCGCAACAAGATCGAAGAGCGCGGCCTGCGTATCAAGAAGATGCGTGACGAGCACAAGGTCACGGATGCCGTCCTGCTCGACATCCAGAACCAGATGCGGGCGCAGCAGAAGCGTGGCGTCGAGTCCCAGTCCTACACGTCGAACGCTCGCTCGAGCGGTGGCGGTTCGCAGGAAGAGGTGACCGTTGGTGCCGGCGTCATCAACTTTCTGCTGACCGAGCAGGACTACATCGATGCAGAGAAGGCGGAGGTCGAGAAGCTCGACGCCATCAACCGCAACCTGAAGGACATCACGGCGTACGCACCGGACGGCACGGCGTACATCAAGAAGTTCACCATCGGCTACGACGAGCTGAAGTACCTGGGCTTCTAGAGGTACGCGTCTTCAGTCGACAGGCCGACACGCTGCTTCAGCTCGTTGTGCAGGAGCTGCATCCCGCTGAGCTTGATCTGACGGACGCGCTCGGGGCACATGCCCATGATGGAAGCGATCTGGACCAGGTTCCGCGGGTCGTCTTTGACACCATAGAAGAGGTTGAGCACTGTCTGCTCTCGTGAGGGCAGGCGGCTGATGCCCTCACGCACGAGCGCACGCAAGCGGTCCGACCCATAGGTGGAGGTCGGCTCCGTGTCGGAGATGTCCGGCGTGTAGCGCGCCGCTTCGATCGGCATGACGATGCTCTCGGACAATCCCGGGTTCATCGCCTGCACGTCCGCGTTGTCCGGTCCGTGCTCTTGCACTGCCGCGCGATACTCGCGTGCGTTCCGGCGCTGCGCCTTCTGGCGGTGGGCGGGGACGTGCACGAGCGTCGCCGTTGTGTAGTCCTGGTTCGACATCTCTTCGTAGACCCACCAACCGGCGTACGTCAGGAAGCGGATGTACGGCTTGCGAGCCCAGTCGAACTTGTCGGTGGCCTTGAGAAGCCCGAGGTTCCCGGCGGCGATGAAGTCCTTGACCGCCTCGGGATCCTTGCTGCGTTTGTGAGCCAGCTTGACGACGAACCGGAGATGCGTCTGCACGATGGCGTTGCGCGCCTTGACGTCCTTGCGCTGTTGCCAGCGTTGCAACAGGCGGCGCTCTTCCGCGGGATCGTCCACCAACGGCATCCGCGCAACTTCCGCGTAGTACGTCGAAGCGGTCCGAGCCTGAGGAATCACCATATTGAAGAACAACCTACCAAGCGCGCCACGTGTGATCAAATAGTTCCACGATCGGACGCTACCCGTTGGGTGTCGATCCCGACACGTACACCAGAAACGCTTGGGTGGGGTTCGCCTATACACCCCAGCCCTAGCGCGACGAATTTCGGTTCGCGATGCTTGCCAAACAAACATCGAAATCACTAGAGTGACTTCCCCTTTCTCGCATTCCAAAAGGACATGACATGACCGAACCCACCAACGGAACCTCTGATAACTCCACCCAGATCATCCCGGCCAAGGCCTTGGTCACCAAGCCCTCGATGGGGGCACTCGCCGCTGCGCAGGATCCCGCCGAGCTGGAAGCGATGGTCATCAAGCGCCGCGATGCACTGAGCGCGCTGGCTGATGACACGACGCTGCCCGACGTGGCGCGTCAAGCGGTCCGCATCCTGGCCGCGCTCGCGTCGCCGAACAAGCCGGGCATGGAAGAGATGATCTCGGCCTGGAAGGTGCCGCGCATCAGCATCGTGCAGCCGACCTCGCAGTCGGAGGCCAAGCCGGAAGCCGCCAAGAACGGCGACCTCTACACCTCGGCGGGCCAGCTGCTCGAGCGCCCGTGCCCGGTCATCCCGCTCTACTTCTTCGAGGAGAACATCAACTTCCCGCAGAACGGGAAGAACCCCGCGTGCCAGGCGCCCGATGCGAAGCTCGGCTCCCCGTTCGGCGAGTGCCTGAAGTGCCCGCACCTGCCGTTCGGCAAGCAGAACAGCGGTCGCGGTGATCAGCAGCGGACGGACTGCCAGAACAACATCGTGGCCATCGTGATGTCGGCCGATCTCGCGAACCCCGCGGTCTACATGGCGCAGTTCGGCAAGACGTCGCGCAAGGCGGGCTCGGCGCTGATCTCGCTCGCGGGCCAGCAGACGGCTGTCTGGCGGCAGAGCTACATGCTCAACACCGAGAAGAAGACCGGCGATCTCGGCCTCTACTACGTCTACAAGGTCGAGCCCACCGGCAAGGACAACCCGGAGCACGTCATGCGTCTCGCCGAGGCGCTCTACGGGATGTACGTCGCGGGTCGCAAGCTGTTCCTCGCGGACTGGTACGCGCGTCCGCAGCGGGCGCCGCAGGCTGCGGTCGAGGCCGAGGGCCAGTTCGCCGCGGGTGCGCTCGAGGCAGGCCTGGCTGACAACGCCGGCGTCGAGCCGGATCTGAGCCCGGTGGTCGAGACGGCCAAGCCGACGAAGGGATCGTCGGCGCGTTCGTCGAACAAGCCCATGTAGGGCAGCGAGACCAAGGAAACGAAGAGCCTCTGGATAGTTGATGCGGGTCGCACCCGTACGGAACAAGGCAATTGGTCGCCGCCAGGAACATTCGTGACGGTTGGAGAGACAACTGACAGCCGGAAAGACGGCACTTCTTTTTTTCAACTGAACAGGGGTGGATGTGGCCGCTTACGAGATCTCTGCACTCGCGCGCAAGTACGCCCCCTGGTCCTTCTCCAAGATGGAGACGTCCGAGTCCTGCCCCGCGCAGTTCGGACACAAGCACATTGCCAAGACCGCCGCGAGTGCCGCGCCCTCCGACACCAAGGTCGGGATCGTCGCTCACGCTGTGCTCGAGCACCGCGTCCTGGGCAAACCGGCAGAGGAAGCACGGAAGGTCGCCGTCGACAAGACGCCGCTGACCTCGTCCGAAGTTGAGTCACTGCACATGCTCAACGAGTGCATGGATGAGTTCCTCGCGCGCTTCGATCGTTTCTGCAAAACGCAGGGCGTGACGAAGGTGTTCGTCGAGGCCGACTGGGGCATCACGGACACGTACGAGCCCGCAGGCTTCTTTGCCGAGAATGTGTTCTTCCGCGGCAAGCTCGACCTAGGGGCGCTCACCCGCGACAACGACCTCTACTTGATCGATCACAAGTCTGGCGTCGCCAAGCCCCTCGAACGTGACCAGAAGAAGCGACAACAGCTTCAGGCCTATGGCGTGCTCGCGCTCCCCAACATGCCGGATATCGCCGGCGTGCGTGGGGGCATCAACTTCCTACAAGGTCCGGCAGATCTCCGGCTCCAGTGGACGCCGTTCATCCCTGCAGACCGTTTGCGGTTGCAGTACGCGCCCTGGTTGTACGGTCGCATCAACGCTGCGGCGGACAACCTGACCGAGCCGTTCGAGGCGCGTCCCGCAGGAGGGCGTCGTCGCGACAAGAAGGTCGGCTGGCCGTGCGGTTGGTGTCAGTACTCGGACGTGTGTCCTGCCTACAAGGAGAAGTTCGGTGGCGCGTAAAGCGAAGGGTGATTCGAAGGTCGCGTTCACGCGGCTCAACCGGGTCTGGACCGACGTCCAGAACAGCGACTGGCTCAGTTGGCTTGCGGAGGCACAGCCCGAAGCGGCTTTTCATTCGTCGGGGCCACACATCAAAGGCCGTTGCCCGTTCCATTCTGATGGGACGGCATCGTTCATCGTTACACCCTTCAAAGGGCTCGCGCGGTGTTTCGGCTGCCACAAGCACTTCGTCAACCCGATCCACCTCATCGCTGCGGTCAACAACACGTCCGTCTCCGACGCACTCGTCTTCGCCAAGAAGCGTTGGGGCCTCTCCGCGTCGATTCCCAAGGAGCTGTTCGAGAAGGTTCAGAGCCACGAGGTCTACCAGAAGAACAAGACCGCGCTGATGACGTTCTTCAGCACCTTGTTGTTCAAGGCGCTCGGCTCGTATGCCGCAGGCACGCTCGAGACCGATCACCTGAACTGGACCAAGCCCACGCTCGACTACCTACTCGCACGGCGTCTGGGCGAGAGCGCGCCCAACGAACTGGTTGCAGAGAAGGACCAGTCGGATGGAACGTTCGATCAGTTCGGCGTCTGGGTGACGCTTTGCTCACGCGAACTGATCGGTATCTTCCCGCGCATCGTGGACGTCGAGAACCACTTCGGCGTGACGTCGGAGGAGTACAAGTTCTTCCGCAGCTACTTCGGCAAGTACACCGAGGGTCAGACGTATATCGGGCACCTTGTCTTCCCGTACGATGACACCCCGACGTCAATCTGTCGGTTCAAGCTACGCGAGCCTGCCAAGCCTTGTGTCAGTCAAGCCTGGGTCGAGGACTCCTACGAAGCCGAGATGGACGGGTTCCACGGGTTCTACGGCCTGCGCTACTACCGCACGTACCTCAGCTCCGAAGACCACGGCATGGACGGTCCCGACAAAGGCTTCGTCGGGCACCTCTCCGAGGGAGAGTTCGACGCGCTCTGTTCGATCGCACAACAGATCCGGCGTCAGTCGGATGACTTCATCGCACTCGGTCTCAGCGGCAGCGGTGCCCAAGGCGTCGATCGCCTTCTGATGATGGGCATCAGCCGTGCGTGGATCGTCCCTGACCGTGACGGCGGCGGCGACAAGCTGGTCGCACGTCTCCTGGATCAGACGAAGACGAAGGCCCTCGCCTTCCGCGTTTTCACCTGGCCCGAGGAGTACGTCGATTGGCGTGACCCGACGCGTCCTGACGTCTGGATCAAAGACCCCGACGACGCCATCCGAGAAATCGGGTATCCGCGGTGGGTTCGGTACATCACCAACGAGAAGATGTACGAGTCCACCGATGTGTGGTGCTACGACCAATTCTCTGCGGAGATTGCCAAGAGCGGAACGACTGACGTTTCAACCATCAGCCAAGCGGCCAAGCGCTGGGGCCTCTATCTCAAAGACGAACATGTCTGCAATGCGTTCTGTGTTGCGGTAGCAAAAGACCACAACCTAGACGCGGTCATTCTTCGACACGACATCCTGGTCAAGAACGACAACGAGGAAGAGTTCATCAAACGCCTGCATACAGCATTGCTGGACCGCTACCATCCGGTAGGCATCCAGAACGGCGAAGGACGTAAGCGTATCTTGTCACTCTGGAACAAGGCGAGCCGGACAACCGACACCGTCGTCTTGAACGACGAGCGCAGCGCGGAGACGCTTGTCTCGCGTCAGTACGGCCCGATCTACGACTTCATCAAGGACACTGTGGGAGATCCGCCGTTCATCGTGGGCGACGACCCCGAGGCGTCCCAGTTCAACATCTCGATGAAGTCCAAGAAGTACCGTGAGTACTTGAACTTCGCGTTTCTCATGATGGCAAAGGGGTTACCTTCGATGGACCACGCACCGATCAAGAGCCAGGGCATTCACATGATCGAGTCTACGGAGACGCGCATGCGCTCGTACCTCGTGAACGGACGTGACGTGTACTGCCTCACGCACGACGGTGCGAACTTCACCGCGACACCCCTCGACGGACCGCGTCACGAAGGCGTGATCTTCGACAACTCGGGAGCCGCCTGGATCGAGACCGTCGTAGACGCGAAGGACCTGACCACGCCGGTTGACCTGGTCGACCTGTTCGTGCGGGTCAAGGACATGATCGAGACGGGGTGGGCCTTCCGCTATCAGCAACTCGACTGCACGTTCCTGGCGGCCTACGTGATGTGCTTGGCCATGATGAACGTCTTCACACGTCAGACCGCGGTCATCCTCAACGCCGAACACGAGTCCGGCAAGAGCAAGTTCACCGCGGGCTTCGTAGGCGGCGGAAGCTCGTCACGCATCAACATCGTGGCGCACGCGATCACGATGCAGGGCTACACGGCCGCGTCTATCCGCCAGCAACGCAACAACTCGAGCCTCACCCTGTGTCTCGAGGAGTTCGAGGACTACGGCGGCAACGACGCGAAGTCCATCGCGGTGCGCAAGGTGCTCGAGTTGTGTCGTGACTTGATCTCGGAGACCGCCGTCAACTGGTCCATCGGGACCACGACCGGCGAGAGCCGGACCTACCACCTACGCTTCCCGTTGGTGGCCTGTGCGATTCGACCGCTGCGTGACGCCGCGTCGCTGTCGCGCTTCGTGCAGTTCGAGCTGGTCAAGGACGCAAGCCACAAGGACCCCGTCCTGGCGCTCGCAGGCAAGTTCGGCGACCACCTGATCAGCAAGACCCGTCACGACATGGTGGTGGGCTTGCTTCCGTACATGCTGCGGCTGCGCCAACACCAGGCAGCGATCGAGCAAGAGTACGTGACAGGCAACAAGCTGCCCGCCCATGCGTCTTCGCGCTTCCGTGAAGCCATGTTCCCTGAGATGGCCATGCTCAAGCTGCTCGATGAACTGGCCAAGGAGCGCGGCGGTTCCAACCCCATCCCGAACTACCAGACGTTCGCGTACGACTTCGCGGAGTCCCGGCGGGAACAACTCGCGCGGCTCAAGACGACGTCGGAGAACGAGCAGATCTTCGAGACCATCCTGGGCTCGGCGATCCAAACGGCAACCGTCGGAACGCAGGACCAGATGTCCGGCATGACGACCATCCGCGTCATGCTTGGCGACTTGAACAAGCTGGACGACATCAACAAGACGAAGAAGGGCGTCTACCTCGACGTCAAGCAGGAGTGGTTGGTCGTGAACTGGGTCGAGGCCTCGCAGGGGCTTTTGGCGCAGACGCGGTACCGCACCGAGACGCCGACGTTCCTCAAGCAGGTGTCGGAGCGTTCGCCGCATCACATCGGCAACGATGAAGTGAAGCGTGCGCGGGTGCTCGAGCGCCTCGTCGACGTGATGGGCCCCTGTCAACCCATCGACCTGATCTCCGTGTTCTCGATCAAGCACTTGCTGGACGCGACACGGGCCCGTTATGCCGAAGGAAACGCTAAGGCACCAGCCCCTGGCGATCCCGAGATCAAGGTGGACGAAGACAAGCCGCAGATCATCGGGAGCGGAACGGACGACGACGACATCATCGTGTAGGATATGTTTATGTCGCCAACATCGGAGGACTTGTAGTGGCTGCCAAGAAAGACAAGCCTCCGGCGATCTCCGTGGACGATCCGTCCCTGAGCCTGGAGGGTGAATCGAAACAGAAACCGTTCCCCTGCCGGGGCTGCGACCTGTTCGACAAGGCGTGTGTGAAGGGTCAGGGTTGGCGTGGCAGCGTGGACATCATGTTCGTGTCCGAGTCCCCGTCGTCCTGGTCCACCAACAACCAGCAGGTGTTCTACGGGCGCGGTGGACGCATCATCCGTACTCTCTGGAAGGAGTTGAAGGAGCTGGACAAGCGCACGGGCGGAAACCTGCGCATGGAGTTCCTGACCAAATGGGACACGTACGCCGTCAAGTGTCAGGTCGAAGACGGGCGTGACCAGAGCGCGACTGCGAGTGCCGCGACCATCAAACGCTGCTCGGACTATCTCCGCCGTGAGTTGAAGGACCACAAGCCGAAGATCGTCGTGGCGTTCGGAGCGACCGCTCTCAAGGCTCTCGGGTATCGCGACAACGCGTTCATGGAATCGCGCGGGCGGCTTCTCAACATCGAAATCGACGGCGTTGCGTACAAGGTCCTTCCAACCTTTTCGACTAAGCACCTGGTCTCCAAGACGGGCCTTTACAACCTGTTCTACGCGGACGTTGTACGCGCCATCCGCATCGCGGGTGGTGTTGATGAAGCGGGGACCAACGCTACGATCGAGGAGATCACCAAGGACTATCGGATTCCGCAAACGGTTGCGGAGGTCAAAGAGGTCTGTGACACGATTATTGACCATGTAGTCACAGGTGCCAAGACCGCCGCGCAGTGTGCCATCGCGGTGGATACTGAGACCAACACCGTCAACCCGCATCGCAAGGATGCGAAGGTTCTGTGTGTCTCGTTCGCATGGGACACTGGGTGCGCGACTGCAATCCCATTGTTCCATCGGGAATCTCCGTGGAGTCCCGAAGAGCTTGAAGAGGTCATCGGACATGTCAAGCGCGTGCTCGAGTGTCCCAAGCCCAAGGTCTTCCACAACGCCAAGTTCGACCTCAAGTTCCTCGAGCTGCGACACGGCTGGCGCGTCAACAACGTCGCCTGGGACTCGATGCTTGGGGAGCACTTGCTCCGCGAGGACATGACAGGCTCGTATGGCCTCAAGACGTTGGGGCGCAGCTACTTCCCGATGTTCAGCAACTACGCTGACAAGGTGCAGGAGTTGGCCGAACAGCTCACCCCGGAAGAGGAGGGGGTGCGCACGGTTCTCGTCAAGGCGCGCAAGGGCAAGCCGAAGAAGGGCATCGCGGGCATCGAAGACGGCCTGACGATGGAGATGAGCAAGAAGGAACTCGAGGCCTACTTGTTCGGGACCAAGAAGGACCGCAAGAAGCAGGTCTTCGATGAAGGCTACGAGCGCGTGGCCCTCGATACGCTGCTCATCTACGCCGCTGTCGACACGGACCTGACGCGCCGTCTTCTGCGTCATCAGTTCGTGCGTATGCAACAAGAAGGCTTCCAGCAGCACGCGCGTGCGCTCATGGCCTCGCACTGTGTTCCAGCGTCGCGTGTGCTTGGGAGCATGGAGTTCACGGGCTTCCGTGTCGACCGGCCGTACATCGAGAAGCTCGAGATCGACCTGAGCAAGATCGTCGATGAGAAGAAGAAGATCCTCGCCGAGATGTGGGATCCCGAAAAGGGGACCGAGTTCAATCCCAACTCGACGGCAGACATCGCATACATCCTCTACAACAAGGGGGTGCCTCAGCCAGACGGCACACGTGTCGCCTACGACAACGACTGGCTCGAGCGAAACAAGAAGTCGAACAAGTACAAGACCGACAAGAAGATGCTCAAGGCGCTCGTCGAGCGCATGAAATGTCCGTTCTCCAAGACGCTGCTCGAGTATCGGTCGGCACACAAAGCGCTGACCGGGTTCGTCCACGACATCAAGATGTTGTCGGAGTACGACGGCTATCTGCACACCAGCTTCCACCTGCACGGCACATCGACGGGGCGACTGTCCTCCTCGAACGTCAACATGCAGAACCAGCCGAAGAAGCTGGCCGGCGTCAACATCAAGAAAATCTTCATCCCGGATGACCCCGAGGAAGAGCTGATCTTCAACGTGGACTGGAAAGGTGCGGAGATTCGCGTGTTCACGGCGTACGCGCCTGACCCGCAGTTGATCAAGGCGCTGAACGACGGGCTCGATGTCCACAGCTGGTTCACGCAGGAGATCTTCGGCATCCCGTACGAGGAGGTCGAGGCACAGAAGGACATTAGCGACGAGATGGGCAAGACACGCACGACCGTGAAGCGTGTCGTGTTCGGCATTCTCTATGGTGCGATGGCGAAGAAGATCGCCGAAACAGCCGGCATCTCGGAAGAGGCTGCGCAGAACGTCATCGACAAGCTGTTCAACCGCTTCCCGTCCTTGCGCGACTACATGGACGAAGTGGTGTCGCAGATCCACTCGAAGGGCTTCGTCGAGACGTTGTTCGGACGCCGCCGTCGGTTCCCGCTTCAGACGGTCAACGGCTTCTTCCGGGGGCAGGCCGAACGTCGTGGCAAGAACATGAAGATCCAGTCGACGTCGTCGGATATCGTCGTGGCGCAGCTGATCGAGATCTTCGAGAACATCGGCCAGCTGGGCGGCCGTTGCTGCATCACGGTGCACGACTCGATCGTCGGCACCATCAAGAAGAAGTACCTCCCCCAGGCGCAGGCATTCTTCGACTACTACTGCGTGGAGCGTGTCAGTCAGAAGTTCCCCTGGCTGCCCGTCGCGTTCGCACACGACGTGAGCGTCGGTCCGAGCTACGGCGAAACGATCGCCCTGTCCGACTACATCACCCGGAACCCTCAGAAGGTGATGACGCCCGACGAGGAGTTCCTGGTCGAACTGGACGAGGAATCCCTCAACGATCTGCGTGAAGACGACGAGGAGCGCAAGGAGCGCGAGGCGATCGCCGAGATTGCAGAGGTCGCGTCGTGATGTGGCTCATCGCATTCCTGGTGGTGGTGCTCCTCCGGATCCCGCCTGGGGTGTGTCAGGTATCGATCGACCTGGAGGTCACGTGCGGCGGAGACGGCTGGACGTGTGGTCACGAAAAAGATCTCCAGGACCGTCTTCCGCGCGCCGTCGTGCTTGCTAAATAAACCTACCTTTCTGGTATAAGATTTCGCAGAGGACCATCAATGCCGCCACGCCCCGCCATGAAGGACTGCAACCTCTTCTTCTTCGACTGTGAGACCGGAGGGCTCAACCCCGCCGTCGCTGACATGGTCGAGGTGGCCTGTATCGTGACGGACCCGTCAGGACAACATGTCCTGAACGAGTACTCCGCCAAGGTCATCCCGAAGAAGCCCGTCGACCCTGGGGCGGCACGCATCAACGGCTACACCACCGAGAAGTGGGCATCGGAGGCCATCGACCTCGACATCGCCATGGTGAAGATGTTGGGCTTGGGGCGCGACTCGGTGTTCGTCGCGCACAACACGCCGTTCGACTGGTCCTTCTTCGAGATGGCGATGGCGCAACGCAGCCAACGCTGGAACGGCGACTACCACAAGATCGACACGGTCGCGCTCGCGACGCCACTGCTCAAGGCAGGTCACGTTCCGAACCTCAAGCTCGTGACGCTGTCAGCGCACTTCGGCATCGAGCACGAAGCGCACCGCGCGATGGGAGACGCTCGCGCGTGTCGCGAGGTCTACCTGAAGCTGATGGAGATGTACGTCTCCGTGTTTCCGACCGTACACTGACGGCTTCTCGCGGATCGTTCAATGGCAGGACAACGGCCTTTGACGCCGTTTATGAAGGTTCGAGTCCTTCTCCGCGAACCGGGCTCGTAGCTCAGCTGGGAGAGCGCTAGCTTTGCAAGCTAGATGTCAGGGGTTCGATCCCCCTCGAGTCCACCCTCACAAGAACTTGTAGTTCTGCGTCAGGATGATCCACGCGAACCAGCCGAACAGCTGTGCATGCAGGCAGTCATCGGGCATCGTCGGAGAGTGGCGCCACACCTTGCGTCCTTGCATCGTGACTTCCTCGTAGACGTTGAGGATGTCGTTGATGGCAGGCTGGGCCTGTTTCAGCATCGGGTAGATCAGCTGCTTGTGCAGGAGCTGCCGTGCGAAGTTGTCGATCATCGTGGTGCGGTCGGCGTTGTAGACCATGCCGTTCGGGTTCCACTCGTAGGGCTTGGACAGCGCCATGTATCGAATGGAGGTGACGCGGTGGTCGCCGAGCTTCGCGCGCAAGAACGAGTTGCCGATGGCGCCTTCGCCGGCGTCGCCCACCACCATCTGGACTGCCCAGGCGTTGCACAGCTCGACGATCTCCTCGACCCACCCGATCGCGTGGCCGTTGGGGAAGATCTTGTAGAAGAGCGTCTTGAGCCGTCCATCGGCTTGCTGGCCCCAGATGTGGAGCACCGTGCGCGACTTGAACATGCCCTCGCTGCCCTTGATCTCAGCGCCACCGCCAGACCAGTCGACGCCGGCAACCGTGCGCACGATGCCTTCCTTCGACAACGGCAGCGGCAGACGTGTCATCTCGTGCTTCTCATCACAGAGCGCCTCGAGGATCTCCTTGGTCAAGAGACGCACGCCTGTCGACGTGCTGACGCCGATGCACTCGTTCAGGAAGCGCGACTCGCCGTAGAGGGGCGAGTCCATCTTGTAGAGCAGCTTGTTCCAGCGTTCGATTGCGGCTTCGTACCCTGACGTTCCGGGCTGCCAGGACGCAGGTACGTTGACAGGCATGATGGCCTGCGAGATGTGAAAACCTTTGATGCCGGCCGCCTTGTCCTTGGACATGTCGACCCACTGACCCTTACGCGGATCGAGGTACGTACCACAGCCAATACAGACAGGGCCCAGCTTGCCCAACCCCTTCACGCTATCGATGAACGTCCACTTGTTGCATGCTTTGCAGCGCATGCACCATTCGGTCTGTGATGACTGGGACCACAAGAATTCGATGGTGTTCTCCATCGTCTTGGGCGTTCCAGCGTAGGCCGAATACTGATAGCTCGAGTTGGCCATACATTCCTCGATGACGGGAATGACCGACTCGTAGAGAATGTCTTGCACCTCGTCGAAATTGCAACGATCAGCGGAGTACCCGCGTGCGCGATCAGGGTCATCGAGCGCATACGTGAACGCCATCTCGGACCCGTTCCTGAACATTCGCAGGAGCACGTTGTCAATGGAGTTCGCGTTGACGAAACCCTTCCGAAGGTCTGGGCTGTAGGCGAGAATCTTGGCGACGCGGGTGTGCGAGAACTTACGAGTCTGTTCCTGCGTCGGCGAGACGTAGTAGGACTTGAAGTTCGGGGTCGCGACGGCCTCCGCGATCATGAAGGCGGCGAGCGTGGTCGACTTGGTGACCTGTCGTCCCGTCTTCAAGAGCAGGCGCGGGTACTTGCC